CCTTGTACCCCTTGCACTCCTTTTTCTCCTTGCACTCCTTGCACTCCTTTTGCTCCCTGTCCTCCTATTGCTCCTTGCGTTCCTATTGCTCCTTGCGCTCCTAGTACTCCTTGTACCCCTTGTGCACCAGTGCTACCAGTATTTCCTTGTACCCCTTGCACTCCTTTTTCTCCTTGCACTCCTTGCACTCCTTGCGCTCCTAATGCTCCTTGGTCTCCTTTTGCTCCTTGCACTCCTTGGTCTCCTTGGTCTCCTTGCACTCCTTGCACTCCATTACTACCTTGTGTTCCTTGTGCACCTTGTGCACCTTGTGCTCCTTGAGGTCTAATAGTTTCTATATTATTTAATGTATACTCAAGTGTGTGTCCTTCATATCTCCAAAATGAAATTACCGGAATAAAATTAATTGGTTGAAAAAATGTTAAATATCCTGATGTACCATCATATACCCATGGGTATGTGGTGTCATCAGATGAATGTAAATTACCAGCAATGTCATGTACATTTACCATATAACTAGAATAGTTAGGGTCATAATTGCTTGGAATACCTAAAGTTAATAAATTATTGCTTTCATCTACATTATTTGCATCTGTACCTATATATCTGTACGCAAGGTTAGCAGTTGTAGCAATCAACCTAACCTTTTCATAGAAAACAATATAGGGGTAACTTGAATCAACATATTTATATCCATATATTCCATTCGAATCGCCTAGAGGTGTTTTTGTAATGGTTGAACCTAATTGAATATTAGATGTAGTTGTAATAAATGGGGCTCTTTTAGGAATAGTTTCACTCCATACATTTTTTGAAATAATTTTTAATGCAGATGACCCTGATTGTTCAGATAATGCTGTCAACTTTATAGAAGTAAATGGCACTTGTTGATATTTTTTAAATAACATATTATCTATATCTGCTCCTGAAGGATTCCCATTCGGCCAAGACATATATATATATATTATAACTAAAATATACTTATACTCCTTCTCTAAAGCTATGGAGTATTGCTCATCTACATTTTCCTTGACAATATAAACAGCAAACTTCGAGTCGCCTCACCGCTGCATAGTATCTACATTTTCTGATCGTATTCTGAAACGTAAATCGGGAGTATCCTCCATTATGGTAGAATACTTCTATTCGCAAAGCGAAAAGAAGTGTTCTTAAACTCCGGAAGCGGTAAGAGATTTATTAAGTTACCGAATTTAACTAAATGATGCTTTTATAGATTTAAACCCTACACTACACTCCATAGGTAATCCAATTCTACAATATAAATAAAAAGAACCGGGACCTGATGATGTAGTGGTTGATGGAGCAGATGAAATCAATGAATATACTTTTAATGTACCTGCCGTAGAATTATCATTTAATAATGCAGTATTATCTCCATTTATTTGCCCATTATAAGCGGGATCACTTATGACTGCTGCGCTGGTTGGCGTAAGTCCAGAGCCTGGGAAGGCATTTATCCAAACAGAAGTCTGGTTTCCTTGACTGGGGGCCTTCTTAGTAGGATCTCCATTTTGTATTCTATATTGCATGGTAAACAATCCATTTGATGATCCTATTGTGGGTATAGTATCTACATTGTTAATAGTTCCAGAAACACCATCTATAATAATACCATCTATAGTAAATGCAACTTTAGAATATTGCAAAGGGGCTGCAGTAGTTCCAGGAGGAAGTATCCATGCAAATGTGGCATATCTATAACCAGTAGTTCTATTTTCAATACTACTATAATCAATACCAGTATTTTGTGTATATATGCTAGGATTTTGATATGAAGCCAATGTATAATTCAAATAACCTGTTGTTACGCTAGCTTTTTGAGTTGCATAAATTCCATTACATAGTTGCAAATCTCTATTACCACTCACAGATAACAACTCAGTATTAGGATAAGCTGTATTAATTAAACTTACTCCTGAAGAACCAATGGTAGTAGTCGAAGGATATGTTACATCCGAAACACCTGTCTCTACTCGACACCCGACTAATGGAGTAAATGGGATACTGGCACTAGTAGCAACGTTTGTTATCGACAATGGGTCCCATATTCCATTAAAAGATATACTTGCAGGGGGTGTCCCTGTTGGAGAGCCTGTTCCTAAACAATTAATATAATTAGTAATAGCCACATAAAATGAAGTACTCCACGCAGTAGTACTAGGATTATAAATTATTTTGCCGCTAGTGTTGGTACCTATATTGGAAAAAATTGTGGGATTAGCAAAATATCCATTGGTTGTCGTAGCACTTGCATTATCTATAGTAGTTTCCTTCACACTAATACTATTATTGCTATAAGTTATAATACCACTACTACCACTATAATAAAAATATTTACCTAGAGCATTATTAATAAAAGTAGTAGTAGTAGATACTCCTACTGAACCAGTGCAAACATTTACTCCACAAATTTGTATTGTTGGTGATATTGTTGGGTTAATATTTCTTAAAACAGCAGTAAAAGCTACATCTGTCCAAACCGGTGCAGCATTTGTACAGGGCGATAGATCGTAGTAAAAAGAATATGGATTGTATGTATATGTATTGTTTATGTATGATGACCCAAACCCAGAAACATTACCATACTGCGTAACAACTAGATTCACTGTTGTTAGTGAGTTTGCATTACCGGATGTATCAAATAATTTAGTAGTGCCTTCATTATACTTTAAGGTAATAGTACCACCAGTACCTGTTTCTAAATAAAATCCACTAGTAGACGTTGCAGAAATATAAGAATCTACCGCTGTTCCTGGAGTAAATACTACACTACCATTAGTTGATGTTGTTGATGTTGGTTGCGTTGAACCGAATCCCTTATAAGATACACTTGTAGTATCGCTACCTCTGCCAGTAATGCTGCATGCAATATTTAATAAATCATTAGTAGTATCCTTTACTCCTCTAGTATAAATATTATTAATGCCAAAATTAGAGATACTACCCACCATATTAGCGGTTGGTGCTCCAAAAAACACATTACCACTAGCAGCAGCTTTAGTAGATACGATTGATACATTAGAAGTAGAATTTGGTGTATTAGTGAATGATAATGATAGTTGTGTTAAAGGCCATGTAGTTTTTGGGGTCAAGTATGGTGATATGAAGGTATAAGAAGCCGATGGCACACTCAATCCCACTAGCCCACTCGTACCTGAATTTGTAGTATTATTATTACTAGAAGAATTACCTACTTGTAGTATTAATGAATAACTTGTATCAGGATATAAAGTGTACGTAGTAGGAGTAGGAATAACATTAGTAGATATATCGGATGTTACTGATGGAAGACCTCCGTTGTAACGTATACTATTAGTCGCATCCGAAGTCCATTTAAAATACCATTTAGCAAGTGGAAATGCGTTGTTTTCTGCACCTAGAGTATTATCTGTATATGTTGGAAGAGTTCCCTGTGTAAATTTAGTTGTCGGGGCGGCAGTGGTATAGGTAGATAGACCGGATGTAGTAGGTGGACCTGGTTGCGTTGGATAACCAGGTGTTATAAATATATCAAATCCTTTTTTTTGTATATTAGCACTAATGTCAGTATTATAATTAGTATACCACACAGATACAAAATTTGTGGATGTAGATCCCGCAGGGTCAAGCAATGCAAATGAAGGATCATAAACTACCAAAGCTCTTCTTAACGTGCCAGGGACGTCGTTTGGAAATTGAACATTTGATGGATCTGATATTGCAGGGGTCTGAGCAACATTAGTTAACACTATTCCTGTTACACAATTAGTATTTGGTACTTTTGGCGAGCTTGTTAAGTAAGGTATCATTGTTGTATTTTTTGATAAAATTGGTTTAGTTACAGGTGAAATTGTGGCAGAAATCTTTGCTGTCCATTCTGCATTAATTTCAGTTATAAGAGGAGCATTTATCTGAATAGCCCCGAGGGATATTTGTACTGGTTTATCCCATGGAATAAAAATTTGACTAGCCGTCCTCGCACAGGTTTGAGGTTGAAATGATACATCAAGTGGAGGATTTACTATATATTTGTAAAACAATGGGTCAGATTCTACACTTACACCTGATCCAGATCCTGATCCAGATCCAGATCCAGCAGCAGCAGCAGCAATAGCTGTCTCTAAACTCGACAATTTTGTCTCGAGTGTACTTCCTTCATATCTCCAAAATGTGATACATGGTTCCCAACCCGCTGTATTAAGGGTAGAACCATTCACGCCATTAGTAGATGTAAATGTCAAATAACCTGATGTTGGATCATAAGTCCACGGATAATCACCAGCCGCGTCTTTCAACACAGATGGAAGTAGTGTAGGACTTGATGTGGCCGTATTTGCATAAACATAAACATTATAACCACTTAACACTGGATCATAATTGCTAGGAATACCTGGTTGCAATATGTTTGTGCTCCCAACAGTATTTGGAATGTTGTTGGTTGAGCCTTCAGTGCGTGTATTCGCATATCTATATGCAACATAAGCAGTTGTTGATGATAAAGAGACATATTCATAATAAGCTACATATGGACAAGATGAATGAACATATTTACTTCCATAAAGTCCAATGGCGTTAAATTTACCAGTAATAGTTCTACCTTGTCCTCCAAGTAATGTTTTAGTAATCGGTGAACTAGTATTGGTATAAATATAAGTATTAGACGACCCGTCGTAAATATTAATTCTTTCGCCACTAGAATCTAGTTGGTTACCAGCATTCCATACAAGTAATGCTGGATTAAATGGAGTAGTGGCAGGTACTTTTTGCGCCCATACATTTTTTGAAGGAATTTGTAGAGCAGATGATCCTTCTGCCTCGCCCCCAGCAGCTAAAAGAGACGACGTAAAAGCTGTCTGTTTAAATTTTTTTAACAACATATCGTCTATAATGTTCTGTTTTTCGTCAACAGTTAAAGCGACCATTATATAATATTTTTTATATTATATTTTTTACAATAAATATAATTATAATCCTTTACTAAAGTTCCGGAGTATAATCAAAAAAATTATATTCCTTCACTAAAGCTATGGAATATAATCGGAAAACGGATATGAGCAAAACTGCTGGTCACTTCATGGCCATCCGTTTTCCTCCATAATCCTTCATACCTTTAACTAAATGATACTATTATAGTTTTAAAACCTATTTTACTTGACATAGGTAATCCAATTCTACAATATAAATAAAAAGAACCGACTCCTGATGATGTAGTGGTTGTTGGAGCAGATGAAATTAATGAATATACTTTTAGTGTATTTGATTCATAACTATTAGGTATAGCGGTGTCATCACCATTTATCTTTCCATTATAAATGGGATTAACTATGACTGGTGCTGTTGCTATTGTGTTTGTTGTTGGTCCAGGGAAAGCGTTTATCCAAACAGAAGTCTTGTTTGATTGACTTGGAGCCTTCTTATCAGGATCGCCATTTTGTATTCTATATTGCATGGTAAACTCTGCATTTGATGATCCTATTGTGGGTATAGTATCTATATTGCTAATAGAATCTCCAACAAGACCATCTATAGTAAATGCAACCTTAGAATATTGAAGAGGAGCAGCTTTAGTTCCTGGTGGAAGTATCCATGCAAATGTGACATACCTATAATGAGTATTTTGAATACTACTATAATCAGGATTAGACGGCGCATTATAGATACTAGGATTTACATACGAAGAATCCGTATAATTCAAATAACCTGTTCCTACGCTACCCAATTTAGTTGCATAAATTCCATTAGATAGTTGCAAATCTATATTACTACTATCAGATAACAAAGCATTATTAGGATAAGGTGTTATAATTAAATTTACTCCTGAACTACCAATGGTAGTAGCCCAATGACATGTTGCATCCGAAACACCTGTCTCTACTCGACAACCATTTTTTGATCCAGTGACAGGGACGACAGGGATTGCTGATGAATCTTGTAAAGCATTTATCGATAAGGGATCCCATATTCCATTAAAAGTTACTTTTTTGGAGGAGGGTGCTATCTCTGTTGGACTTTTTCCTAAACAATTAATATAGTTAGTAATACCAACATAAAATGAATTGCTCCACGTATTACTACTAGGATTATACGATATATAACCACTAGTGGAAGCGTTACTCGTATTAAATGTAGTAGTCTCAGAAAAATGACCAGTAGCTGGGTTTATCGCAGGAGATACATTAGCCAAAGATGTTTCGTAAACATTAGCACCATTATTGCTATAAGTTATAATATTACCACTATTATAAAAATATCTTCCTAGAGCATAATTAATAAAGGTAGTAGTAGTATTTACTCCTACCGCACCAGACAAAACATATACCCCACAAATTTGTCTTGCTGCTGTTATTGATGGGTTACTACTCCTTAAAACAGCAGTAAAAGATACATCTGTCCAAACCGGTAAAGCATTAATACAGGGAGAAGGATCGTAGTAAAAAGAGTATGGAGAGTATGATATATCTGTATGTGTAGTATTTAGTACATTATTTCTTCGAATATACGCTAATTTAATCGTATTTAATTGGTTTGATGCTGAAAATAATGCCGTCGAGTTTGTGTGTAAAGTGATAATATTATTTGATGTCTCTAAATAAAACCCTTGATATTGTGATAAAGAATCCGCATATGAATCTACTGGTAGAGCATCTGTCTCAATAGTACAAATACCTTGTCCTGTTGTTGCCGTTGGCATAATAGCAGGAAACCCTTTGTATGATATGCTTACACTATCAATAGGAGTAGGATCCCCTGATTTAGTTATAGTACAAGAAATATCTAATAAGGTTGTTCCGTTGGATATTAGATTACCTCTGGTACCAAGTGTGTGTATTGGAGATATAAAATGGTCACTCTTGACATCACCGGATTGATCTGTAAATACTACATTTGATTTAAGATTTTGTCTATTTGTATCGGTTACTAAATATGATGATTTAAACGATTGTGTCAATGTTGGAAATTTTAGCTCTGAACATAGTGCTCTTACTTGTAAACTCTGAGAATAGAATGAAAAGGCGCCTGATATAGAGCTATAACTGGCATCAGGTGATGAATTATTACTAACCTGTTCGTATAACATATATGATATATCTGGATATAAATAATGAATAGTTTGAGATTGATTATTTCCACTGATATTTTTTAATGTATCTGCTACAGGTCCTCCATATCTAATGGTAGAACCATTAGACACATACGTATATTTATACTTTTCTATTTGATATGTAGATGTATATGTAGCAAGTTTATCTATCCACGGACTATTAGTATTAGTATAGGGCGTTGTATTAATTACATTTACAGAAATGTCAACATTTTTTGTGTTTAATGATAAAGTAGTATATGAAAAGGATGCATCAGTAGACATACTTGGTACACCCGCTGCACTAAACCCATCAATTGTTTGTACACAATCATTGTCATACCCAGAATAATTGCTATAAAATGCAGTTATACTGCCAGATGCATTAGCTCCTGAGAATAGGTGTAATAATGGTTCATAATAAATATAACAACGTCTGCTAGTATCTTCATTAGGAAAGAGCATCCATGTCACCCCGTTTGATTCAGACGGCACATTTGTTAGAATTATACCTGTTATATATGTTTGTGGTTGATTTGAAGTGCTAGGAGGTCCTTTAATATAGTCTGATCCCGAACCACGTAATATTATATTTGTAGATATATCGTGTATGGTATAATAAGCTGTAAATGAGTTAATATACGGCAAATATGTATCTCCTATTATAATTTGTTCAGGATATGTCCAAGGTATATAAATATATCTTGAAGTGCTGGTCGGCGTACCAAATGATATATCTGGAGGCGGGCCCGCACCAATCGGAGAAACCGCACCATTTGAAGCAATAGTAATAGATTTATTTTCGTGTTGAATAATATTAAATCCAGAATTGCTATCAAATAACAATGTATCAACGTGATCATATTTTGATGTAGATGAGTTCCTAGCTACACCAATATTTAATCCAGAACTTATAATAATACTCGATACATCAGTAGGCTCTATTTGAAATGTTTTTTCATTAAAATATATATTGCTTAAACCTTTATAAGCGGTTGATCCGGTTGTACCAAAAGTAATTGGTGTTCCACCAACGCCTGGGGTTATACAACATGTATTATTTTGCGATCTTTTTTTAAATAAAGATACACCTCTATTTCTATATTTTGAATTCATAGTTTATTATATAATATCGAAAGAATTTATTCTAACTATCTAAACTCCTTCGTTTTCCTACAGCAACTACACGAAAACTTAGATACTCTCTTCGTCACTTCATAGTGTATGCATTTTCCTTATCTAACTCCACCTAATCCAATATTTACACTGGTGTTAGCTTTAGGTTTGACATTTATTTGTTGTGCATATTCCGCTGCATATGCATTAATATGACTATCTGGAGACAATGTCGTTTGTCTACGTAAATGCGGTTGCGGTGGTCGCAAATTTCGTTGTTGATATGGGTTATGTTGCTCTTGTAATAGATGTGATTGTATTACTCTCTGTTGATTATGTTGATTATGTTGTTGATATTGTGGTCGATGCTGCTGCTGCTGCTGTACATGTGCATTATTTTGCGCTGCCATATTTTTCAACATTTCTCTCTTTTCTAATGCGGTTGGTATATATGGTATATTTGTCCATCCATTATTTTTCACATTGTTGACATTCACATATTTCGTCTGTTGTCTATCTGGGTGTGATATTTTTCGAGTCGGTTCTCTCAAATCATATTCATGATATTTATCTAATTCATATCTCACTAACGTCATAAAACTGGTTACATTTACATAAAAGGTGTTTTTATTATCAGTTACATAGACATTATCATCAGGACATAATGAAGTTGCATCTATAGTATAATTCAAAGAATGAATGGTTGCAATACCATCTTGTCCAATATCATTTTTTAGTCGTTGGGTATCTCTGCTAGATACTAATCGAGAGACTCCATCGAATAATTGAAGTATTTCAGGACTACCAATTGGATAAAATACACTGCGGTCTATTTGTATGTTATTATTTTCACACCTACTTTGTAGTGCACTATCCTCCATTCCCCATCCCCAAAAATTGGGATATCCGTTTGTTTTTTCAAAATCCCCTCCTTTTATAACGACTATCCCCCCTAAAGATGTATCGAACCCGTAATAATGTTTTACTACCCCGGGCGTAGTTTTATAATCAAATATTTTATGAAATGGTAAGGTATCCACATCATTGAATATAAATGTAATATTTTTATAGTCGTTTGGATATTTTGATTTCATTGCTAAAAAGCCTATATTTTTTATGGCACCTCTATTAAAAGGCCTTGAATCTGTTTGATGTACAAAATATATTTCATAGTCATCTTGTCCCTCTAATATAAATTTCATTTGATTACAGAAAAAAAATTTATGATGAACACGATCTCTATAAGGAACGATGAACACCCGTGCTGGAATTTTAGTGGGTTGCGTTTGCGTTAGTGGTTGTAGTTGCGACATTCTATTTACTTCCTTTATTTTATTTTTACAAATTGAACTATTCCTTTATACGTTATCCTTATTGCTTTATTTTTTTGCTCCTAAGCCGAATATTTCTTCAAAATAACTGCCGGAATCAAATCATCCTTCAGCTTTTCTATTTTTTTGAAGCATTTGTTAATTGTTACCTCGCTAATCTCACTTATATTTTTAACATCTCTCTTGCTAATATTCAATTTACATATTTGTGCTATAAAATATACTACTCCCGCTGCAATTGAGTGTGGAGTATTCTCCGGCATTAATTCCGTTTTTTCTATTTTCATAGCTATAAATTGACATACACGAGTAAGTTCACTATTAATATTCAATTTACTACAATATCGCTCAATAAAAGCCTCCGGTTTCGTTTTACAAAATGACGTCTTATCTGCATTCACCATATCTTTCTCTAAATTATTAACTATCGATAAAGCATTTTTGCATCCTTTTGTAGCACTAGTAACATCTAAATGAAATATAGTCGCGATTTCCTTCGCTGTTCTGGGGTAATTATTTATTCTACATGAAATATAAATAGATGCTGCTAAAATACCATCTCGATTATCTCCTCGAAATGTCAGTTCGTATTCCGATATTTTCTTATGATATCGGACTGCATCATCTATAATAAGTTTTGGCATTCCCGCATTTTGTGACATGAGAGTGATTCGCTGAAATTCATCATATTGGGATTTCTCTTTGTATGGCATAGATTGCCATTCGGTGTATCGTCTAATCTTTCTCATCTCATATGACGTAGAACCAATACATAATACTTTACAACCAAAAGAAGATTCCTTTAATAGCGGATTTATAGGCATTCCACATCTAGTTGGGTCACTATTCTGGTTATCATCCGCCCCATAATAGCGCCATTCGGCTGATTGATCCACTATATCCTTGTATATGATTCCACAAGTATTATTTGTACATGTTAAGAAACCCTCGTCTGAAAATGCTAATGATGCTGCACATTGGTCACATTTTTCCCTATTACCACAAGCCCTATATATACATTCTAAAGGGATTTTCGGTTTGTCACATATTTCTGAATCAAATACACTCCATAATTCCGTTTTATTTGTTAATTTATCTTTTCGTTTTTTACTTTGTTCTTTACTCATTTATACTATCCTTCTCATATAAATAATGGGTTTTTAATTCAATTTTTTATATATATAAATGGTATATGGGGAATAGTATATCAACGGCATCGACGAAATCAAATAATAATGTAGCTGCTGGTCTTCCTAAAGATCTGCCATTGGGTGAAACGCTTGATTATATAGCTACACATTACATATTAACTATGGATTTTCAGAGTTTAAGAAAACTATATGAAAAACAATATTGTGAAAAAATGGTTGTTCTCACTTCGAACATTATTAATAAATATTTTACTGATTTAGAGCTTAGTCATTTAGCTCATAGGATTGAAAATGGATCGGGGATGGGTGATAATGGAGCTCCTGAAAATATTATTTTTTTCAAAAAAACGGATATAGAACATTTGAATATTCCTGATATTCATAAAAAAGAGGCGGTTTGTAATAAAATTGCGAAATTTTATATTAAAATTGCTCATCTATTTTCTGCAATTGTCACTACCATTAATCCTGAATATGTTTACAAAGACATGTTTGGTAATGTTATTAAACAAAATTTATATGAAAAGGATAACATCCCTAAATGGGCGAAAGTGGAAGTATTGAAGCTCAATTTATGTGATAACCGAATTAATGCATTGAAAGGGGAAACACCTGCGAGTATGATGAAAAATGTGGAGGCTGAATTAACGACACCTGGTATGACGTGGGGTGGCGATGGCTCTGATCCCGCTACTGCTACTCCTGCAGAAAAACCTATCGGGGAACCCGATGAACCCAATGAATTATCTGATTCAAATAAAGATGAAATTATAAAAATTCAACCAGATGTTTGTTCTATCAACCTTAAAAAAGATGGAACCTTGAAAACATTAGAAGAAGAGCCCGGAATTCCTGAACTAATGGATTTATATTATGATGACGAATACGACTACAAAACAGGTAAATTCAAGGGCATGTCTAATACAACCAAGGAAAAATTTCATTCGGATTTGAAAAGATTCTATTCCGAATTTTCAGGAAATATTGAAATGCCTGATACCATTACCAAATTTAGTGATATTAAATTACGGGACTATAGCAAACAACCCATTTGTGATAAAAAATTTGTAGATCAAAAGAATAGTTTCAGTGGAACTTATAATGATACACTTTTAGCTGATTATGCTAACAATTTGAAACAAATGATTAAATCGGTGAATAAGAAACAACAGCAATTATTAACCATCATAAATAGGCTTTTTGTTTATGTCGTTGATCCCGAAACCAAGGTAGAGTTGATAAAAGTCAATCCTGAACTCACAGATATCTCGCTTCAATCCATCGTAGAAGAGACGAGAAATATTATTATTGAATTGTATTTAAAATGTGAGGCTGATTTCGTGGAAGGAGTTAAATTGTATGAGGCTATTGTGGAGGCGCAAATATTTGTTACTACACAGAATCAGATTGAATCTTTAAAAAGGGCTGCAGAAGTCTTGTATAATCCATTAGTGGAGGAAAAGTAATTCTACTGCGAGCCACGATGGCGGTAGAATATGGTGTTTGTTTGTTTTCATATCATTTACCCAATGATATAAAATATCTGTCTATGCAATCCAGCACTAGCAATATAATTACTTAGTAATTATACGCTTAAGCACGGGCACGTTGCATTTGACGTTGGAGACTGCGGGTGCGTTGAGCAGAGCGTTGCACCGCGCGTTGAGCAGAGCGTTGAGCAGAGCGGGTGCGAGCCATTTGTCTCTTAAGAGAGCGGGTTCTTGACTGAGTTCGGGAGCGACGTGCTGATCTAGATCGTTTTGCCATTTATATATATACCAAACAAAAAAAATATTTTTTTAATAGAAAATTCCTAAATATTTTATATGGTTGGTTGTATTTTTGGTTGTATTTTTGGTTGTATTTTTGTTTGTATTTTTATTTGTATTTTTATTTGTATTTTTGTTCGAATAGATTTTTACCAAATAGTATTTGTTGAATGCCAATACATTTTATCTCCTTTTTTAACATTGTATAAACTCCTAAATAATTCCAAACGAGATAATGGAACATTGCATCTATATTTATCCAACGGATGGGGATTTGTCTTAAGTTGCGCGGATAACGCCTCTCTATAAATATGTTGTCGCTCTTGAACCGCATAATATACAAAAAAAGCTTGAAATGATAATGAACGAATGGGTACGATATCCTCATTTTTATCTTGAAAATCTCTTAAATATTCCTCGCATATTGCTAAACCAGAAATATCTGCCATGTCTTCTCCCACTCCGATAGATGCATCGAATTTAATACCATCATATGCTGCATACTCCTCATATTGCTTAACTATGTCGTTAATAATACTCTGATATTTCTTTCTATCTTCTGGAGTCCACCAATCATGCAAATCTCCCTTATAATCATACTGACTTCCTAAATCATCTAAACAATGGGACATTTCGTGACCCAATGTAAAGCCTAAATGAGCTAAATTATATTCAATTCCTCTTTCATCCATGTCGATAAAAGGTTTCTGTAAATAGGCCAACGGAATATAGATGGAATTAGATGTTGGAGTGTAAAATGCATTCACTATATATGATTGTTGACCGACTAATTTGAATGATTGCCAGTCAACATATGGTATGTCAATAACATCTTCTCCTTCTAAACTTATATATTTGCTATTACGCCACCATGATATTTTTTGCATGTTTCCCCAGGCATCATCTGACTGATAATCTAATAAAGGATCCTCTCTCATTTTTTTCGGGTAGCCAATATCCAGTTTCAAATGTTCCAATTTTTGCAAGGCATATTTTTTTGTTTTGGGGCTCAACCATGTATTTCTTTTAATGATTCGTTTGTATACTTTTATTAAATCATATCCCATTCTTTCCACATAATTGACAAGATTTTCGTTAAAATTATGCTTTGTGTATTCTTCGGTTAAAAATGTGTTAAATGTAATAGATAGGCCAAATATAGGGTATATATCTGACGGAAACATTTCTTTTTGACCTGCTAAAAATTTACCAAAAAAATCGAAATAAATGTGTCTGGCATCTTTATCAAATCGAGCCATTTGTCTTAAATATATAAAATTCCAATAAGCCTGCCATTTTGGTGTTTTCCAGTTAACTTTTAATAACTCACAAATACATTTTAAGTAATTCAAACTATCACATATGAAAAAATCAGGGGCCTTTTTATATCCTAAAAATGTGGCAAATGTTGACCAATTGAATCCATATTTTGCTTCCGCTTCTTCCGACTTTACAACATTATATCCATTTTCCGCATCATTTGCAATGGTATAACAATTCATTGCCTCTAATATATCACATTCTACATCAAAAACATCTTGTGGTTTAAATCCGTGATCCTTTCCATAAAATGATTGAAATATTCTATTTATAAATCTGAAATACTCTTTTTTTACCTTATTTTTATAACTTATATATGATTTCGTTTCAGATGGGTCTTTTGTTTTGCTATACATTTTGTAATCATATAACGATAACTGAGGTATCGCAATATTATTTCGGAATTTTGTAGAATCTTTTTCATCAGGTATCACTTTCCAATATATAGGTGATGCCCAGCATACTACTTCTTGGTGATTAATATGAGCTAAAAACTCCCAAAGATTATCATTATGTATATATAGTTGTATTGATTCTCTCATAATATTTGCATGACGATTTATAGATGACGAATTTAAATATAATAAAGAATGGTATACATTACTAATAGCCGTTGCCTTTTTTGATTTGTCTGTTTTGATATATTCCTTTACTATATCTATTAGTTGAATATACACTTCGTCTTGTTTTAACCTAAAGTCGTCAATCTGAGAGAAATATTTTTTACTTTTTGAATACTTTTCTGAACTTTTACTTGTCTCCATTAACCATCTGTAATTAATGTATGTATAGTAATCATCTTGAGCGGTTATTTTTGATGGAGTAAACGGAGTTTTAAATAGTTTTACTAAAGCCGTTTCGATATTTGCGTTTGCTTTATCTAAATTATATATTTGGGAATTTTCATATTCGTCTTCAAAACTATTGAATGCTAAACGTGATGTCTGATTGCATTTTTTTGTTTTGTTTTGTTTTGGTTTTGTTTTTTTTGTTTTATTTTGTTTTGTCGTATCCGTCATATACTATATAAATATTATATCATTTCATTTTTTTGTGTTTTTTTTGGAATCTTCAAATGTTGGAGCATGTTCCTCACTATCTTTGCCTTTTGATCTTTATCGGGGGGATAATGTAATATGTTTGATTTTAGCTCACCTCCAAATATGCATCCATTCATATTGCTATAAAATAGTCCTTTCTTATCGGTTTCATTCCAATCTGGGTTAGCATCTCTCCATAAGGTGATTGCTTTCCTGCATTTGTTTTCTATTGTTACTGATATTCTATTCATTTTTACATGATCTTCGTCTTTCTTCCATTCTCCATCTTCTTTGTACATGATCGACTCTCTCTTCTCGTCCGTTACCCAAATTGGTTTCTCGAATTTTCCTAGTCTCGCTAGATTCTTGGCGAAGATCCTGGAAATGCCTGCCACATACCCGTGTTTTCCTATGTATTCTATGTCTTCCAAATCTACGTTGATAAAATTCATGAAATCTTTTACATTCATCGCACCCTTGCATGTATCATTCAAAAAGAAATTCAAATTAAATTGATTGTTTTGATTGTTTTGAGTATTGATGTTGGTCGTGTTGCCCACTTTTTCCACCAATTCTGCCATGATCTTGCTTTGTTCTAATATTATTTGTTTAAATTCTTGTGTGTCTTTCATAAAAGCAAATATTAAATTCATATCCATGTTCGGAATTGCATTTTCTATATCCGTCATTTTTAATGTGGTTCCTTCTTTCTCTTTTTCTTTTAGCTGTTTTATTGAAGCGGATTCTTCTTCTATTTCTTCTATTTCTTCTGTTAATGAATTTAATATAGAACATTTTTTTTTGTGCGTAAATAAACTTTGACGATGTTTATATGATTTTCCACAAGTACATGTACATATTTGAAGATTTTCTGTAACATTTTCTGTAATATTTGTAAGTTTGTTATGCAGTATTATATGTTTAGCCGACAAATTATGTCTATCGTATTGACTTTTGCGAGACGTAGTATAGTCACATATTTTACAACAATAATTCGAAGAACTTTTGGAACTTAGATTGTCAGTCATTGTAAGTATATATTATACTGACATAAAAAGTTCCTAAATCATTTTTTAATTTTATTTTTTTCAAAAAATTTCTCTTATGCTAACAAAATGAAAAAGCATGAAAATTTTATGCTCTCCCTTATTTTTTTTTCATTTTTCCAAGACTTTTCTAAGAATTCTAAAATTGGACATTTATATTTGTCCATTTTTGAAACTCTGGAATACTTTTGGACTTTTTATTTGCAGAATTATATAATAAATGGACAAAGTAACTTAAAGAACGATCAAAGGAATTTATCTTCCAATTTATTCATTAAATCCTCGTCGTAAATCAAATTACCCTGTGGTTTATACGAATTAATGGGAGTGAATTTCTTATTCTGCAGCGATTGATTTTTGGAGAGATTCAATGAGCCGTTTGGATCCTTTAATTTGAACATCATTTCATCGAGATTTCGGGGGGTGTTATTACCATTTTCTATTTTTAATTGATCGCCGTCTTCTTGCGATATTTGTTTTCCATACTCGTCGATTACTATGCCTGTTTTCTTTTTCAATTCTGTTCTTACATAAGAGGGAACCCAGTGTGCCCATGCAATGAGCAACGTATTCGGGTGAATATATTTGACGTTGAATCCATTCTCTTTTAATTTATCCAATAAATAGGCAATGCATAAGCCATTGTCGTATTTCGGTACGCCGATAATAACTTCGGGTACAACAAACCAACAATATTGCTCATCAATCTTTTGTCTCGCGGTTGTTTTGATCCTCACATGAATCCTATTTAAAATTTTGTTATAGAGCGCTAATTTGCTTAAATCATATTGCTTCTTTTTTTCGTATAAATCATCGATATTCAGCTTTTCACTGAAGTCTGTGACATTTTCTAATGTAAAAATATTAGCCATTTATATGGTTTATAGAAAAAAACTAATTAAAACAATTGTATTATTATTAAGTAATTGACTATGACTATAAAATATTTGGTGCTATCTGGAGGTGGACCTAATGCAATTAAAGGATTGGGAGCATTACAACATTTAGAGCAAAATGCATATTGGAATATTACAGATGTGGAAAAAATTTACGGCACATCCGCTGGAGCTATTATAGCCGTTTTATTGGCTTTGAAATTTGATTGGGCTGCTATTTCCGACTATATTATAAAACGACCATGGCATGAAGCTTACCCGTTTCAGATTAATCAATTTTTTGTGGCGTATACCAAAAAAGGATTGTATGATAGCGACGTATTTGTCACCTTTTTCAAACCATTTTTTAAAGCCCGTGATATTTCAATGAACATTACCATGCAAGAGTTTTATGAATATTCTAAAATAGAATTGCATTTTTTTACACTCGAAATCAATCAATTCGTCGTGGAAGATATATCATACAAGACACATCCGGAGTTATCTTTATTACATGCTATACATATGTCTAGTGCGCTACCCATTATAATATCACCCGTGTGTCTAGGAGACAAATGTTATATGGATGGCGGCGTCACCACAAATTACCCACTGAGTTATTGTTTAGAGCAGAATCCTGACGTGAATGAAATACTTGGGTTCAGAAATCAATATGAACGCCCTGAAAATAATATAGTCGACAATGAATCAACCATATTAGATTATATTATCAATTTCGTTAACAAATTGATCTTTAATGTCGACACGGAAGGGAGACAAATTAGTATCCCACATGAAGTCATTTATAAAACGGCTTCGATGAGCCTATCTTTTATTAAATCGGCTATATCTTCTCAAATAATTAGACAGGAATTGTTTGATAACGGAATTAAAGCAGCAGAAGAATTTCTATTGGCTCGCAGTATTATGTCAGCTGAACTCCTTCGTTTGCCTTCGCGCTGCGCAGTAACTACGGAGTTCAATCACTCACCCATTTCATTGTGACACACTGCGCAGTGTCTACGGCTCGCAGCAAATTAGCATTAGAAGTAGAAGCAGAAGTGACTGCAGCATTACTCTAAACAGCAGTATTCAAAAATTGAATCAATGTCGCCTTTGTAGGTTTGGCATCATATGATATAACTTGTCCGTCCTTCAACAATTTAATAGTAGGAAATCCTTCAATATGATATTGATCCATCATCCTATCAACATCAGGTGATTCATTTGTGCAATTTACATCAGTAAATATTACCTTTCTACCATTAATAGTTTTTCCATCATATTCTGATACCAATTGTTCCCATTCCGGTTTTGCCGTTTTGCAATGCGGACACCAATCTGTAGAGAAAAACAACAATTCCACATCTTGTCCCGACGACGAGCTCATACCATCCTTAATAATGTGTTCGCTGTTTGGTTTGTATGCAGTATCAAACATAGAAGAAAGTTGGTTTTTAAACATGTAGTACATAATGACGATGATAATAACTATGACGAGCGCAATGGCTACATAAGTGTATGATATTCCCGACGCCATATTTTTCATTCTACCTATCATTCCATCTCCCGCTCCTCCAGTATTAGTTAAAGATGATGGTGTAAAACGAACTGGTTTATTCATATTCATATTATATATATTTGATAAGAATAAATTAGTATATAGTAAACGAAATAAAGATTGTATAGCAATAAATATAGTAGCGATGTTATTTAGAAAACATGATGGAACTTTAGTGGAGATTAATAAATGTGATTATGCAAATGATGTTATTTATTACAAAAAAATAATGGAAGTCACTATCGGTAAATTTACCGATATCAATGACACCAATGCCGAACCCAATTATACTGCTAAAGATAGTTACTCTACACAAGCCATTCATAAACTCCTTTGTTTGCATTAGTCGAAATTTCTAAATATCAAACTAGCTCTCAATTGTGTTGTATCATCAGTTGGAATAGAATGTAGCCAATAATTGTTTGTAGGATAATTGATTATGCAGAGGTCACCTTTATCTAGCACAATATCGATTGCCTCAAACCCACTACGTTCAAATCTCATAATGCGCGTTTCTCCTAGTGAAATACTCGATATTTTTGAACCCGCATTCATTTCTTTATCTCTGTGTGGTTTTATTCCAACTTGACCGGAATTATAAATTTGTAAAGCACAAGTATTATACTTCTGCTCGGTGGTTTCAGCTATTTTATTTCGAAGTTCTTTGAATTCGGAATTCCAAGGATATACTGGTTTTTTTATAATTTGACCTCTATACGTGATTACGTATTCATTTCGGTCTCCATATATTGCTCCATTCCGTTTTTTTGAAGGTTGTCCTGCTTTAGTTACTAATGCGTGTTTAATATGCTTTGGGTCTGATAAAACAATATGTAACAGCGCATCAGATTCAGTGTCTTCCAAATATTTTTTATGTATAACTATGTCTATTTTATATGAAATATTATAATATTGTTCAATCATTTTAAGGGTGCATATCTGTTAAAGTATTCAAATTATTTCAATTTTTTATAATAAGTAATTTGGGAAATATATATTTCTTCAAATATAATAGCATGACTAAAACCAAAACCAAAACGCGTAAAAATAAAACAAACCCCCTCACTAAAGTTCGGAAGTTTAGTCGCTCACCTACAACATCTAGAAAAACAAAAAAAATATACACAAAGAAAGAGTATAATTCTGGTGACGGCATGTTAACATCAGTATGGGGGAGCCCTATGTGGCATTATTTACACACAATGAGTTTTAATTATCCTGTCCACCCCACTACAGAAGATAAGCAACACTATCGTAATTTTGTACATAGTTTAAAATATGTGTTACCTTGCAAATATTGTCGCATAAATTTGAAAACTAATTTTAAACAACTACCCCTTACTATGGCAGATATGAAAGATCGCGATTCATTTTCCCGATATATTTATAACTTACATGAGTTGGTAAACAAAATGCTTCATAAGAAATCTAATTTGACCTTTTGTGATGTGAGAGAAAGATATGAACATTTCCGTTCAAGGTGTACGGATAGCGACAAACCTAAATTGTTCACGTTTTCCAAATTAGGTAAAACACGTAAGAATTCATCATCTAAAAAAGAAAAGGGATGTACAGAACCGCTATATGGTAAGAAGTCAAAATGTGTGATTAATATTGTTCCACAAGAAGAAAAAGTGGATACCTTTAACATTGATAAAAAGTGTGTGAAAAGTAGGTAATAAATTATTTCTCGTAATAAATGTTTTCCTCTACTATACCCCAGTATAAGGTATTATTTTTTGATGATTCACTGCTACTGCTACTGCTACTGGTAATTTATTATCAGTGTCCTCTTTATCCTTCTCTATATCTGCTACATTTATTTCTACAATAAAATGTTCTGCATTTAGGGGATGCAACGGAGCCATTGCACAGCAAGGCGTAGTTGCAGACCCAGAATCATCCGTTGGATTATTTTCATCAAGCATACATGATGAAAATAAATAACTCAGTATAATGGTTACATCATGTACTATACATTCGCTGAATGATTTTAGTATATATAATATACAAATTATTCCTCCAAGTAATGTCATAAATGCAACCACTACAGAAAGTATACCTATACCTAATATAGCAGCAAATATACATAATACATTTTTTGTACATTTTTTATAATCTATTGTCATACTCATCCAGTCACGTTTTCGAATATAATCAGAAAACTGCTCTTCGCTCCCGCACTGCGGTGTAGATTGGGTTTCCTCCATTTTATTTTATTTTATAGTATAGTAAGTATATTTGATTACTATACAATAATTGGTAAAATTGCAATTCAATTTTTTATGCAACTACACGTTCGAACTTCTTACATTCCAAATGTGCTGAACGAATTTAGTATAGGGGTAGGAAGATATTGATTGGTGGCGCTGTAATTAGGTACCAATTTGCAATTATAATTTGGTTCAGGGCAGCGGCCACAAGGTTTACATGCAGGGCATTTTTCTTTACGGGGACATGCACCGCTTTGTGGGCACGCAGGACACACCGGAGGAACTATTTCTGATTTCAATATATAAAGGTCTTCTTGTCCAGGGGCGATCATACTTTTGGAGATGCCTTGGGGCATAGAACTATCATATGCTCCATCTTCATTAGCACTACTACTACTGCTACTGCCTCCATTGGCAGTCAAACTAGGGTCGTTGTAATAATTTTTTTTGTAATTATTTGTGTAGTCTGTAGTAGGGGTAGTTGTAGTAGCACTACCACTAGTAGTAGCTGCAGGACTATCTGCCGCAGCACTAGCAACAGATTGGTCGTTGTACATGTAACTATTTGTGGCGGTATAAATAGTAGATGTTCCATTAGGCAATGTTATCTCTATCGCATATTGTCCATTGGTGCTGGCATATACACTGGCACTTCCACCATTGGGTCCGTAAAAGGTTTTATTGGATACGTTAGCCATGATAGAATTTGTTGTTGGGCTAGCGCTGGCACTAGCGCTAGCACCTGTATCCGCACCTTGAACCATATAAGTGGTCGTTTTACCATTGCTATCTGTAAGCGTAATGGCATATTGTCCGTTTGCATTCACCAATTTTGCAGTTCCTCCGTTAGGTCCATAAAATGTGGTAGGGTGTGCACTGCCGCTATAATGGTCATAATTGTCATATGAATTTGCTACATTGTTAGCTGCACTGGTTCCACTGCTAGCAGTAACACCGATATTGGGTTCAGTAGCGGTTGTGGAAGATGATGATGTAAACCCTTCAGAATAGTATCTTCCTAAAAAAGAACACAAAATAAGTCCTAATAATAAAATTATAAAAAGAAAAATGGCCTTATTGCTCATTGTCATAGTATGTATAATTTATATAGTGAAAATAATTAAAAATATAAAATTGATTTCAAATAAATCTAAATAGAATATTCAACATACAATTACACAGAAATGTCACAACATAATAGCGATAGCGAAGTAATAGATTCTATGGTAACGACCCAAGCAACGACTTCCACAACTACTCCCATAACAACCGCGAAAAAGACTAGAGTAAAACAGCAACCATTGCAGCATTACTACTGCGCGGACCCAGACATTATTGAAATCGGTGTAGATGAAGTCGGAAGAGGTCCTTTGTTTGGAAGAGTATATACCGCGGCGGTTATTTTACCTAAAGATGATAGTTTTGATCATTCCAAAATGAAAGATAGTAAAAAATTCCATTCTAAAAATAAAATTCAAGAAGTGGCGGAATATATAAAAGCAAATGCGATATCGTGGTCTGTTACTTACGAAAGTGAAACTACTATTGATTCGATTAATATATTACAAGCCACGCAATTATCCATGCATAATGCATGTTTAACTATTATTAAGGGAGCGCCACTTATAGACCATAATAAAGTCAAATTGTTAGTAGATGGTAATTATTTTAAACCACTCACTATTTATAATTCTACAAAAAAAATGATAGAACAAGTCGATTACGTATGTGTGGAAGGAGGAGATAATAAATATTCCGCCATTGCGGCAGCGTCTATTATTGCAAAAGTAGCTAGAGATGCATATATTGAAGAATTATGTTTAGAAAACCCCCATTTAATTGAACATTATAGCATTGATAGCAATAAAGGGTACGGCGCAAAAAAACACATTGATGGTATTAAAGAGCATGGTATCACCATTTGGCATAGACGTAGTTTTGGTATTTGTAAAGAATTTGTTTAGATAAGTTTGTTTATTGAAATAAAAATTGAAATCTTTTAAATGATTTATCATATTGTAAAACTAATTAGAGCAATAATAATATAATACATTATAAAGAAAATAACAAAATGAGAATTTTAATATTTGACACCGAGACAACGGGTTTGCCACAGGGTAGAAAGCCATCCATAATGGATTCGGCATTGTGGCCACATATAGTGCAATTGAGTTATATAGTGTATGATACTGAGTTGTCTCAAGTAATTTGTATAACTGACGACATCATCGATATTCCTGAAAATGTAGTCATTAGTGATTTTTGTGTAGCCTTGCATGGAATTACAAATGTAATATCAAAAACAAAGGGGATACCTATTAGTGCAGCAATCCAACCATTTCTTCAAGAGTTTGAAAAAGCTGAATTAGTCATTGCTCATAATATGGAGTTCGATTTGAATATGCTGGCAGCTGAGTTAGTACGATTAAAAACATCGGTGCAAAATAGTAAGATAGAAAGCAAACGTTGGTATGATAAAATTGGTATGCTGCTCGATTCTACTAAATTGTATTGCACAATGCAATCAAGTTTAGAGTTATGTAATATTAAAGCAGTGTATAAAACTACAAAAAAGGAGTATGTGAAATTTCCATCTCTTTCAGAATTACATACGCATTTATTTGGATATATTCCCGCAAATTTGCATAATTCATTACATGACAGCGTCGTTTGTTTAAGGTGTTTTTATAAAATGAAATTTGATAAAGACATTCGTGATGAAAATAGTGTATTGGCGGAAATGATCGACAAGTTGAAGGAGAGTGATTGAATTCCGAAGGAATATATTGTATATATTGTTTACGCTTTTGCATACATGTCTAATTTTGTATATATTTTTTGTTTGGCTTCTTCGGCGTAATCTGTTTGTTCTTTAACATATGCATGTGCTATGAAAATAACAAACTCCAACAAATGTTTATATTTATCTTTCGGAACCTCTTTTTCGAAAAGGTTGTCATCGATTACATGTGCAAATTTGTAAAAAGTGTCAGTCTCATCTACATAATATCCATTTTTTTTTCTTAAATAAAGTATAGTAGTCACTAATTTTGAAAATAGTGGCTGTTCTGCATCAGGTTTATGTAAATATTCAGATAAAAATTTATATTTAATTCCGTAAGATATTTTAGGTGTTTTAGTGGCGGTGGCTTCCATAATGGGGTATATATCATATTATAAAAATATTTATATTGTTATAATATATATTTTATGTTTGCCCTCAGGAAAACTGGATTGTTGGAAAAACGAGCTGCTGCTGATGCATCTGCAATAGCAGATGCCAACGATACAGATTATCAAAAAAAATTACAAGAGCTTGCTAAAGAATCTGCTGAAAAAAAAGAAGATTATGATCGTAGACAAGCCGAATTGCAAGGGAATGCTATGATAGTTCAAGATAGTAATGCGTTTGCAACTGGTGGCAAAAGAAAGATGAGAAGGTCCAAGAAATCGAGAAAATCAAAGAAATATAAGCGATCTAAGCTATCTAGAAAATCAAAGAAATCTAGAAAGCTCCTTCACTAACGTTACGGAGCTTAATCCAAAAAACTTCGGCTAACGCCTACGTTTTCCTACAAAATAAGAAAATAAATATTATGATTTGATAAAAAAATTGAAATGCTTTTTATCAAATATACGAATGCATCAAGTTATCAAAATGTCACAGATGAATCTCAACAATATGTCCAAAATAAATGAATTGCGCAATAGAAAAATTATCACTAATAAGAGTGATATAGTAGAGTCCACTTGGTTAAATAACCACCCCTCTTTAGGTAAATCTGATGAGGTCGTTTGGGCTTATGGAAAGGTAATGAATGATTTCAAATATGTCCGTATAAACCCAGTTGATATCATAAATCAACGATATTTACAGAATATAGATATTGATTATATTTTAGATAAAAATTATGACATCGACTACATTTCCAATCCATCGTCTCTAGAATTAGATGAGAATACGGAAGAGGAAGAGGAAGAGGAAGAGGAAGAGGAATTAGATGGTGAAAATATAGACGAGAAGGAATTAGATGAGGAGGATTACGATTATGAGGATTATGGTGAGGAAGATTATGATGATGAAGACTTGGCGGTATGGCACAAAAGAGTTTGTCATATTACAGAAGATATATTGCAAGAATTTGACGATGAACATGAACTTCCTGTAGAGTTACTTCGTGATTCAGACAGATATGCAGATGCGGAAGAATCAGGGTTTTTCGGGGACATGACGGAAGATGGTACTATCATGTATGGCAGCAATTATGATGGCGGATATGACTCGTACTAAATTAGATTTACACTTTTAGAAAAACAGAAAAAAACAGAAAAAATTAGAAAAAATAAAAACAACAACAAAATGTATAATCCTTCGCCTATGTCTACGGATTATAATCAGGAAACATCGGCTTGCAAGCAAGCCTACGTTTCCTTCCACATTTGTTTTTTTATAATCTTTTGTCCTTTTTTGTAGCTATATAAAAATTGATTTGTTTTTTATCCAATATATAAATAGCACAAATTGTTACACCATATAATTAATTATCGTTTTCCCTCAAAATGTCATACGAACCTTGTTCCATGATAGCCGCCACCCGAATGATAGAAATTACACCCGACACACTATCGGATAAAAAACAACTATTAGAGAATTTTGTTGATATAACATGCAAGTATCAATCTCCAGAAGCCACACGGAGAGATTACAACTGGACAAAACTACAACAGATTCTTGAAAATAATTTTAACCCTCAACACGTAGGACAAGAGTTATCTTACAAACTAAACGATATATACACCTTTGGACATTTAAAATGGGACAAAATTCCATTATAATATAATATTATTTTATTGTATTATGAAGCATAAAGGTTATGATTATAAAATATCTGCGGTCAATTATTATTTGAAAAATAAGGACAATATTAGAAAAACCTGTAAAATATTTGATTGTAATAAATCAACATTACAGAGATGGATACAAATATACAAAACTAATAAAAATCTTACAAGAAAAAATAGAAAACCGATATCATATAAGATAAATAAAGAACAAGTAAAATCCGCAGTAAATATGATTGATAAGAACGAACAACTTACGATGGATGAACTTTTATTTGATATGAAACTTAAATATAAAGATTTTGATATTACCAGACGCCATTTAGGTAGAGTTATTAGAGCAAACAACCGAACCAGAAAACGAACTCGTCATCAACATTTTCCAAAAGAACGCCGAAAGCAACTTACCGATAAAAATAAAGAAATGGAAGCATTCTATACCGAAGTTCATAAATATCCACTCGATAAGATTATTTGTTTGGACGAAACCAGTATTGGTTCTCATTTGAAACCATCATATAGTAGATGTTTTATAGGTAAGCGTTGCGTAATCAAAACTAATAATAATTTTGTATTTCGTAGTTTTACTTTGTTAGTTGCTATCAATAATTCAAAATGCGTAGGAAAAATATTTTACGAAAAAGGTGGAACAACCAAAGAACGAATGGTAGAATTTATAGAAACGCAAATATCACCTAAATATAAAGACAATCTCATCATATTAGATAATGCGGGTAGTCATAATAATGATATGGTAAAAGAAGCAATACTAAAAAGCGGTAATCAATATTTATTTACCATCCCATATAGTCCAGTCACAAACGCAGTAGAAATGTATTTTAACCAAATAAAAACACATACCAAAAAGAATAGAGATGTATACACATTTGATGGGTTAGAAAAGAACGTAGATAAAGCAATTGATAAAGTAAAAACAGAAAACTATAAAAACTATTTTCAGTATGCGTATGGAATAAAAGAAGATACGACCTACAAACGAAAACCATCAACCCGTAAATGTAAGTTAAAAAAATATAAATCATAATTATTTAAAAATATACATATTTAATATGTTAGATATGAATACAGAAGATATATTGATTGAAAATGAAAAACTCAAAGCAGAAAATATAGAATTAAAACATCAATTAGAAACATATTCTAAACCACAAAGGTCATATTACGAGCGAAATAAAGAATTTGTTAACCAAAAAGCAAAAGACCGAATGAAAAAAATATCACAAGAAAATCCAGATAAGTTAAAGGAAATAAACCGAAAAGCATATTTAAAACGAAAAGAAAAATTATCGGTCAATCAAAATGAAAATATTTAGGAAAATCCATTTTTATAAAAAAATGAAAATATTTAGGAATAATTAATTTTTTTATAAAGAACTTAAAAATATTTTCTTTATGTAATGTATAGGATGGAAAATCCAAAGGATAAACCGCCTGAGTTTTTCAAATCCACCAAAACCTCGCTAAAAAGCATACTAAAACACCCTGAAATAAACACAACAAAAATTAATGATGTTGTTATCAAGGCGCATAAAATCGTTATTCATACTTTACAATTTCTAAAATTATACATGCTTCATCATTACGAAACAAATAATCATATATTACCAGACATTGATAAGGTATTGATTTTGAATGTTATGAAAGTTGTTTGTGGGGAAAAGCATACCAACACTGGAAAACCACCCAAGAAAGAAACGATTGAACTAAAAGACAAACTTACTGCTTTCTATACAGAACATTACAAACCATATACGCAACCAGAACAATTAGATTATGAATATATGAGTAATGTTCTTTCCTACTTATGTGAAGACATTATGACTATGTATGAAAATAACATTCAATTACATTACGTGGATTATGTGGAACGTTTTGTAAATGTTGTTTGGGGGAAGAAGATGCTTGTTGAGAAGATACGAAAAATATTTCCTACCAAAAAAGAAAAGGAAGCACGGATTAGACATTTGGAAAAGGAACTGCGAAAAATAAAGAATGATTTGCTAAATGTTGATAATAGTGTTGCTTATACAGCACAGCCACATTATCATAAATGGATTACCCAACAAAAGAAGCATATACTTCCCAACAAGGATAAGTTCCAAAAACAAAGCATATATTATGATTTGAAATGTAAACCAATTGATTATTTTCCTTGTATGATTGCGATGATGAAACAAGTAGAAAATGAACTGGAAACTATCAGTAATGTTTTTCCTTTGCGAAGTAGCATTGCTCCTGGTTATATTCGGTTAGATACGATTACATTGGTAAATATGCTGTTACGAAAAGAACAAGGAAAGAAAAGTGATTACAGCAATCAAGGCAATACAAAGAAGCACGAAGATAAAATATGGAATTTCTTTTTCCGCACGGAAAAGAAGGTGTTTCGCAAGACGGGATATTCGTTCCATCATATGATTTCTACGGATGGTGTTGGAGTAAGCATATTATTTATACGAGATGATTTAGTAGGTAAAAGATTACCCAGCACTAAAAAAGGTATATCACGTGAATTGTATATTGATGAACTGAATGATTATTCTGGTTTACAAGACAAGAAGATTGTTGGAATTGACCCTGGTAAGGAAGATTTGATATATTGCGTGGACGATGCTTCCAAAGATGCGAATGTATTTCGTTATTCACAAAATCAACGAAGAAAGGAAACCAAAATGAAAAAATACAATAATATAATTTTAGGAATGAAAACAAATAAAATACAAGGAAAAAGTGTGATTGATTATGAAACAGAGTTATCCAATTACAACCGCAAGACGCTTCAATTAGACAAATTCAAGACATACATAAATGAGAAGAACAGAATAAATAATATGTTATTTGGATTTTATGCGAAGCATTTGTTTCGTAAATTGAAATTTGGTAAACATATCAATATCAAACGAAATGAACAGCAGATGATTAGTAATTTTAGGAAGATGTATGGTAATCCAGATGAAGTTGTTATTTGTATAGGTGATTGGGAACAACGCCAACAAATGAAATACAAAGAACCGACATTGGGGATAGGAATACGAAGTTTGCTTCGCAAGAATAAATATAATGTGTATTTGGTAGATGAGTTTAGGACTTCTTGTAAATGCTCCAATTGTGATGGAGGAGCATGTGAGAAGTTTATGGTAAGAGAAAATCCAAGACCAAAACCAAAGAAGAATAAAGAAAATCCAAAGAAAGAAAGAAAATATGATGAAATGCGGTTGGTTCACGGACTACTACGCTGTAAGAGCGGTTGTGGTGAGTGGAATAGAGACCGCAATGGTTCATCAAACATCTACAAGATAGCATACCAAGCAATACATAATTTGGAAAGACCAAGTTATCTATGTAGAGAAATTAAAAGTAATCAAGCAGTTTTACCGAATTGCTATAAACAAAATATACATAAGGTATGAAAAACCTAAACTTTGAGCATATTTTAATGGAATTTTGTCCCATTTTAAATGTCCAAAGGTGTATATGCAAGACGAAGAAAATGATAAGTAATTATATCATAAAAAAAAAATAAAAAAAATGTAGATAATGTTTTATTGTTTTTTACTTCTATACTCCTCCGCTTACGCTACGGAGTATAATCAGAAAACTTCGATTCGCATCGCTCATCTCCGTTTTCCTCCAGATTGCGTTATTTTTTACACTTTCAAAAAAAATTGAATGACTTTTAAATAAATATATTATATGCAGAATTAATAACTGGATATATTTAACTAATTAAAATTTCGACAATGACTTCACAAGCTTTTAGTATGCGCAACGTGTATAAAGAGGGTAGACGCGAATATTACGAGTTAATATCTTATACGGGCAAAAAAATAGATTTCGCAGGACAAGTTCCAGAATATTTTGCAATGAAATATTTCTTCAGAATATTAGGCTGTGCCAATTGTCAAACCTATGGATATTGGGGTGGTTGTTGTATAGGCATGTGTGCGAATTGTGGATTTGAAACTGGTACTCAAAAAGGTTTTCTCAATTATGGTCAAGAATATGAATATAAATCAACTACCCATCTACCGAGTGTGTTTGATGAAGGTCAATATTTGTCTAAAGATTGGGACCTAAAACGAGTAGGTGATAAATCTTTTGTAAATACGATAGGGATTATGGTAGATGAATTGTATGAACATTTACTTTATAGATTTTGTGATGAAAAACAACCAGCTATTATCGGTTTGTGTGACTATTTACGTAGTTTAGACCACGAACCTAGACAAGCTATTTTACGAATTAATGAAATGAGGAATATTCCAGAAGAACTATTGGTTGGTAGGAACTGGGCTGATTTTGATGCGAGCGATGATAATGAGGACGAACTTATAGATGAAACAGACTATTCGTCCCTTCCCGATCTGATACCAGTTTTGACACGAACCGACACCGAATACCACTATGGATTGGAGGAAAACGTAGACACTGCGCAAGTGGCGAAGCGAGTCGAAGTTGTCCGATTATATTCCTTACGCAACGATGGCGCTAGCCGAAGGAATATGGATGATCATGATTCAGAATCAGAGGTAGATTATCGTATGTATCTATCAGATAGAAGGCGCGCTGCATCATTTGACACAGATGATGACGCCGTTTCTAGGGGATGCAACGGAACCATTGCTCAACAACGTGAGCAAGGCGTAGTTGCAGACCCAGAATACGGAACGCAAGTGGAGTATTCTGAAATATCCAATTGTGTTGTTGAAAATGTTGACTTTTCCATGCTAACTCAAGAGCAACAAGAAAAAATAGATAAGGTTATAGATGACGCATGTAAATAAACCATAAATACACAAAATAAAAAATAAACAATAAATAAATAATAAAACTATAAAAATGTACATAATGTTTTATTGTTTTTTATTTTAGTGTATACTCTTTTTATACTTATACATGAAAAATTGAAATACTTTTCATTCACTATCTAATTAGCAGAACTTACGTCATTATAGACGGAAAACCTGTGCCTAGTGTATATGACTTGCATATGAAATATGTAAACCTTTCAACTATTGGTCAACCTGTAGAACCAGTATTGGACGAATCATTAGAATTAGCATGTAATGAACTGCAATGCCAGCTCTTTGAGAAACATGGTTCAAGTGTAGATGAAATAGAAGCCATTGAAGGGTTTATGCGATTTATCAAGAGTTTCAATAATCCTCAAGAAATTTACAAAAAAATAGATAGTGCGCTCCTTATTCCTGATTCCAAGATGTATAACCAGAACTGGGCTGAAAAAGATTGGGAATGGTTTACCGGACAATTGAATCAACGCGATGAAGCAAGCGCATGGACTTTCACCGAGGAAGAACGAGAGTATATTCGGCAATCGCAAAAGAGAGTTAGAGAGCTAGTTGCGAATAGCAATGAAGATTAAAAACAACAAAAACAAACAAAAAATCAAAACTAAGCAGAACACATTTCACATATATCATCTTCTTCATTATCTTGTTTATTATCTTGTCCATTTGTATTTTTTTCAGGTTCGATAGAAAATTGCTGCGCCTGATGTTTTGCCTTTCTGCGCAAATAATAAATGCCCGTTTTTAACCCCTTTTTCCACGCATAAAAGTGCATAGAAGTTAATGTATTATAATTTGGATCTTCCAGCCACAAATTTAAACTTTGACTTTGACATATAAACGCACCTCTGTCAGCGGACATGTCTATTAAATGTTTCATTGGCATTTCCCATACTATTTTATATTTATTTCGAATATGTTCCGGCAAATTTGTTAATTGTTGAATACTACCCTTATTCGCAATAATATTATTCTTTATTTTTTCATTCCAAAGTCCAAGTCCAATAAGTTCCCTCATTAAATATTTATTTGCAACTACAAACTCGCCCGCCAAAGTTCGGCGGCTATAAATATTACTAGTAAGCGGTTCAAAACATTCGTTAAATCCCAGAATTTGTGAGGTGCTTGCAGTAGGCATAGGTGCTAACAGAAGTGAATTACGTAATCCATGATCCTTGATAGAGTCTTTCAATATAGTCCAGTCATAACGCGCACTAGGTTCAACCTGCCACATATCAAATTGAAGAATTCCTTTGGATGCAGGTGAATTTTCAAAAGAACTATATGCTCCCGCATGTTTTAATTCCAAATTCATTATTTCTTGTGCGATCGGAGATATATTTTCTAGTACTAAGTTTTGTCCTAATTCAGACCTTAAGTCTAAGTCTAAATCCAAGTCTATATATTCGTCTGGTTGTTGCGTCTGAATTTTATCCATCACATTTTTTTTGTATATCTGTTTATGAATAGTTAACATAGCACATTTACGCTCTATTGCGATTTCATTACTGCGTTCCAATGCTGCATGATACATCGTCTCAAATATAAGTTTATTTATTTCCCTCGCTTCATCACTATGAAATGCAATATCCATCATGATAAAAGTGTCCGCTAATCCTTGAACCCCTATACCAATAGGTCTATGTAATAAATTACTTCGTCTTGTTTTCGGGGTCGGATAAAAATTAATATCAATAATTCTATTTAAATTATTTGTCACTACCTTGGTAACGCTATGTAGTTTCTCATAATCAAATGTTTTACTGCTATTTTCACCATTAATATTAACACTAACATTAACAAAAGAAGGAAGCGCAATGCTTGCCAAATTACACACCGCTGTTTCTTTATCGTCTGAATATTCTGTAATTTCACAACACAAATTTGAACTTTTAATGGTGCCAAGATTTTTCTGATTTGATTTCATATTTATGGCGTCTTTATACAACATATAGGGCGTTCCTGTTTCCATTTGCGAGTCCAAAATCTTATACCACAAATCACGTGCATTTATTGTATTACGAGCTCTGCCTTCATTTTCATATCGGGTGTATAAATGTGAAAATTCTGCGCCATATACATCGGCCAGCCCCGGGCATTCATTCGGACAAAAAAGAGTCCATTTGCCATTGGATTTTACTCGCTCCATAAATAAATCAGAAATCCATAAGGCATAGAATAAATCACGCGCTCGTAATTCTTCTTCTCCGTGATTCTTTTTTAAATCTAAAAAATCGTTAATATCGGGATGCCACGGCTCCAAGTAGATGGCAAACGACCCATTTCTTTTTCCACTTTGATTGATAAATCGCGCGGTATCATTAAATACTCGTAACATAGGTACTATTCCGGTAGAATGCCCATTTGTACCTTTGATGAATGAATTATTTGCACGAATATTATGAATATGAAGACCAATACCCCCTGCATATTTGGATATACTGGCGCAGTCGTGTAACGTATTATAAATACCATCTAAGCTGTCGTCCTCCATAGCCAACAAAAAACATGACGATAATTGCGCACGAGGGGTGCCCGCGTTAAATAGTGTAGGGGTTGCGTGTGTAAAATATTTTTGCGACATCAAATCATATGTTTCTTTCACTGCGGACATATTATCTCCATGAATGCCAATAGAAACACGCAACCATATATGTTGAGGGCGTTCTACAACTACTTTATTGATTTTTAATAAGTATGAATTTTCCAAGGTTTTAAATCCGAAATAATCAATTAAATAGTCGCGGTTATAATCAATCATTTCTTCTAATTCAACCGCATTTTTGGATATATTTATCCATGTGTCATGGGAAATTAAAGGAGCAGAATACTCCATATTGCCAGTATTATCTGTATGAAAATATAATTGTGACATTACATCATTAAATGATGCTCTCGTATTTTTATGATGATTTGATACAACGATACGTCCTGCCAAAATACTATAATCGGGGTGTTGTGTGGACAAGGATGCGCATTGTTCTGCAGTCAATTCATCAATTTTTGTAGTGGAAATAGTGTCATATAATTGGTCAATCACCTTTATGATTAATGCGGAATAATTAATTTGAATATTGACCTCTTGACCTAATTTTTTAACGCGTCTTAGAATTTTATCAAATGAAATATCTTCTAGTTGCCCATTTCGCTTGGTCACACGCATGTCCTCATTATTTTTATTATCGTCTTTTTTGTCTTCTTTGTTGTTTTCCTTTTTGTCTTCCTTTTTGTCTTCCTTGTTGTTTTCCATTTCTATTATTATATCATGTCTGTCAAATTTTAAACTTGTTTCATAAATATATAATATAGTATAATATTGTAAAACTATATTAAACCTTTGTTATATTATAGCATATCACAACATACTATATCATACATACATGTCGTTCGGAAATATAAATGACATGATTTACAAAACATTTAATGATGCCGTGCGCATTTCAATATTTTCAAAAATAAGTACAAATAATCCAATTATTGACACGATATTGTCAACTACATAAAATCACTGATATATAAAAAAAATGTCATTGTCATTGAAGGGAAAAAATGCATAGGAGTGAATAATTATTCATCTCAAATATCTGTGTCGTCTATTTTTTCCGATCGATTTAAAGCTGCATGGTTTAATATAATTAATAATATAAATAATAATAATAGCATATACGAGATAAAAGAATTTGTGAGTGTATTCAATTTATATGTTGATGGTGAAAAAAACAAAACAAATTCTGATATATTTATAGTATCACAGAAAACACCCTTCTTGTTTTGCAAAGAATTAAATATATATGCTACTACAGACGTAGTATCTGAAGATGTTGACAATACTGAAAAATCAAAATCATCTACTAAAACGGATAAAATAAACATAGTGTTATATTCATATACCACATCACTCGTGGAGATGAAAACATATTTAGATAAAATAACAACCTCATACATTGAAACTATTGAAAAGGCTCGAAATAATAAAAAATATATATATACGCTAACCAAAACTACATATACTGATGACAAATATGAATGTTGGAGCGAACATCCGTTTGAAAGTAGTAGAACTTTTGGCAATATGTTTTTTGAACATAAACAAGATATTATTGACAAGATCACATTTTTTTTGAATAATAGAAAATGGTATTATGATATGGGTATACCATATACACTCGGTATTGGGTTACACGGCCCTCCAGGCACAGGTAAAACCTCGCTAGTGAAATGTTTGGCTAATTTAACAGGAAGACATATCATTTCATTGTCCTTAAAAATAATAAAAACAAAAGGACAACTGATAGACTTCTTTTTTGAAGACAGATATAATTCTAATAATAAAAAAAATAGTATCGGGTTTTCAGATAAAATAGTATTTATTGATGATATTGATTGTATTAGCGACATAGTAAAGAAAAGACTAGATAATAACTCTACCATTCGTCCCACAAATACGTTATCAATGGAAGATGTGTTGAAAACGATCATAGATAGCAACAATGATTCTAATAAAATTATGTCAACCTCAATGAAACATATGGATGAAGAACCTATTACCTTAGATGATATTTTAGATTTATGGGACGGAATTAAAGAGACTCCTGGTAGAATATTATGTATTGCCACCAATCACTGGGATCAATTAGATCCTGCTCTAATAAGACCGGGACGTATTGATATTAGTCTACTATTGAGTAACGCATCACATAATACCATCAGCATTATGTTTCAACAATATTATAATAAACCTATAGACGATGATAAATTAAAAAAAATAACGGAGGGATTTTATTCACCTGCAGAGATTATCAATGTTTATATTATGTACAAAGACGACTCTGATAAATTTATGGAGAGACTCATGATGAATGTTAAAATATGATGACTAATTCGTTCCACAACAATATGTATAATATGTATACTATATATACTATCCATACTAACTATATGATCGATAAATATATCAAAACATTAATTAAAAATTTACCAGAGAATAAGAAAAAGGGAAGGAATGAGCAGGAAGGAGGTGATGTAGTTGACCTCATTTTAGATGGAGGTATTTTTAATGGTAGCTATCTCATAGGTGCTTTGTTATTTTTGAAAGAAATGGAAAATCAACATTTTATCCACGTAGACAAAATTTCGGGCTGCAGTATAGGATCCATCGCGGCTATTTTATACCATCTAAATGCATTACATTTAGCTTCTGAAATTTATGATATATTGCTTGATCACTTCAAGACTCATTTTACATTGAATGTATTTGACGTAGTATTTTCGAAATTGGACGCTATAATACCAGATGATATTTGCAATACTATGACAAATCGTGTTTATATAACGTATTATAATGTTGAAAAATGTAAAAAAATAGTGAAATCTAAATACAAGAATAAATCTGATATTTTTGAAACCATCCGCAAATCATGTTTCTTTCCATTTATTATCGATGGTTCTGTAACATACAAAAATAAATATTGTGATGGATTTAACCCATATATATTACCTACTTGTCCCCACAAAAAAATATTATACTTGGATTTGTTCGGTAATGACAAGATTGGTTCTTTATTTTCAGTTAAAAATGAAAAAACGAATTTTCATAGAATTCTTGCGGGATTGTTAGATGTGCATCTTTTTTTTATTAAACAAACGAATACTCAAATGTGCAGTTATGTCAATGACTGGTCTATCAAACATCTTATCCATAATAGGGGTTCAAAGGTCGTGGTGGAAAAACTGCTATTTTATAGTGTATACTTTTATATGATCATTCGGAAGTATATTCCTGAAAATATTGGTGAGTTTGTTGCATGTAAAATTGGTGTCAAAATAATGAGGGATATTTATATAACTTTGATCGAAAATTATAGTTTGTAAAGTTTCTGTAGAGTTTCTATAAAAAATAAAATTGATATCATTATGTATCTTATACTTTATCATATAACATACATAACACATAATGGGACGATATTACTTTGGTCAAATATCTGGAAAATTTTGGTTTGGTTTTCAAAATAGTGATGATGCTAGTTACTTCGGTGTAAATTACAAACACGTAAAAAACTTTTACTCTTGTTCTTGTGAAATCGAAGATACTGATAATTTAGCCAAAGAAATATATTGCACTGATTGTTATGCTTCTTTTGAAGAACATAAACAAGCTATGATAGATGAAGATGTAGAATTATATGATGACGATGATTCGGATAGTACGTGGTACACATCTGATAGCGAAATCACATATCATTTTGACGCATCACATATTGGTATGGTTGAAAAAAAAATAAAAATATGTGAAGACCTTATTGGAGATTATGTGAATGATAGCTCTTATAAAATTATAGATGATGGGGATGAAATCACATATGATTATACTACCCCGAGTAATATGATTGGCACTGATATAGAATTGATTGCAAGATTATGCTTAGGTAAACAAATATTATATTGTTTACGTAAGAATGGAGAGTGTTTCTTCACTGCGGAGCTGTAGGGATACTGCTAATCGCAACCATCCGTTTTCCTCTATTTGTTTATTTGTTTATTTGTTTGTTCTAAAAAAATATTCCAGCTTTCTTTGTTTTCGAATGTTTTTTATTGCTTCGTCGCATGTTTTTGGTTTTTTTGGTTTTCGCCGTTTTCTCTGTTTTCTCTATTTTTTGTGTTTTATTTTGTTTACGTGGTTGGTCTGCTGGTCTATATTTCATAAAAAACTGCTCATATTCAGGGTCATTTGGTTTGTCTCTCAACGCTTTATATTTTTCCGATTTTTCGGCGCGCATTTCTTCCAATGTTTGCTGGTGTCCATAACAATTTATACTAAATCGCTTTAAAAGTCCATTTTGTTGCAATCTATTATGCTGTTGTACTTGAAATAGAAATTGAGCCATACATAAAATGCGTTCGGTATCATAATAATTTCGCTTTGAATATAAAAAAGCCAAATAAAAGCTCAACATAGTATCAATCGTGGCTATTTTTATTTCCTGGCTATGCATATGTATCGTATTGTAACTATGGCATGCTATCGGATGATATATAAATGCGACAGTATCATTCTTCCCAATGATTATTTGTAAATGTGGGGCAACTATTTCTCCTATAGCGGGTCGTTTTACTATTCTAACATTTTTGATCCCTTCATCGTTTAAACGTTCTTTCAAAATAGTAGCCGTCGTATCTGGATCTTCAGACAATACATCAAAATCAGCCACCTTTTTGAAATGCTTTTGTTGGTTTTTGGGCATATAATTCGAATACATTGACATTGCATACCCACCGAAAAACACAACTCCTTGTTCTATAAATGTGTTTTTAATCGTTTCAAATATAATATCTTCGTCTGCTTTATTTTCCATCTCTCTCTGAAAATCCCTCTTATCACAATCCTTACCATGCAAGGGGTAATGTTTATTTAATAATGCCAATCTTTTTGCGACTTTTTCCCAACGACTAGTATCCCCCGACGGCCTCGATAATTCTAAATACATCGACATTCTTAAAAAATTGGGTGGAGCATATAATATTCCTGCCACCTTGATTGCATCCTTTTTTAACTCGTTAAAAATGTCTTTGTGTAAATAGGTAATATCTGCGACTGGAATGAAGTTGACAAATACCTTAAATGTTCCTTGGTGCACACCTGGTTTCCCTTCTACTTCGATAAATCCGGCTTTTACATAAATATCACACAACTCCTTAGTGTCTTCCAAAGCATTTGGGCTATAAAAATCATAATCGGGTAATTCTATATCTGTGTTATAAAATTGATCTGATTTGGGTAAAATCGCATTAATTGCTATACCTCCATAAGGAATTAATTTTTTATGTCTTATAAAATTCTCTACTATTGAAAATATTTGTTTTATATCTGTAGAGTTGACTGCCATCTTTCCTACTTTTTTTTCAGCTTCATCAACAGCATGTCTTAATATTGTCAATTCGCATTCCTGAAATGTCATTTTTTTATCACATATGTTTTGTTTTTGATGTTTTGATTGTTTTTGGTTCTTCATATATAATGCATAGAATTTATCTACGCATTATATGTTTTATATATGTTTTGTATATGTTTTATTTATCTTGATTTTATTTTTACTTTTGCTTTTGCTTTGGGTTTTTATAATGGATAAAGGGGGTATGGCATGGGATATGGATATGGATATGGATATGGTATTGGGTTCGCATCATCTTTTGGATATGGACAAGGCATTGGAGTAGGTTTTGGATGAGGCATTGGGTCGGGTTGTGGATGAGGATAAGGCATAGGACGTTGTATAGGTCGTTGTGGTTTATCCTTAGTAGGTTTAGGAGGAATGGGTGGTAAAGGATGACGGGGATGATAAATATCTCTATGGTGATCAGATACCAAATAAGGAATGGAGAAAAACGTAGACACTGCGCAATTGGCATAACAACGTAGCGAAGTCGATGTTTTCCTATTATATTCCTTAGGCGCTATCCGTTGAAATATCATAAAGCTCTTCATGTATTTTTCTTTTTAGTGGTTATATTATTTACATGACTACTTTTATGTTGTTTGTATTATTATATATCAAATTTGTAATAATCTGAAGTAATAGTTCTTGTAGCATAACTGAGTGCTGGGTTTTGTGGCGGTGGTGTAGGAATAGTGATAGGAATATATCTCAACTTTTCAGGCTTTAGAACAAATGAATATCCGTTTTTATCGAAGAAAGCAATATTCTCTTCTAGATTTACATCGAATGATTGATATCGCATTGCCACCAATTGACTTCCTGTTTCTCTACAAACTATTCCACTTGGATTATCTGGACTGATTCCTTTATCCGGCATAGCAATCGTCATATTTCTTTTATTGTATTCCTGTAATTCATTCAAATCAGGGGTATTTATAACATCATAATAGCGTAATGCGCGCATAAACATACTACTGCTTGTCATATTCACATATTCATAAAAATCACGATTTTCCATAAAAGCGGTACCACATGATTTGTCTACTATTACTATAATGCGACCATTCAAATCTAGTATGGGTACATCCCCTAAATTATGTCCATCATTTTCAAAACTATACTCTGGTCCCAAAAATAAATTGTCGTAATTTTTTTTAAACATATCCGCTAAATTTTGAAGCATAGCCTGGTTCGTCGATTTTATCCTTAAATGAATAATAAGGCAATCATTCGCTTTTCTATTTGCCGTACCTGTATTAGGAAATGCATAATCCGATATCACTTTCATGACATCAGAGAACATAATATAATTATATGTCTCCTTTACAAAATCACTATCTGACGTCGATGTCGCCACAACTGGATCATTTCCTATAGAATATATCTCAAAATCGAGCGCTCTACATCCTTGATTTATCACATTTATTAAATTACACGTAGATACATAATCGTTTTTATAATCGCCGCCGCTACAGCAGTTATAAGCGGTTTTGCAATAATAATCTTTGAATGTATATTTGCAATTCGGGTCTGAACTATTAAGCGGTTTTATATACCCGTTTTTCGTTGAATATAATGAATCCATAAAAGAACACTCTCTTTTTAATAATCCCGACAGATAAAAATGATATACTAGAGCCAAAATACTGACAACTAATATCATTGCAAATAATATGTTAGCTGCAAAATCTTCATTCATATTTTTAATTGCATCCCATGATTTTTCCATTACTGATTTATTTTCCTCCATAGTATCTTATCTATATAATATTGAATATTAAAATTTGTTGTGTATTTGACTAATATAATTTATTTTCAAATCAGTTAAATATAAATTATTTGTATAATATAACCGAATAAATGGCAGGAGGATTAATGCAACTCGTCGCTACCGGCGCACAAGATATAATATTAACCGGCAACCCCAGTAAAACATTTTTTAAATCAACGTATGCTAAATATACCAATTTCGGGATGCAAAAGTTCGTGGTCAATTTCGAGGGATCCAAAACACTGCGGTTATCAGAAGAATCCTACTTTACCTTCAAAATACCCCGATACGCTGATCTATTGATGGATTGTTATTTGTCCGTTGAACTTCCTAATATCTTTAGTCCCATCATGCCACCACAACAAATTAACCCTGATTGTTCGAATGCGGATGATGGTCGTTGGATCCCATATCAGTTTAAATGGATCGAAAATATAGGTGCCAAGATGATTTCGAAAATTGAGATTACATGCGGGAATCAAACCCTACAGGAATTTTCGGGAGATTATTTACTGGCAGCAGTTCAGCGTGATTTTACGGCGGAAAAGAAGGCGTTGTTTGATAAAATGACTGGTAATGTTCCCGAATTAAATGACCCAGGCAATGCTGGAACACGTGTGAATAGTTATCCGAATGCTTATTACACGCCTAATCCTGCGGGTGCGGAACCTTCTATTCGCGGTAGAATATTATACATCCCTTTAAATGCATGGTTTGGGTTAAAAACACAAATGGCGTTTCCTTTAGTATCATTGCAATACAATGAATTACATATAAACATTACGATGCGCCCAATTCAGGAGTTGTTTCAAATTCGTGATGTATTAGATTCAGATCCTCTAAATGATTACCCATATGTTGCCCCCAATTTCAACAAATATTATATGCAATTTTATCGATTTTTACAGACTCCTCCGGATGTGTCTCTTGCTGTAGGGTCTTATGTTGATACCAGAACCCTATGGAATTCCAATATCCATTTAAATTGCACGTATGGGTTTTTGTCCAATGAGGAATCCCGGTTATTTGCCCTTCAGGAACAGAAATATCTAATAAAACAGGTGAAGGAAAATGTGTTTTATAATGTGACGGGCGCAAACAAGGTGGAACTGGATTCATTCGGGATGGTCGCTAATTACATGTTTTATTTTCAACGCAGTGATGCCAATTTGAGAAACGAATGGTCCAACTACACGAATTGGCCATATAATTATATGCCGAATGATTTGACGCAGGCGCCTACTACTGGTCCTCCAAATGAGACATATCCTGTTATTAGATACGATGCTTCATGTAATCCACATAATGTGCTTATAGGTCCTGGTGTAGATGTAAATGGTCATCTTACTTGTTGGATGCTTACTGGAGATTACAACTTTGAAAACCAAAAAGACATTTTAGTGACCATGGCGTTGCTATTAGATGGTCAATATAGGGAAAATACGCAGCCGGGTGGGGTGTATAATTTCATTGAAAAATACGTGCGCACGAATGGTAATGCACCTGATGGCTTATGTTGTTATAATTTTTGCATGAATACAAGTCCGTTTGACCTACAACCATCAGGGGCCATTAATATGAGCAGATTTACTACTATTGAGTTTGAATTGACTACGATAGTTCCTCCGTTGGATCCTTTAGCACAATCCATGGTTATATGCGATCCAGCAACTGGACAAATAGTGGGCATTAACAAGCCGACTTGGAGAATTTATGATTACAATTATAATTTAGTTGTGTTTGAAGAGAGAATCAATATGATCACGTTTGTTGGTGGAAATGCGGGACTTACTTATGCGACGTAAATTCTTTCGATTACTATCGCATTGCGCATTAAATAGGAAGTTTTTTCGATTATACTCCGTAGACGAAGTTGTAGAAGTATGATAATATATTATGTACATTGACATAAAATATTATATATTGTATTAGTAATGAGATTTAATGGTATATTTAATTCAAATGTTTCGAGAAATAAACAAATGCAAACTATGATAAAACATGTACCTTTCGATAAATCGATGTATAATCCTCCAATTATTAATTTGATTAATAATAATCGTGTTCAAAAACAAATACAAAATATTATGTCATCTACACAAATTAGACCGATAACAAATTCTCTACCCACACCCACCCCAGTACTGGAAAATTCTGATAATAAAGATGATAATAAAGATCAGAATAAACATCATTTTATAATAGTAAATAAATCATCCGAATTATTAATAAGTAATCCATTTTATTATACGTATACAACTGATGTAGGTTGTCCAGAATATAGAAGCATTAAAACGTATCATGAGTTATCTATGCAATATAATATTTTTAATAAACGTTACACAAATTTTAGTTTAAAATCTTTTTATGAATATTATGATGATTTTAATTATGAATTTTACAAAAATAAATATTATAATAATGATCCAAATATAGATGAAATATCCATATGCAAAGAATATCATGAAAAAGGTATATATGAAAAACGATTAATAAATAATAAAATAAAAATTATTGTCTATACTCGCCCGTTAGATACCGAATGTGGTGGCGTGATTGCACTTCATAACTTAGCAAAATGCATTAATGATTTACATAGTGATATAATTTATGCAAAATTATTTATATACAATGGATTAACATATACAAATAATTTTTGCAATAATTTTGCAAATATTAATGAAATTAATGATAATACTATAGTTATTTATCCTGAAGCCATTGGCGGAAATCCTTTGAATTGTAAAAAGGTTATTCGTTGGATTTTATTAGCATTGGGAAAAGAAATGCGAAAAACATATTATACAAATTGGGGGATTAATGATTTGGTTTACTATTTTAATTCAGAACCTATTTTTTCAAATAACCCAACGAAAATTGATATTTTATATAAAATGTTACCATTATTGTATTTACCTAAATGTGACAATTTAAATATACCGAGAAATAATAAATGTTGTCACGCAATTAGAAAAGCGGAAGTCATTGCATATCATAATAATATGATGATACCTTATGGATCATTTGAAATTACAAGACATCATGATCAAGAAACATGTATTGGTTTTTTTAATACTTATTCTCAATTTATATCATATGATCCTTTAACATTTCTAACTATAATAGCCGCATTATGTGGATGTTTGTCAATAGTTTATCCTATAAAGGGTGTAAATAAACAACAATGGCTAAGTACAACCGCAGTTGCACCTTATTTATTGTCTAAAGGATTAGATAATATATATGGCATTGCATATGGATTTGAAGATATAAACTATGCAAAAAGCACACTACATTTAGTAAAAGATCAATGGAACGATATTATAAATTATTATAAAGAAAAATATGTAAGGACTTTTACAGAAGACATGATCAATTATGACAACAATTTAAATAAAGTGTCAAATATATTTTATTAACTTCTTCCACTACTCCTCCTCTGACATTCCTGAATATAATTAGAAAACTTCGACTCGCTTTGCTTCGTCTACGTTTTCCTACGCAAACCCATAGACAAAAACGAATGAATATCAATAAATAATATGGTGTCTAATAAATATAGTAAAATAATATTATAATATATATAAATGAATAACCAAAACCAACTATCTCATTATAATAAACATTCATGTAAACTTTCTGACATTTTATTGATAAATAATTATAAGTTAGATGTGTTTGATGAATATAATTTATATTTTAATGCAAATAATATTATTGGGGATGATTATTGGTGCAATAGAACTAGATATAGAGATTGTTTTAATTATATTGCTACTAATATAAATAACCAACAGGTTTCTATTATACATCCAATAACGAAACAAATAATGGAAAGTGATTTTTATTTTTTTGTTACTAGTGAACCAAATGTAATAGGAAATGATTTATTTTGCTGTTATTACTTTAAAGGCTCTAATATCATATTAACTTCTATTACAGGAGGAATAGGACTTATGAACAGCAATGAATATGCATTGATACATTTTGAATCAAAAACCATATATTATACATATGTATTAAATGTATCAGAGTATGTGTTAAATAAAATAATATTAAAAAAAAAAGAAATAGATAATTTAAATGATTATGAACATTTTTTAAGAACTATACCGAAAGAAACCATAACTTTTTATGGTCATCATAATAATATAGGTCATCAAATTTTTAACGAATATTCGGGTATATATATAATTCAAAAAACAAAAATATTTAATAATACAGATAAAATTATACTTGGTCCTAATAATGCATTGCATTTTAATGAATATTTTTCTAAAAATTATCCTGATCTAAACATAGTTGAGACTAATAATATAAATTCATTTGATAATATATGTGGTCGTGGAATTGTGTATAAATATAATCATCACTTTGTATCGGAAGATATGAAATTGTATTTATACAATAATATAATAAACAATAATTTAATATCTATGTCAGAGGAATCAAAACTTATAATACAAAATTTAAATAAAAACGCAATAAAATTATTAATAATATTGAGATGTGGATCAAGAAATATGGTTAATCAAGCAAATACTATTTGCGATTTCATTAAAATGTTTAAAAACGACTATCCAGAATCAACAATTATATTAAGTGGGTTTACTAATAATAACCACAAATATGATGAGTTAAATGTTGGATATTTTAATCAAAGTTACAATGATATAAAAAATCAATACATTGATACAGCAAATAGTATAATTCAAAAAAGTGAAATTTCAGATATTTATAATATTAATGATTTTAACTTTAAGGAAACATTTATCATATCAAAAATATGTAATTTTTGCATTTACCAACATGGTTCAGCCTCATGTATTCCAGGGTGGTTATGTAATGTTCCTGGTATAGCTATCGGTTTTCATGATGTAAATCGATATATTAGCATAGACAAATATATTAATCAAAATAATAATTTGTATTATTTAACAGAAACTAATATAATTAAACATAATATTATATGTGATCATATATACACATTTAAAATAAATACCTATTTATTTTACAAATATTTTATAAGTAAATTTCTATTACATAAAATTACTCAATAACACAATAATTTATTTGACTATTTAATAAATTTACAAACTTATATTTTGTACCCAATTCCTCTAATGTAGCAATTGTTTCACCTGGAAAAGATTTCCAATTTAATTCATCAAATGCTATAATAGATCCTTTTGCCATTCTTGGTAAAAATTCTTTCAATGCTACTTTTGTAGGTTCATAAATATCCATATCCAAATATAATAATGATATAATCACATGTCTATTATCCTTTAAAAATTCAGGAATAGTTTGAGTAGCATCTCCCTTTATCAAATTAACTTTAGTTGGAACATAAAAAAAATTATTATGAATATCTATTATTTTTTTTAATTTATCAAAACTATTATTTGCAAAATCACCCTTTTCCCAATTAACATCTGAAATGTCATTTTCATGAACACTAGGAAATCCTTCAAATGTGTCAAATCCATAAAATTCTCTATATTGATACGTTGGCTGAATAATATTATGACTATGTATGAGTGACATTAATCCATTTCCTGAACAAACACCCATTTCAATAACAGCTCCAGGAATATTTTGGATTAATTTCATTAATTCATATCTTGCCAAAAAACGTTGAGTGGAATTTATAGGAGTATATAATGCAAAATCTGCAACATTTTTATCACTTAACGACTCTAAGTCTTTAATATAATTAATGGCCTTAGAAGTGGTCGTTTTGCACAAAAAAGCAGGAGCTTGTTCAGTCATATTATACTTTATAAAAAGTCAATTCTTTTAAATTGTTTTACACCATTTTTACTATCATTTCATTTTTTAACTCTTCTCTATCCATAAACGGATCCATATCTTCAAATGGTCTATTTGTAAAAGTACCATCGTCGTTTTTAATAGCATTTAACCTAGGATATCTTCCTTGTATGCAACAAAATACTTCTAATATTATTGATCCTTCATAGTTCAAAAATTGTTCAATACTATTACTCACCTCTTCATATTTTCTAACAGATAAATATGATATACCATATGCTTGTGCTATTTTTTGTGAATCAGGAAAAGATAGCCCACTGCTACCATCTACACCATACTTATTTTTGAAAAAATTTGTTTGAGTAATTTGAATTGCTCCATATGCACCATTATTAAATAATAGTATTTTTATAGGCAATTTATATTGAATAATAGTTTGTAATTCTTGGATATTTAATTGAAATGACCCTTCACCTAATATAGCAATAATTGTTTTATTTGGCTCTGCAATTTGAGCACCAATAGCAGCAGGTATTTCAAATCCCATATCCCCTTGACTACTATGCAAAAATTTATCATGTTCTTTTATCTTAACCATATGCCATACATTTGTCACTATGGATCCAGATGAACATATTGTTATTTTATTATTTTGCGCATTTTCAAATAAGTGTTTTAATGCATAATATGGATTAATTCCTTTTTCATCTGACAAATGTTGTGGAATTTCAAATATCCACTTATTTTTCCAATATTTACATTTTTCTATCCACCATCCATAATTTTTCGTGTCAAAATTATAATTATCAAAAAACGTATTTAAATCCATATTCAATTTTAATTCATATTTAATATTTGTTTTTTCTAACTCATTTGGATCATTATCAATATATATTACTTTTGCCTCTCTTGCAAACCAGTCTTCTCTATAGCCAACTATACCTTGAGCCATTCTACATCCAAATGAAATTAATAAATCACAATTTTGTAAAGTAAAGTTTCCATGTCTATCACCAATCAATCCAATTTTTCCTGCATATAAATCATTGTCAGTTTCAATAACGTCTGTTGCTAAAATGGTAACAACTACTGGTATATTATATTTAGTTATAAATTTATTAAATTTATGAATGCTGTTACCTAACTTTATACCATTTCCTGCTATTATTAATGGTCTTTCTGCACTTTGCAATAATTTATATATCTGTTCTAAATCAACGTCATTTGACAATACATTTTCAATAGTATTTTTAATAATTGGTATTTCTGTATCATTTATAAGCATACCTTGAATATCTACTGGTATCGATAACCATACTGGTCCTGGTCGTCCTGTTATTAAATTTTTAAATGCATCTATTAATGTATTATTTAAATCTGATACATCTAATATTTCCTTTGCATATTTTGTTATTTCACTAACCATTGAAATAATATCACTATCTGCACCAGCATAATGTCTTAGTTTCATTGTATCATTGTTTATTTTTCGAATAGATTCGGTGCTTTTCACTTGTCCAGATATAAATAATATTGGTAGACTATCTTGATGAGCAATCAAGCAAGAGGTGATCGCATTTGTTGCAGCGCAACCCGCTGTTGTACATACTATACAAGGAGCACCATTTGTCTTACTATAACCTACTGCAGAATGTCCGCACGCTTGTTCATGATGTTGATAGAATATTTTATAATTCTTATTATTTCCAAAGGAATCATTTAAATGCATTGCAAATCCGCCAGTAATAGTAAAAAGTGTATCTATACCATTTTTATTAAAAAAATCAACTATATAATCGCTAACTTTTACTTTCATAAATGATTATAATTATATATATTACAATCATTTATATAGTTATTTTGATTCATTATGTATTTTCATAAATAAATCTTCCCAATAAAACATATGTTTTTTCAACTCTTTTAATTTTTTAAATGTATTATATATATCTCTTATCTGCATTTTATCATAGTTCTCTATAATATCTATGGCATAAGTTACATGACAACCAAAATAAGATGATAATGCATACACCACATTATAACATAAATTGTTATTGCATTCTTTATAATGTATTATATGATTGTCACCATATTCAATCATATTAATAAAATCGTAATTTTTATTATAATTTTTATTCAAATCCATCATAATTAATTCCGTTTTTGCATTACCTGACCCCCTACCATATCCTAATATACACCCATCGATAATAGATGCACCATATTTTATTGATTGCAATGCTTTACATGTCCCATTACTCATATTATCATGTGCATGAAATCCTATTTTAATATTGCTATGAAATAAATCTTCAAATAAAAATTTAATATATGGAATTAATTTTTCAATATTATCCAAGTCTATTGAACCATATGTGTCAGCCATAGTAAAATATTTTATTTTTGTTTGAGACAAAAGTTTACATACTTCATAAAGTTGACTTTTATCCATTTTATCAATTCGACCAATATTAAATGAAACTTCATAACCTAGTTCTATTAACATATTTATTTGATTAATACCATCCATCAATTGTGATACATCCAATATGGAATCATCTTTATTTTTTGATCCATGATACGCCATTAATACTCGAACCATGCTAATTTTTGATTGGGATTTCGGTACAAAATCATTAATATCAAATGCATTTATCGTAACCATTACTGCTAATTTGCATCCACTTAAGTCACCTATAGTATTATTAATGTATTCTTCGTCGCAAAAAAATGTGGGTCCATATTTATTTAATAATTTCATTTTCCCAAAATTTCTAAACCCTATTTCCATATAATCAACATTAGATTTTGAACATGCTATATAACATTCTCTAATTTGTTCATCTGTAAAATTCCAATCATTCACGTACCCTCCATCACGAATAGTACAATCTAACAATTCTATATTTTTTTCCACCATATAATATTATATTATTACATAATATCATAATTTTCGTATTAGAACTTATAATTTTCAATAACTAATATATTTGGATACGATTTTATTATATAATCATAATAATAATAAGATGGAATATTAATAAATACTGGATCTATTTCTTTTACCAATGTCATAGCATGTATACCAGTAATACTATCTTCAAACCCTATTTTTCTATCATTCGGAAAATCACTTACTACTCTTAAATAGCATTCTGGATTAGGTTTTCTACATGTAAACATTTCACGATAATAATTTTTTGACGATTTTTTTAAAATAGGAAATAATTCTGAAAAATAATCTATATTACTTTTTAAACTATTCGATACTATTACAAATTTTTTGTTATTATCTATTATTTTATTTAATAATATTTCACAACCATCAATTAATTTTATATGTGCTTTCTCGAAATCTATTAATTTCAAGTAATACTCATTCTTTTTTTTAATCACTTCTTCAAAATTGTATATTTTCAATTCATTTGATAAATAATTCTGTATATTATCTGGTTTATTTGAATGAAATTTAGAGCAAAATATATCAAATTCTATAAAAAAACCTTCTCCTAATTCATGCTTTAATATATATAACCATGACTTATAATGATATTCTTCTGTTTTAACTAATGTATCATCTAAATCAAAAATAAATAATTCATAATTAATTAAAAAATCATGTATATTGTTGGAGGAAAACGTAGATGCATTGAGGGGACTCGAAGTTTTCCGATTATACCCCGTAGACGAACTCGAATGAGTATTCATATATTACTAGTAAATATATTATTATACATTTGTATACTATTTTCTAATCCTATAAATTGTATCCCCATTTTTTGTAACTGAGTATTATTCCCACTATAATTATTCAATACATCATTATTGTGTATTATTATTTTACTTTTATCATGCAATATTAATTCAGCTATATCTGATAATTTATACTTTTTATCATAACATACATTTATGGTTTTTTGTAAATTTTCTAAAGATACTACATTATTAAAATAATACATCATTAATGTAATAAAATCGTCTTCGTAGAAAAAATCAAACCATTTATTTTCATGAATAATAATATCCGTATTATTCTGTTTTGCTATAAAACATGCTTTTATAAATCGATTACATTCTTCGTTTGCATGAAATATATTAAATATTCTAATATTATAAAAATTATCATGTTGTAATCCTCGTTGATGTATTACATATTTTGAAAAACCATAATAGTCTTTTGGAATAGTGAATACATCTTCTTCTTTTCTATTTAATATATCTGTTGTGCGATCATATATAGCAGCCGAATCAAAATTAATAATCATTTTAAATTTATCTGAAAAAAATAGTAAATTTTCCATCATTAACATATTATTATATACTACTTGACCTGTTTCTTCTTTGGTTCTTCTTCCACCCTCTATTGCAGTATGTACCAATATATCAAAATGATTCATAGTTAAATATTTTTTCACTTCATCAAAAGATAATATATTTAATTCTTTACGTGATGGATTCGATATCTCAAACCCATTTTTACCATTTAAATTTCGAGTTATCATTTGTGCTATATTTCCATTCCCACCAGTTATTAAAATTTTCATATTCCTTCGGGTAACGCCATTGCTTCGCGAGGAATATAATCGGAAAACTTCGACTCGCTTCGCCACTTGCGCAGTATCTACGTTTTGGAAGGAAACGTAGACTTGCTTGCAAGCCGATGTTTCCTGATTATAATCCGTAGACATAGTCGAAGGATTATCCTCCATATATAATATAATTGCAATAAGTATTTATATTTATATTTTATATAAATAGTAAATATAACAAATATATAATGTCTTCTACAAAAAATATATTAATATATCCATCAAATAATTGCAGTTTTGATATAAAATGTGGAGGAATAGTCTGCTCTTTTTTATTAGCAAAATACCTGGATGAATTAAATATAAATGTAAGAATATACAATGTTAACAAAACACAAAATGCTATATTCAATAAAAATTATAATAATGATTTGGATTTAAACAAAACTATAGTTATTTATGGTGAAACTATTATAGGCAATCCTTTAAATGCAAAATATGTAGTAAGATGGATATTAGGTCCTCATTATAATAATGAACATATATTATCATGGGGTAAGAATGATTTAGTATACTATTTTAATGCAGAAACTAAATTTTCAGTTCACCCAAATAAAATAGGTAATATATACAAATTGTTATCTTGTATTTATATTCCTCCCGAATGTATCAATTTAAATTTACAGAGAAACAATCATTATTGTTATACTATGAGAAAAAAACACATATTTCATAAAAAAATTATTTTACCTCCTGCAAATTCATTTAAAATTAATGATGCTCTTACTCCTATAGATAGTATACCTATTTTTAATAAATATACTTATTTTATATCATATGATCCTTTGACTTTTTTTTCTATTATAGCAGCACTATGTGGATGTATTTCAATAATATATCCTATAGAAGGAGTAAATGAAACACAATGGTTAAATATGACTGGTGTGGCTTCATATACAAAATATAAAAACATAAATAAATTATATGGCATTGCGTATGGTGTAGAAAATATTCCTTTTGCGTTGCAAACTATGCATTTAATAAAAGACCAATGGATCGATATACAACATTTTGTGAAAGAGAAGACATTGATACCTTTTATTGAAGATATAAATATATTTAGCGGATTACCAAACATAGTCAAAAATAATTTTCCAATCCTTCCACATCCTTTCAAAAAACCTGCTCATTATAAAATGGGTAACTTTACATTTAATAATTAAATAAATTATATCCATACATTTTATAATACAATATGCAAAAAAAAATATGGTATGCACCTAATAAAAAAGAAGCTTACGGCGATGCAGAAATTAAAGCAGTTGTTGATTGTTTAAATGATGGGTGGTTGGCTGGGTTCGGTCCCAAAAGTATCCAATTTGAAAAAGAAGTATCTACATTGTTCGGTAAAAAATATGGACTTTTTGTAAATAGTGGTTCCTCTGCAATTCTTTTAGGGTTAAACGCACTTAATTTAGAACCTGGTGATGAAGTTATAACTCCTGCATGCACATTTTCTACTACTCTTGCACCTATAATACAATGTGGTCTTAAGCCTGTATTTTGTGATGTCGAAATAGGTACATATGTACCTACTCCAGAACAAGTGTGTTCAAAAATAACGGATAAAACAAAGGTAATATTACTACCAAATCTTATTGGATCAAAACCTGATTGGGTTGAAATTAGAAAAAGAACAAATGTTATTTTATTTGAAGATTCTGCAGATACTATTACATATACACCTGAGACAGATATTTCAATTACTAGCTTTTATTCAAGTCATTTAATAACCGCAGCTGGTTCTGGAGGGATGGTTATGTTTAATTCTGAAAATTTATTAAAACGCGCTACCATGTTTAGAGATTGGGGTAGAATTGGAGATAATTCTGAAGATATTAAAACCCGCTTTGAATATTCTGTTGATGGAATACCATATGATTATAAATTCTTATATGGGGCAATCGGATACAATATGAAATCTTCCGAAATAAATGCAGCATTTGGGCTTGTACAAATTTCTAGAATTGAAGAAATTCGATCAAAACGACGAGCTATGTTTAACAGATATATTGATAATCTAAAGGATGTTAAGGAAATAACTTTACCTATTAACACTTTTAATTCAGATTGGTTAGCTATACCTTTTATGTATGAAAACAGATTAGGATTATTAACATTTTTAGAAGAAAATCACATTCAAACTCGTGTATGCTTTGCAGGAAATATCACTCGACATCCAGTTTATAGAGAATATTTAGAAACTTTTCCAAATGCAGATAGAATCATGGCAGAAGGTTTTTTATTAGGGGCCCACCACGGAATGACTATCGAAGATGTCGATTACGTGTGTAATAAAATTAAAGAATATATTGCGAGTACTGCGTAAACATAGGGATATGTATAATAAAATTTTATGCTTATCCCTACAAAAAATCATTTGATGCCAAAGGACCATTGTCTATGAATTGCCCAGATAATGTCACCCGATCTGGATATGTCGGCATATATGGTATCGACCCTGGATTATATCTTTTATCAAACAGCTCCTGACCTACATTAAATGTTTTTCTCCATGTATTCACGCCTTGATTATATTGCGGCGGGGGCGCAAATTTGTCGTTTATTAGTGTCGCTTGTGTTCCTATATCCGTCGTTAATACTGAATACATGGGGGTAACTTGGGTAGTCAACTTTCCCGCGTCATTTTGACCTCTTATAGCTGCATGTGTTTTTTGGTTTTGTTCTTGTTTCTCATCCTGTTTCTTTATTGGTTTACACCCATAGCAATCTATATCCGACAAACATTGTTCACCTGTAATAGAACATCTAGCCATTGGTCCGCACATATTTTTACAGCTATATGTGGTATTTATTGGTAGGTCTACTGAATGACTTGTATATGGATCACCCATATCAGGGGTTGCGCTATCAAAACATTCTATTATTTTGCCTGATTTTATCGCATAATTGCCAAGCATCAATACACCTATCATTAAAATGATAGAAACGAATGCTAATATTATAATATATATTTGTTGCGATTTCATCCAATATACATTATAAATACAAAATAAATACAAAATAAATAATATCATTTTATTATAACATGTCTAATACAACAAATTCGTCAGATAATTCCGACAACTCCGCAATTAAAAATAAAAAAGGACCTGCTCCTATAACCATGAAAGAAAGTGGTTCCTTCCTATTAACATTACTCGGTAAACTATTCGTATTAGGCATAGTAGTTGTAGTGGGGACTTGTCTCGTATACACTTGTCGTGTTGCTCAATCTAATATTCTACCAACCGATATGAATTTTACTCCGTATACCGATGTGATACCCATCATCATTGGTGGTGATAAAGTAGTAAATATAGATATAGTTAAAACGGCGGAAGGGATATTTTCTACCAAATTAATATTCCCTCTTACTGAAAACATTGAGGATTTGAAGAAGGAGGGATTCATTGGATATCTAAATAAATTAAAAGATCCGAAGGCAGGCAATTCCTTTTATTTATACATTGCTACAACTATCCAACAAATATTGGCGAATAATTTAGCTATAATAAATTGGGTATATGGTTCTATGGTTAACAATTTTTTTAATGAAAGTATAATCATATTCTTAGCGCCATTTTTATCCGTGTTTGTCAACTTTTGTACCAGCATTATAAATGGATTTTATTTTGCATTTTTATGGTTTTATAATTTATCCTTGCTTTTTTCTACTACTACTAGCGATAAAACCGCATGGACTTCCAATAGTATGTGGTCTTTTATGAATTGGTGGAAAACACTTATAGTAGTTTGGGTAGCTATATTAGTCTTTTTATTTTTTGGGCTTGGAATCATAGTGCCTGCAGTTGCTACATTAAGCACTATATTTTGTGGGTTATTACCACTATTTATGAAAGCTAAAAAGGTGGATGGTGTTGGTGCTGGTGCAGGTGCTACTAAGTCATCATATTCTATTAAGGATGCTTTGATGAATGTTCTAAAATATAAAATGAGTGTGATCATGTATATCATTTCCTTTTTTGTAATAGTAGATGCCAACGCCTGTTTCGGTGGTTATGAAGCATTCATTGCGGTAGTTGCATGCTTGCTGTTATATTTCTTTACAAATGTGTACAAACAATATGTACCGACTGGTGCAACTGGATGGAAAAATGATTTTACACAAGCGACAAAATTATCCCCTGCTGATGCATTGGTAGCAGATGTTGATCAAGCTATAAAGACTGCAGCATTAAAAAAAGAACAAGAATCAGCGGCACAGGAAAAAGAATTACAACAAGAATCGGTACAAAAAAAGAATGATGAAATCGAATTGACAGATGATAAAGAAGGACAAAATGCAGGGTTGTCAGAATCACCTGCTAGCGCTCCTGATTCTGGGTCTGTGACTACGCAAGGAAACTCTGTAGATTTGGCGAAGGACTTTGACCACATACTATTGGAAAAGCCTATAATAGGCGGAAAACGCGTAATTTCAAGAAAGAATACCAGTAGAAAAATTATGGAAAAGATTTTGATAGTGGAACAATAATCCTTCGACAATACTGCGTTAGCCGAAGTAATATGCAAGCAATCCTACGTTTCCTTCCAATAAAGGTTATTTACGGATCACATGATTATCGATAATATATACTATAAAATATATACTATAAAATATATATTATATATTATACGTTAGATGTAACGTCGGAGGATGAGTATCGAAAGATTATACTATATTTAGTCCGGAACATTCAAGCATCGTATAATTACTCGCAGTTTCCACTAATAATCCATTGGCAAAAACACCATAATTCATGTAATAATCATCATGTTCCAAAGAAAAATGCCAAATAGTATGATTTCCTTCTACTTCATATATTTGGGCTCTTTTGTCAATACATGCAGGCAATCTATATTTTTTGTCTGTTACGTAAATGTCAGATAAGACTTCTAATGTTTTTTCTTTCTCGTTATCTTTAAAATCATTTACCAAAATAGAATGAGCTCCCGTTATGATCAAATCCTCAAACAACTCAGGATATTGTGTTTTAGAACATTTGTACAATTTGTCCATAGAACGAATATTATTGACATTGTTATACATCTTTGAATTTCCTATATGTTCTATTTTTTTGTATCTGTGTAAGAATGTTTTTACTATGTCTCCTTTTTTTAATTTTTCTATTTCAATATATTGTTCCTGATTTGTTTTGCGATTGTAATATAGTATTTTTGATCCTTCCTTAAAACATAAAACAGGTGGTGTAACGTTAGTGGATAAACTTAAAAAATTAAGATAAAACCCATTGTTATTAAAAAAGTTACTGATATATTCTGTGGGGGGTGTCGATGTGTATATTGTTCCTATATAGGGTAAAGAAGGAGATATAGGTTTCAAAGTAGTAGAACCAATAAAAGCGGTTGAATTTATAGATGTAACACTATTAAGTATTTCTATATATTTTAAATTGATAGTGCTTTTAAACACATCGGATTCAATAGTTGTAATTGAAGAAGATAGAAATGCCCCTAGTAGGTGATTTACACCATTAAATGAACCTGCTGCTATTGATGTTATTGGGCTGGTTCGACTCGTAGTGTATATAGCCGCGGAAATATCGGGCAAACTCATTATGCCTGCAAATGTAAATGAATATAATGGACAAATAAAAGAACCAGTCGATTTTACACCGCCTGGCAAAGTAGGTCTACCTACACCATTAGGTGAAGGATAATCTTTGACTATAATAGTAATATCTCCAAATACGGGGTTGTATTCTCCTCTATTAACGATATCTATTAATGTATAACTATCAGCGGGGGTTGTATATATATTAAGATAAAATCCATTCGTATTATTAGTACCAAAAAAATTAGTTATAACAGATGTTGCATACAAAGATGTGTATATTGTTCCTTGATATGGTAAAGAAGGAGAGATAGGCTTCAATTTAGTACAACCAGTAAAAGCTCCTGTATTTATAGTTAGAACACCATTAAGTACTTGTAAATATTGTAAATTTGTCATAGTATTAAATGCATTATTAATTCCTGTAATACCTTTAGAAAGAAATATGCCTATAATATTACTATTACTATTAAAGGTAGCAGTAGCTATTACACCGCCATTTATGGTCATACCTGGAGACGAAGTATATATATAATATGCAGGGGTAGTTGTAGTTTGTCCAATAAGGTAAAACGTATACATATCAATAGTAGTAATATTATTGACATCTGTTATAATAGTCACATCTCCAAAGATGGCGTCGTTTCCTCTAGCAACAATTTGATCTATCGAATAAGTCGCCATAATATTATAATTATATATTTTATTTTTTATTATAGACTATATCAAAATAGCAATTTATAATATAAAAAAAACTTGTATTATAAATATATACCATGTCTAATTCAGCGGATGGTAAAAGAAAACTTACTATCAAACAATACAAGGAACTTCAAAGCATGCCTTTTGTGAGTATATGTACTCCCACATTTAATCGACGACCATTTATTAAAAATATCATCAAATGTTTTCAACACCAAACATATCCTAAAGAGAGAATGGAGTGGATTATTATCGATGATGGAACAGACAAAATTGAAGATTTAGTATCTCATATCCCACAAATAAAATATTTCAAATATGACGAGAAAATGTATTTAGGGAAAAAGAGAAATCTGATGCATGAAAAATCAAAGGGTGATATTATTGTTTATATGGACGACGATGACTACTACCCTCCCGAACGTGTATCTCATGCTGTGGAAACATTGAAAAAGAACCCACATGCTTTATGTGCTGGCAGCAGCGAAATGTTTATATATTTTAAACATATCAATGAGATGTATAAATTTGGACCTTATGGACCGAATCATTCCACCGCCGCTACATTTGCTTTTCGTCGCGAATTGTTAAAACAAACTCAATATGACAACGATGCTGCGCTAGCAGAAGAGAAACATTTCTTGAAGGAATACACTGTTCCATTTGTTCAAATGAATCCATTCAAAACTATCTTAGTCTTTTCACATGTACATAATTCATTCGACAAAAAAACATTACTTGGTCAGGGGGTCGATAATCCTTTTGTAAAATTATCCGATGTTAAAGTTGACGATTTTGTCAAGGAGCCAGATATTAAGGAGTTTTTTATGGAGTCCATTGATGTCCTTTTAGCCGAATATGAACCTGGTAGACCTGAAAATAAACCTGATGTCGTGAAACAAACCCTAGAAATTACCGCCAAGCGTGAAGAAATGATGAAGCAACAATATTTGAAACAGCTAGAACAACAGCAACAACAGCAGGAGATTTTGCAAAAAAATCCTGGCATGACAATAATACAACAACCAGGAGTAAATGGTGGACCGCCTCAAAATGTACTTGTAAATCCACATGAAGTGTTTGCAAATTATGAGAAAAGAGTGAAAGAATTGATGACAGAAAATGATACATTGAAGGAAAAAATGAAATATCTCGAGGGGAAAATATCTACATTAATAACTGCAAAAATTGCAGAGAAAAAGGCGGTGAAAAAAATGGAGCTACCAAAGCCGCCTGAAGTAATAAACATTTGAAATGTAAAAGACTTAAAACCAATGTCAAATATAAAATTATAATCAGTAGTAGATGTATTATGATGATAGGTTTGATCCCACCAATGTGGATGAAGATGCGTTTTCGCTTGACTCTCAAAAGAAGAAGGTGAACAAGTTAATGGCTGAAATGAACAAAAGTGATAAGGGATACATACAAATTACTAGAAAGATTTCTGTGGAAAAAAATAATAAATCCTATTTGAAATCCAAAAAGATTGCATTTTACGCATCTGGAAGTCAAGGATGTCCCATTAGAAACGCTATTACCGGGGAACGTTATCATAATCACCTAATTGGTTCGAAACATGAAGATTTATATTTTAAGGTTACGTTATCTACGGGAGAGACCGGACCGCAATCTCCTACTATGTTTTTCGCTTCTCCTGATGAATTCGAAAGACACATGCATCACTCGATCTCCATAAGTAGCGATACAAAGGAATATTGGAATACGAAAAACTATTCTGCTATTAAAGATATGTAGTTCTGTTGTATATTATTTTTTACAAAATAACCACATGGTTACCATGTTGTTATTATATTTTTTGTGTTGATTTTATGACATGTGTTATTTTATTCATCTATGTCACTTTTTTCATCTACGCATTCATCATCTTCTACTGCATCCACCTTTGTGTATTTTTCTAAATATCTATAAATGCGATTTATGTCTAATTTTGTAATTTCATAATTTTCAAAAAGTGCCAATATTTCAGTATCGTCATACTTATTTTTCAGGTCTAGAAAAAAAGAGAACAAATCTTTTTTATCCATCCCTAATTGCTGACATAAATTTTGAATAAACAAGGAATTGTTATATTCTGTTGAATATTTGGTTAATACTTTTGTAAATCTCACTTCCTGTGGATTATATTTTGGTTTTTTTTTAAATGTCTCGTGATATAACTTATTATTTTTGAACGTTTTAATGAAAGAACTCATCTCATTAAATTGCCATATCTGTTTTTGAAAGGTGATTCTATCAATATAATCAGCAAAACACATGTTTTGTAGCAATTTTAAGTAGAATGGTACGGATATCTTTTTGTTTACTTTTCCTAATACATCAATAATATTTTCATGCCATAACAGCCCTACTATGGTTCTATCTGTTTCATTCATAATAGTTAAATGTTGATCTATCGAATACGGATTGTTAATCAATTTTTGTGTGATTTTTTTAGTATCATCATTATACGATTTTATTTGAAATATATTTTGTATCATTTCGGTATTTAACATATTTTGTTTGTTTTTATAAATTTCGCAAATGTTTTTGAGTTTTCGTAAATCAAATTGCACGAATTTGATAATGGTTTGTATTAAAACATCATTCATATTTGGCATTAAAGGAGTAATAATAGAAGTTATTTGTGCATTTGTTGGACTACACAATTCAATAGTATTGCACACCTTCATCAACTCCTTGATTTTTTTGTCGATGTGGTAATTGCCTATACAAATGATTGGATTTAATGTAATTTCCTCCAACTTTTGTTTTTTGGTTTTTTTGGGACGTATTAATTTAATCAATGTGTTAATTCCTCCTTTATCTCCGTTATTCATGCCGTCAATTTCATCCATAACGATGGCAATTCTCTTGACTTTTTTATGGAACATGCTCATGATATTTTTATCAGACATGTTATGTTTTGTAATAGTATCAATAATAGTTTTGTTACGTATATCACCGGCGTCATATCTGATTACATCGTAATCCATTTCTTTCAACAAATTCATTACGAATGTGGTTTTTCCCGTTCCCGGTTCACCATAAACGTATATTCCTTTTTTAAATAATACATTTTGTTTATTTAATTCAAAGTTTTTTAAAATGTCTTTAAATTTGGATACACTCTCTTCTCTATTAAGAAGACTATTTATATTTAATTGATCCATCTTATACTTCTACTCATATTCTTTTTATGTTGATTTCTGCATTCTAGTTTTTCTTAGGAATTTTCAAATGCTGAATCATGTTCCTCACTATCTTTGCCTTTTGATCTTTATCGGGCGGATGATAAAATATGGTTTTGGTCTTTAATTCACCTCCAAATACGCATCCGTTCATTATATTTAAAAACTCGCCTTTCTTATCATTTTCTCTCCAATCAGGATTCAGTTCTCTCCATATTGTGAGTGCTTTTATGCATTTGAATTCTATTGCTACTGATATTTTATTCATTTTTATATGATCATCGTCTTTCTTCCATTCTCCATCCTCTTTGTACATGATCGTTTCCCTCTTCTCGTCCGTTACCCAAATTGGTTTCTCATACTTTCCCAACCTCGCTAGATTCTTGGTGAAGATCCTGGAAATTCCTGCTACATACCCGTGTGTTCCTATGTATTCAATGTCTTCCAAATCCACATTGATAAAATTCAGAAAATCCTTTACATTCATCGCACCTTTACACGTATCGTTCAAGAAAAACTGCAGATTAAAATGATTGTTTTGCGTGTTGTTTATGGTAGTGTTGCCCACTTTTCCTACCAAATCTGACATGATTTTGTTTTGTTCTAATATAATATTGCTTTGTTCCAACATAATTTGTTTGAATTCTTGTGTGTCTTTCATAAAAGAAAATATTAAACTCATATCCATGTTTGGAATTGCATTTTGTATATCTGACATTTTTATTGTGATTCCTTCATGTTCCTTTTCTTTTAATTCTTCTACCACTTCTACCACTTCTACCACTTCTACTTTAGCTTTTAACATACTACATTTTTTTTTATGTATGCATAATCCAGATTGATGTTTATATGTTTTACTGCATATGCATGTAAATAATTTACTTTGGATTGGTAATGGGTTTTTTTTTATCATTTCTTTATCATGTATATGTTTAGATGTCAATAAATGTCGGTTAAAATCTTTTTTGTTACCTGTTATGAATACACATTTATCACATATAAATTTAGGGGTAATTGGGGTAATTGGGGTTATCATTTTTACTCTATATTTTAGGTTTATAAAATTATTTCTAAATCTTTTTTTTTGTAAATATTTCACTTTTTTTTTTCTTATGCTCACAAAATGAAAAAGCATGCAAAAATTATGCTCTGGCTTATTTTTTTCGTGTTTTTCCAAGACTTTTTTAAGAATTCAAAAAATGGACAAATATATTTGTCCATTTTTCAAACTCTGGAATACTTTTGGACTTTTTATTTGCAAATTATATAATAAATGGACAAAGTAACTTAAAGCGGTAGTACCTTTTTTTCAGTAACAGGTGCCTTTTTCTGGTTATTTGAAGTCCGTTGGATTCTTTTTCGAATTCTTTTCGATTTATTTTAAGTCCGTTGAATAATATAATAAATTTATATGGCAAGCCGTAGTACTCTTTTTTAAGTAACGCTCGCCAATTTATTATATTTGCATGTTTTTTATTTTTCTTGGAGAACTCCTTCGAAGTTCAATCGCTCACCTTCGACTTCGTCTACGGCTCACAGCACATGTTTTGCAATTTTTAAATAATCCAGGTATGAATTTTCCTAGTTTTATCATTTGTATTTCAGCAGTTTTAAGCGTTCTACGTGCAGTTCCTGTATGTTTTTTTTTATGATAGGTGCTAATACTTTTATAACCCTTTCCTCGTTTAATAGAAACTTTACGCACTATTTTGCCTCCAGATTGAATGTTTTTGACTTCAGTGTTGTTATAGTCAAAAATTTTTAATTGTGGACTATCCATTTATATATTATCGTGATAAAATAATATATAATATTTGATTATTTATATGAGCGCCAGTTTGTTTGTTCATTTATTTCATATACTTATAGTTGGTAGTTTGTTTTTATACGTAGGAATTACGAGATCAAATATTCCTACCTTTATGTATCCCATTTTGACAACATTAGGAATAATAATCATTTTGTATCACAGCTTTAAGGTTTATAAAAAACTACAAGTAGGGATGAATCCTTGGGTAAACTATATACATATTTTTATTGTTGGTCCTCTATTACTTTATATTGGACTAAATAGAGAGAAAACGCAAAGGCTGTACTTTGAACTATTATTGATGTTAGGATTTGCTTCAATAGGGTATCATGGTTATTATTTGATAAATTAAATTAGCTAACACAATGTTTTGATCCATTTTTTATTTAATACCGCTTTTACACTAGAAAGTGCGCCATTTGTCCATCCTTGATTATCGCTTACAACTTCTCCTACAACAAGAATACCATTTTCGGGATGTTGAGCCGTATGAATAAATTCCTCTCTATTTTCATATTTATTCGATAAAGGAGTATAATAATGTGTTCCGATAGGCCAATAATAGTCTTTGATTGCTATTAATTCTAAACTTTTATCAGGAAGACCTAATGCTTTTTCTATGAAATAACAAATCACCTCTCTATTTTCTGGCGTATTTTCTAAATAATTTTTTAAAAGGGTGGCATTTGTATTGTCGGAATACGCAATCATATATACTCCTTTACTTGCATCCATCGGTATAATTTTTTGTAAAGGACCAGGAACAATAGTGTATCCTTTTATGTATTGTTTCATTATTTCGGATGATTTTTTTGAAAATTTACCATATAGTCTAAGAAAGGTTTGCCCTTTAATTTCATTATAAATACTATTTTTATTAGAAGCACCAGGAATTATTTGTTTTATACTATCAATAGTTGTAGCAACTATCACTTTATTAGATTCAAATACGATTCCGTTATCTGTTTCAACTGAAAAGAGACATGGATTTTCATCTGTTTTCTTAATACTCGCCACATTCATAGATGTTTTTATTTTATCAATACCAATTTTTTTATGAAGCGTTGTAACCAGTTGTTTCCAATTTATATATAATCCTTTCCAACAGCATGCGTTGTCATCCATTCCGTAATTTTGTATAACGTCAAAAGCGTCTTCGTTTTCATAATCAGTATATCCAGCAGACACTAAAAAATCATTATATAATGTATCACCTAATATTGGTTTAGCAAACTCTTTGAATGTAATTCTCGTTTGGTTTTTATGTTTGTTATATTCAGTTTTTAAATGTTGAGTTACCTTTTTAATGTCCACTATTTTATCAATTTGTGTTGAATAATATGGTGTAAAAGGAAATTCTTCATATGGCAAATCAAGTTCATTTAACAACTGAATTAATAATTTGTCTTTATTTTTTCTACCGATACCGGCACCAGTGACTATTTGTGTTCCATAAAACATATCATTACTAGTTCTTCCACCAATCCAGTTTTTTTTGTACTTTTCTAATATGATGAAACTAGTAGATGGTGACATTTTTTGTATATTATATGCAGCATATAACCCTGAAATACCGCTTCCAATAATAATGATATCGTAATACATATTTTATATATATTAGAATTATAAAATATATAACATATTTTGTAAAATATATAATACAATTACATCCTTGAAGCGAATCGATTTTTTCCGATTATATTCCATAGGCGCCAGCCGTAGGAATATGGACATGTAAAATACTGATTATTTAGACAATATATTATATTGTTTATCAGATAGACATCCCATAGCAAACAATTTATCTATACATTCATAATCTTTATACAAATAATGCTTAAGTAAATCGTATCCTGTATTAGATATATATTTATCTATAATCGTGTTATTTTTGTTTTTGTGTATATTCTTGACACATATATTAAAAATGTGTTCAATATCATGCTCTAAATCTTCTTGAGTAACTATACCTATTATATTTCCCTTTTTACATTTTCCTAAAAAGTCATCTAAATAAAAATTAATATCTTCGTAAATATGATGAATATATGATTTATTTATATCAAACCTAGTAATATTTTCTGCTAAATTATTAACATTATCGTATTTTATTAATGTATCTTTTTCACCTATAAATCTGTTTTCTTGAGTTTTATCTGATACAACTAATTTATATCTCCAATTAAATGCTGATATAAATCTATCAATTGGATTTCTTATTATAATCACATATTTATAATTTTCATTAAATACGGGTTTCGTAAGATGAACTTCTTGATGTTCAATATTATTTATGTTTAATATCTGTTTTGTTGTAGCACCACCACATTTACCTATATAAATTACTGAATTGACCATAAATATTGTATTTATTTTTATTTTTGAAAATTAACGATTTACATATCCAAACTTCGAATCGACTCGTCACTTGCGCAGTATATACGTTTTCCTCCAAGCCGTCAAAATATGCTTAAGCAGAAGGCACTGGAGGCGTACATGGATTCGTCACACCAGAAGTGATTCCATCCCACGTAATTCCACAGCTGTTTGCCCACACATATTTTTGGCATAGTCCGTCAGCTCCAGTATATGGAGCTACAGAGAAATCCATAGTGAGATGTTTTCCATCTCCAGCTATTGCATTACATGTTCCTAGATCTTTCAAATTGACACAATTGGATCCATTACCTGACGTATCAATCCAATAATCAGGACAATCGCCTAGCATCGGTGGCCATTGCTCGGTGTTTTTGCTCTTAACTAACAAGACACCAATTAGAATTAACGATATAATTAGAAGAAGAACTGCAACTATTATAACGATCCCTTGAAAACTTGCCATATCTATAAAATAAAAGGATATATTTTTTTTATAGAAGTAATATAAATGCAAAGAAGTTCCAATGGTAGAGTAGATATAAATGGACCTAGAATGAAGGACTTATTCCAAATGTATGATAAAATTCCAGTCAATCAATGTGCTACATACAGAGATCCCACTGCTGGCATCTGGGACAACACAGCACTTTCTGATGGGTTTTTCTCTTCCAAAAACATTACTATTATCCAAAATGGTATAAGAACCGGAGTATATAAGAGATCAAATGGGCAATATACTATAAGTAATCAAGATGAAGACACACTTAAAATTATTATGCGCAGTATTTTTCTACAACATGCAGCAAATCAGCCTACCCATGTTAATAAACAAATATACGAATTAAACCGAATGGTGTGGGATTACTGCATCCCTCAAGTTTATGGAGAAGCACAAGGGTACCACAAATATATCAGTGATGCTTCCACTATGTATAAACCAATGGCGCCTCCTATTTTAGCAAAAAATAACGATAAACAGCTGATCCTTAAACCTTGGTTTTAATTTGTTCGATTACTTTTTCTCTCATGGAATCCATTTAGAAAGTAAAATAGAGTTGATATAATTAGATAATATGCATTCGATCCTTGAATATATAGATGATGTTTGAACTCCTTCGACTTCGTCTACGGATCGCTGCAGATCGTAAAATAAGTCAAACTAAATAAGCATTCCAACAATCCCAATAAATTATATTGTTAAAAAAAAACAATATAATACACAATACACAATATACAACTACACGATACATAATAACATTTTATTTACACAACTACGCTAAGCTTCGACTTCTTTACATTGACCGCATTAGAAGATGTCGTAGTTTTCTTAACCGCTTTAGCAATCTTCTTTGATTCGCCAGACATAATGCGTTCTCTAGCCTCTTTATAATTAGAATATTCCGCCTCTAATGCAGTTAATTCTTGTTGCCACATTTGCTGGATAGTGGTCGATTTAACATGCACAAGTTCATCCGTTTTTTGTTGATGTTCTTGTTCTAATTTATCCACGTTTTCTTCCGCCACACTATCCATCGGTAATTTAGTTAAATATTTATAATCATCATCGTCATCAATAACATCATATCCTTTAAGTGACAACATCTTACTGACTTCATCACGCTTTTTTCGTCTCAAATCAATAGTCCCCTCCAACACTTCCTTAATATATGTAACTTTATTCGACAATAAAACTAAATCCTTTTCAAGCGCACCAATCATAAAATCCTTTCTAACCTTGTACAATTGCAAACGGGTTTCAAAATAATCGTCAATAATTTCACTAACTGCCTCATATTTTTTCAATTTATCATTCGCATCAAACAAATGCATATTTGTAGTGGTATTTGTAGTAAATAATTTAAACATCTTCTCAAACCCATTACATCCATTATCTAGGGCAATGGCTTCCAACTCCTCACCCTTCCCTTTTTGCAGCGTAATGATGAAATCCACATTGGTGTCTTTACTCATATCATCATAATCTTTGACAACAGGTGTAATTTTCTTACCAGCTTTATCCGTAGTTTCGGTCAGAGTTTCCAGATATTCTTTAAAATCATCTGTCCAAGTTCCAACAGGTAATTCTGTAATACGATATTTATCTGCTGCCATTTTTTCATACTTTCCCTTGATTAAATATTTACTATCTGTAATTTTATTAATAGTTCCAGTAAACCCTTCGTAATAAGGAGTGAATTCTACTGGCTCTGTTGCTGTTGCTGCAGGAGCAAGCGTTGCACCAGTCAATTTCAGTTTCAAATATCGAATAATATCAGTAGGATTGTAGCACATAATATCAGTACTAAATCCAGTACCAATCCCCTTAGATCCATTGACCAATAACATCGGAATAATAGGCGCATAATATAGCGGTTCTACAAGCAGTCCATCGTCATTCAAATATTTCAATATTTTATCATCGGTTTCCGGGAATATATTACGCGTGATTTTATTCAGAAGGGTGTAGATATATCTTTCAGAAGCACTATCCTTTCCACCAGACAGACGAGTACCGAATTGTCCGTTAGGCATCAACAGGTTGATATTGTTCGACCCGACAAAGTTTTGCGCCATTCCGACTATCGCACCATTTAACGACGCCTCGCCATGATGATATCCAGAATGCTCAGATACATATCCAGTAAATTGTGCAACCTTAATTTCTGTCGTCAAATTCTTTTTAAAAGCCGAATACAATATTTTCCGCAAACTAATTTTCAGTCCATCCATCAAATTAGGAATACTTCTATCGCAATCGTATTTTGAAAAGTGGATAAGTTCTTTATTAATAAATTCCTCATAAGGAACCATCGTCTGATTTGTATCCAAATAACTTTCTCTATCATACCCACCCAACCATTCCTTTCTATCATCAGCACGTTTTTTATTGAATACCATATCGATCGCATCATCACTTACTTGACCAGTATGCTCGAATCCAACCAATTTTTTATGCGCAAAATATTCTTTAAATTCTTTACCAGTACTGGTACCCAACCCTTTATAATATTTAATTTTCCATCCCTTGGATCCACCATTGGACCCATTAGAATCATTATCCTCTTTCCAAGATTGATACTCGCCTTCGCTATAAAATATCATTTCTTGTGCGCCTTTTCTCGCCTTCAAAATAGGAGTATTCATAAAACCGATAAATCCAGGAATGTGTGACAGAGTTGGCCATTCTGATTGGAATAAATTAATGCATAATCCTTTGATATGTGATCCATCTAAATCCTGATCAGTCATAAAGAGTACACGACCATAACGTAGTGACTTGTTCACATCATTTATAGACGCATATTCTTTACCTGTTTCTAGTCCTAGGATTTTTTTGATTTCGGCGATTTCTTTATTTTCCGCAATTTTCTTGACGAGCTCGCCACGCACATTCAATATCTTTCCCTTCATAGGATAGACACCAATCGTGTTCCTGTCTTCGGAAGACAATCCAGAAACGATACCGGCCTTTGCTGAATCTCCCTCACAAAAGATGATGATACATTGGCTCGATTTTTCTGTTCCAGCCCAGTTCGCATCAATGAGCTTAGGAATGCCGCGAACATTCTTGGATTTGGTACCATCTGTTTTCTTTGCAGCCTTATTCTCTTTTACTTCTGTAAGGGCACATGCCGCATCCATCACACCCATCTTTGCCAATTTTTCAATAAATTTATCACTTACTGAGCATGTAGACCCGAATTTTGCAGAAGGTGTATTCATAAAATCTTTGGTCTGGCTATCAAATGATGGATTTTCAATATCACATCGCATGAATAAGATGAGCTGTTCTTTGATGCTATTGGCATTTACAACAACCTTCTTCTTCTTTTCAATATAGGCAACTAATTTTCTCGTAATTTGATTCAGAACAAACTCCACATGCTTTCCTCCTTTGGCAGTATGAATTCCATTTACAAATGACACGTGGATGAATTCATGGGTTGGTGACAACGCTACTGCGTATTCCCAACGAGGTCCTGCCTCCTCATACACACGCTGAACCGCATCTTTACCACCCACATACATATCGATATATTGTTGGAAATTTTTAACAGGAATAATCTGGGAATTATATTTGACCTTTAATGATTTATCTGTGACAGCGGCGACATCGAATACACGTTTCCTCAAGAGTGCAATGACATCTGGCGTTAGACCGGGGATGCCTAGGCGAGCATAATCGGGTTTGAATACAATCTTGGTATATGGTTTGCTTTTGCACTTGGTAATACTCGGTTTTTCAATCACATCTAAATTATTGCGGAATTCTTGGGTGTATTTCAGACCACGCACATGGTCGATGGTTTCAATGTATCCGTAAGTCGACCAAATCAACACTAATTTAAATCCAAATCCATTTTTACCCCCGACAATTTTTTTCTCTGTTTTATCGTAATTTGTAGAGGTTCTAAGATGACCGAAAATGAGCTCTGGAATCCAAATATTGTATTCGGGATGTTGAGCAATATCGATCCCATTCCCGTCATTCGTCATAGTAATAGTTCCGTCATCCTGAATAGATATGTCAATGTATGTGACAGGTAAGCTGTTAGGAATAGAATTATGTTCGGCTTGTTGCATGCGGATGACATGATCGCGGCAGTTGACGATACCCTCATCAAACAATTTGAATAATGCTGGAATGTAGGCGATATTTTTTTCCACAATTTTATTACCCTCGTCGTTTAGAATCCACTGGACTGATTCGATGTGTTCAACGGACCCAATATATGTGTCTGGATTGTCCAGAATATGTTGTTTGTCTGTCTTTTGTTGGTATTTATTCGCTAAAATAGTATCTTTTGCATTCATTGCACTCATTTCTTAATAATATATCATTCCACTTTAGATTTAAATTAATTTCAATTTTATTAAAAAAGAAATGTATTGCAATGAAAATGTAAATTAGAAATAAATGTGATATTATATTATAACAATACTAATTATGCCTTTATTTTTTGGCCCAGGAAATAATTCATTTGCGAGGTGCATAAAAAATTGCAATATTAATAAACATAATGATATTATTTTACCTTTACCTAATATTACAACATATGGATCACCTATCATAACTAATTATCCTAATAATTATGTGTCGTATACGTTTCCAGTAGGAACAGGCGCTTTTATAACAAACACAAATATGACGATAAATTTTCTAATAGTTGGGGGTGGTGCGAGTGGTGGATCTAACAACTTTGGACTAACTAGTACTGGTGGTGGAAGTGGTGGTATAATGCAAGGAACTATAGATATAAGTGCAAATATTCCTATTATTGCAATAGCTGGTAGTGGGGGTGGTCCTATAGGGGACGGAATAGGTATAAACGGAAATACTTCCGGAATAGTAAACGGAGCTAATTTTGGTCAACAAATAATAGCTGGACATGGAAGTTTCGGAGCATTCCCTTCACAATCAAATAGTAACACTTATAGTGGAGCAGCTACTATTATATTGGATGCTCCAGGATTACCTGGGGCTGTAAGTCCAGGTACTGCTGTACCTGGTTACCCTGGTCAAAATGGTCAAAATATTAGTTTATATGGAGGATACACTACTATATTGTGCTCATCTAGTGGTGGTGGAGGAGCTGGTGGTGTTGGTAATAATGGTGGTTTAGGCGGTACTGGGGCGGGAAATGGTGGAAATGGTTCTTTTGATGCAAGTGGAAATGGTACATCTGCAACATCTTATGGAAGTGGGGGTGGAGGTGGTGGAAGTCCAAGCGCAAGTGTATCTTATAATTTATATGGGGCTGGTGCGGATGGTGTAGTCATTATTTATTTTCAATATCCGACGATACCAATCTACAATATTACATGTCCGCCATATAAATGTCCTGAACCAATAAATAGTAAAGTATTGAATAGCAATGCGGACGTAGACCAGACATTAACGCAAACAAATCGTGTGGTGAATGCAATAAGAACATCGCCTGGAGGAACTATACAATTTGGCAATAGTGCGACAACAGGAACCTTAAATAGAACTCAATATTTAGGTAGATATGAAGGTCAACCGGGAGGGATTGGAAGATTAAGTGGTAAAAATAAATTTTAGAGGAGGTATATATTTTGTGCGTCATATATTTTCCATATATTCGTAGTATGAAAACTTCGGCTAACGCCTACGTTTTCCTACAAACATCTATTTTCCTCCATATATTTCTAAAAAAAGAAAGGTATAGCAATAACCATTTCATTATTATTATTTTCTCTAATAATAGTATAATGACTCGTTATACTAAAGACGCACAAGGAATGTATCATATTCATGGTAAAAAATATGAGATGTTGGTTGGATCAAGAGCCCAAGTTGTTCATGGAACCGCATACAAAACTACCGGTGGACTTAAGAAGGATAACCTCTTGCAAAACAAGAATGGACGCATAGTTTCCAAATCTAAGCACCATAGTGCCAAGAAAGAAAAGCGTTTAGTTAAGGCGGGGTATGTCACCAAGAAAGGTAAATTCGGATTTATCAAGGTTGGTTCTAAATCGAGAAGATCGCGATCCAATAAACGAGGTGGGAACCTCATTGGATCCGAAATAAATGCCGCAACTACAGGGTTGGCGGGTGGACGCAAGACACGAAGACGACGATAAACGTTTTGCATGAAAACGTAGTTTGTCAGAATAATATAACAACTTTATTATGTCATGTGTAATCTAATTACACATTACATAGTCGCATTGCATAGTCGCTGTAGTTATGCCATATACCAGTTACTAGAGATAAAGGTATCAAATTCAATAAATTCCGAAAAGGTGATATCCAAATATTTTTCAAAATAACGTTTACTGACGACGAATTTCGAAGAATTAGATGCCGTTTTATTTTTAGTACAATAATTGAAATAATTATCGTAAATTTCATCAAATGGTACTAAGTGGAGTAAATTTGTATTTGAACTCGCTGCATTATTACTAGTAGTGGCCAATAATTGTGTCTTTGTAATGGCAATAGATGCATTTATATCGATCAATTTATCCCATAAAATACAAGAAACATTTAGCACATATTTCTTTTCTATAATTTCGATAGTTGGAAAAAAATGTTTTATAATTTTTAGCACATCATGTTCACCAATAGTTCCACTAGAGCAACAATTATTTGATTTATTATATGCCCATTTTTTAAATAAATCACACAATTCATCTATTTCAAATTCATTGTCGAATTCATTAGGTTGTGTAACAGAAACAATAATATTTTTTTCCCAAAAACGAATAAAGTCACTTACTACTGGTAAATATTTACTAGTTACATTGTAAAATGTGTCAGCAGCAGAATCATATTGTAAACGTTCGGTTAATAAAATTTTCAATGCACTAGAATACATCATATTTGGTAGAGAATTCGCTGAAATGTATTGTTTCCACATGTAGTGCATATTTTTCCAATTGATACTAAACTTGGATGGAGTAGTTGGTGCGGGTGTAGGTGCGGGTATAAGTGTAGGAGTAATAGATGTATCATTATCTATTGTATTTGTCGATACCACATTATCTATCGAGTTTTTACAAAAATTGTCAACTATGCTATTTATGTTATTATTTTTCAAATATAGGGTGTAGTTATTTAGGGATTCGTCGGTATTATGATTCATAAAATTTTCAGAAGATCCATAACGATTGGAATAATGTGCTGCAACACATAATAGATCGAGCCCATTTTGTCGTAATATATCCTTCCATATATCAGCATCAATGTTATCACGTATTTTTAATAAACGACAATTTTCATAGTTATAATTTTCGTGATATTTAGTTACCAAATTATGAGTAATATTTTGTATTCCAATAGTGATATATGCAATATTTTCCAATTCCACTATAGTTTTTTTTGTTTTCGGTTTTGTCAAAAAAATGAGATTACTACTTTTTTTAAGAATATTGTCTCCAATAATAGTTAAAAAATATTTCACTTGATTTTTGGTTGTAAACAAAGTAGAGCACAATAACTTCAATATATGTTGAATCGTATCAGTTTCTGGTTTAAATTTTTCACTGAAAAGGTGGCGATCTTTAATCTGTTTAATAATGTTAATCTTTGTTTTGTATTTCCATTGCATCAACGTTCTATCATTAGAAATGGAAGATAGTAGTTGATATTGAATATCGTCTTCTCTCACCGCGCTATATTTTTGACCATTGTATTGATAAAAACAATTGTTATTTGGTAAATAAAAATATTGATTTTTGCTCAAAAATACCTGAATAAATACTTGTTGTTCATTGGTTAAAAAGTGATTACGTAAAACGCGTTTTTCATGATTTTTTGATTCGTTTTCAAGTGTAGATGGTAAAATGCTGGTTACATGAAAATGTAAACGTTGAGCCATATACGAATCATTTTCATATTTTTGAAATAACTCTTGGATTTTATTGAAATAAGTTTGAACGCTGTGCGTTGCTGGTAGTTGTAAGTCTGTCATTTAATAATAACATGTGTGTAAGTTTTTAAATACATTTTTATATTATATTTTTTTGTGGAGGTAAAAAGTACAAAACAATTCGTTCAAATTCGAAATATTAATATTTTCTAGACATAAGCATTTAAAGATTTTTGATAAAAATTAACTAATATGTCAACTTCTTCAAAGAGTTTTAATACAGATAATAATGTATTGACAATTAAAACTGTTCAAATTGCCCCTTTTAGAACACTCATGACGGCACTGAAAGACATTCTTTTAGAAACAAATATTAGTTTTCAACCGGATGGAATTCGTATTATTAATATGGACAAGTCGCACACTATTTTAGCGCATTTATTTTTGGAAGCGAAAAATTTCGAGTTTTATGAGTGTAAAAAAGAGAAAATTATTATTGGTGTAAATATGTTTCATTTATTCAAATTAATTAATTCGATAGACAATGATGACACATTGACTATTTATATTGAAAATGCGGATTATGCGGATGGGATCGTTTCTCATTTAGCATTGAAATTCGAAAACGGAGAGATTAAACAATGTAAGACTCAAAAGTTGAGATTGATTGAGCCCGAACCTGATGAATTGGAGTATCCTGATGTGAAATTTTCGTCGGTTATCAATTTACCCTCAGCGGATTTCCAAAAGATTATTCGCGATTTGTCGTGTATTTCTGACAAGTTGGAGATTAAATCGGTCGGTAATGAATTGATATTTAAATGTTCTGGGCAATTTGCATCGGCGGAAATTCATCGCGCTGAATCTGATGGGTCGATGGGATTTATTTTGAAGCAAGAGTCTAGTAAGGTGATTCAAGGTGAGTTTTCTTTGAAGAATTTAGGGTATTTTATTAAATGCACTAATTTGTGTTCTCAAATTGAGATTTATTTGGAAAATGATTTGCCTTTAGTGGTTAAATATGATGTGGCGTCGCTCGGAACGATACGTTTGTGTTTGTCGTGTCTTCCTTCTACGTAAACATATATCATTAACATTACTATACAAGCTAGAAGTTTTATCTATAGATGAATATATTATACTATCATATAATATATGTCAAATTACTCACAATATTTAAGTCAAATACAATGTTGTAAATCGAAGGGGGGTCCGTCTGGACCTAGAGGTATGCAAGGGCCACAGGGTCCTACCGGGCCACCTCCAACAATCACTGCCCTAGGCGACACAGGTGCTACAGGATTAGTATGGTATGACCCAGGAGCAAGTGCATGGCATTATGCTAATAAAACCTTTATTATAAACCATCCGTTAGAGAGCAATAAATACTTGGTGCATGCCTGTTTAGAAGGACCAGAATCGGGTGTATATTATAGAGGCAAAGGGGAAATAACGAATAACTACAATACAACTATAATGTTACCAGATTATCTTGAAAATTTGGCAACAGATTTTACTATTCAAATTACACATATTTATGATGGTAATACAAAGACATATAGTGCTTCCGAAATAATCAATAATGTCTTTTCAGTATATGGTGAAAATGGTAAATTTTATTGGATAGTACATGGTAAACGAGGTGATATCGCGATTGAACCATTAAAATCCGAAACGTCAGTAAAAGGCTCTGGACCATATTTATGGATGTAGTGTACCCAATAAATAAATTTCAATGATATAAAATATAACCTAATAGTAATATAATATGGCTTTTACCAGATTTCATGATGATCCATGTAGAGTAGCAAAACAATTACAACAATCAACAGATCAAGGAAGATGGATATTAAATGTGCCTGGAAATGGTGACAAACCATCCTACATGGCAGATCCACAAGTAAGAATTCAAACATGGGGAGGGAATTTAATGACAAATAGCATTAATTTAGAAAGTGAATTAAAAGGGGTGAATAGACCGCTAAGTAAAGATTGTTTAGGAAAAGACCAATATCAAAAATACAATGTGCCTACACAAGCGATTCAATACCCAACAAATACTTCAATGTTTACAGAAGAATCCCGCACTATTATGCCAGCATGGACTGCACGAGATTTAGAACAAGTAAATTGGTATATGTTGCCATTGAACCCACAAGAAAACACATGTATGTCGTTTGAGAATAATTTGAGTACACGAATTTTAGAGAAAGATAACTTTGTTGCCCAAGTGCCATGCACTTTTATAAATCCTACCAATTATTTGCCTTTACCATCTACCCCCGTAAAAGGTAAATATATAGGTGGAACGGAATTATGTACTAGTGATAATTCTTGTGATGCAATTCGATCAAAAAGGATTTTGAAAAAGGCAATGTAATGGAGGAATTTACACAGAATTAGAATTAGAATTAAAAGAAGAATTAGAAAAGTAATAAGTATTGTATTGAAAAAATATAATACTTAATATATATAACACTATGGAATTGGCTTTCCCTCTATTAGCATTAGCTGGAGCATTTGTAATAAGTAATCAATCAACATCTAGCAATTCACAAAAAAAAAAGAAAATAGAAAATTATACAAATATGGGAAGGCAACAGAATTATTTACCTAACACGAATATTCCGCCTCAAAATTATCCGGTTACCAATATTAAAGAATTAGTCGATACAACTACTAATTATCCCAATCCGAATCAAGCCTCTGACAAATACTTTAACCAAAATGCATACGAAAAGAAACAAAATGCAGGCGGCAAAGTAGGAGATCATATTCAGGAAATGTATTCATTGACTGGTAATTATGTAGATACCTCGAATTTTGAACACAATAATATGGTCCCTTTTTATGGAGGTAAAATTAAAGGCCAAGTTTATGGGGAAAATATGGCGGAAACAGTTTTAGACAATATGGTCGGTTCTGGATCCCAAATAATTAAAAAAATAGAGCAAGCGCCTCTGTTTAAACCACAGGAGCATATGCAGTGGTCAAATGGAGCGCCTAACATGAGTGATTTCTATCAATCTCGAGTAAACCCTGGAATGGTGAATAACAATGTGAAGCCATTTGAATCGATACATGTTGGGCCTGGTTTAGACAAAGGTTACACCGCAGAAGGCAGTCATGGTTTCAACTCTGGAATGGAAGCTCGCAATGTCTGGCTTCCCAAAACAGTAGATGAACTAAGAATTGCAACAAATCCGAAATTGGAATATACTTTAGACAATCATCAAGGTCCTTCTTACTCTCATGTTCAAAATGTAGGAAAAATAGGAAAGGTGGAGAAAAATCATCCGGACACATTTTTTATTCAAACACAGGATCGATGGTTAACAACAACGGGACAAGAAAAGGGAGAGATGCTTCGATCCATACAGGAAGATAGACCTACTACTAGAAGTGTTACTACGCAATCTTATGCAGGTGTAGCCGCCCCGACAGAAAAGAACGGGGGATATGCTCCTCAAAATTTCGAAGAAGCTCGACGAAATGAGTTGGCTACGAATGATGTAGGACATAGTTCCGCATCGAATCGTGGTCCACATACGGACAAAGATAATGCACATAAAAGTCATACCAATTACACGAATAATCGCGCCACGATGAGACAACCTGATACATTTAGGAGTGGATTTAGTGGGGCGATTGGGGCAGTTATTGCGCCGTTGATGGATGTATTTAGACCATCTAGAAAAGAAGAATATGGTTCTAATATTCGTGTCTATGGGGACGCCGTATCATATTCCGCTCAAAACTATGTTATTAATCCAAATGACGTGACTAGTACAACTATAAAACAAACCACACTATATCAACCGAACTTTTATGTTGGAAACCAAATCGAAGGCGGTGGATATATGACCGCAGAACAGCAGGCGATTGCGAATCAACGTGATAGCACTACGTGCGGGTCAATAGGAAACGCTGGTGGCGATGCAGCGAGATCAGGAAATATGAATTATTCCGCTGCCTATATGCAAACAAATAATGAATCTAAGGAGAAGTCTGTTGTTAGTAGAACCAATCAGGGAAATATGCAGGTATTCAATCAACAGATGAATGTGAATATTGCGCGAATTGATGGCGATCGCAATAACAATCGCATGTGGGCGCCTGGTCCAAATGGAAGTGGCCAAACACCTTTGGGAATGGAACAATATGGGAAGGTAAATGCTCCTATTGAAAATAGAAATATTGGATGTGAGAGAATTTCACCGGATCTCCTAGACGTTTTTCGGCAAAATCCTTATACACATAGTCTTACCTCAGCGGTATAATTTGTACGGCTATGATCCGAAGTTTTCTGGAGGACAAAAATATTATTCTCGTGTAATATTGATATAAAAAATAATTACATTATTATATCAATTATGTCATTAACTATTCATGAATCTATAATGGAAAAATTAAACTATTTTTATAAAATACATAAAATCCCGAATATAATATTTCATGGACAATCGGGAAGTGGAAAAAAATCCATAGTGCATAAATTCATAAATGTTATTTACAATGGAGACAAAGAGAAAATAAAAACCTTTGTAATGCATGTGAATTGCGCACACGGAAAAGGGATCAAATTTATTAGAGATGAATTGAAATTTTTTGCAAAGACGCATATCAATTCCAATGGCGGTGATGTGTTTAAAAGTATAGTTCTGTCAAACGCAGACAAATTAACTATTGATGCACAATCTGCCTTACGCAGATGTATTGAGTTATTCAGTCACACAACTCGTTTTTTTATAATAGTGGAAGATAAATATAAATTATTAAAACCGATTTTGTCGCGGTTTTGTGAAATATATGTACCAGAACCTGTCGTGAATGGACAGAGTATAAATCTATATAGGTATAATTTGGCAGAGACATTCAAATTAAAGGATGTAAAACAATTAAGAATAGAATGGTTAAAAAAGAATTTATTAAAAACAATGGCTCCTCTGATAGGGGATAGCGTTGATGTTGTTGTTACAGATAATCTAGCAGATACTGATAATAAAGTAGCAACAGGAGCAGGAGGAGGAGCACTTGATGAAAGCCTGTTATTATTTTCAACGAAACTATATGAAAAGGGATATAGTGGCATGGATTTAATTCAATTATTAGAAAACCATAATTTATTTACAAATTTAACGGATAAAAAGCGGTACGAATTATTATTTGCCTTTAATAAAGTTAGAAAAGAGTTTAGAAATGAAACATTGTTAATAATGTTTATTTTAAATTTTTTATATTTAAGTTTAGAAACCAGTTTAGAAAATATTAGCTTTATGTAGAAATGGATGACTTTTCAATTAGTTCTCTTCACGAGTCAAAAAACGAGTGGGGAAGTAGATTATTGACTATATTAACCCCCCTAATTAATGAAGGATTAAAATCAATATTTGATGAAGCCTTGAAATTATGCAAGGAAAACAATGAATTAGACAAATATTTAATGACCTTTCAAAATTTTATTAGCAGAATACCCAAATGGAATGCAAATATTATTGAAATTGAGCGCAAAAGAATTATAGAGAGAAGTGCTTGTGAATATTTAGAAGATTTGATAAAATGTGTTCATATTATTCAACTAAAATTATTGACTGCTATGAGAGCAGGACAAAAACAAAAGAAGATTGATATTAATATTCCAAAGTTGGATGATTTTATTCATAAAGTTTATATCAATGTTGCCCGAAAAATATATAAGAATGTGTATTTATTTGAAATCAATATTGCCCCGCTACAAGTGCAGAAAAATCATCGTGAGTTGGAAATAATAGTACAGGAATGTATATTGACTACTATTAGAGATAGTATTCCGGTTGAAACGATATTAAGGGCGTATATGGATGAATCTGTGGAAGAGGACGTTATAGAAGAAATCAAAGAGCAGTTGATTGATGACCCGAATGCGGTGAAACCTGTGACCGCAGCTGGTACCGCCAATGCCGTTCCTACACCAGCGCATATAGTAAGTGAACAACCTCCATATTCTCCATCTGTAGTAGAAACGTTTGCTACTACAAGCATGCCTAATCTAGAACCGGAAGACTTGTCATCTAAATTGTCATTTAATAATGTTGATTTTGTAAGAAATGAATTTAATGAAGAGCATGAGGTGGATGCTTCAAAGGATTACGAACGATTAGAACAAATCAGTAATATTAGAAATGCTGAGAGAAAGAGATTAGAATCCGAAGATGATGATTATGGTGGTGGTAGTAGCACTGGTCAGAATGTTAGATTAAACATTACCGATCAAAATATTCAATTGAATAATTTAGACATTCATGACATAGATCCTCCAGATATTAGTCTAATGCCAGATTTGTTATTTGATGTAGAAGTTTTAGAATAAAATATGTAGTAATATGGAGGAAAACGTAGACGACGCAGAGCGAGTCGAAGTTTTTTAATTATATTCCGTAGCTTTAGCGAAGGAATATGCGTAAAATAGTAATTAAGAAAGTACGATTATAAATATATTACATGTCTAATATATTTATTGTATCAGGAATTATAGCTGTTGTTTTTTTAATAGTAAAGTTTATTGAAATGAGATTTGTTGATAAGGAAAGTAAACCATTGAAATTTTTAATTCGAGATGCCCTATTAGTATATTTTAGTGTAGTTTCTGGAAGTTTTATTATTGATCAAGTGTCTCCAGTTATGCAGGAGGTTGGTGAAAACATTACAAACCCAGCTGTTTTTACTGATAATCCAGGATTCTAACGCCCACTAAACACTTTAATAGCTGGTAAAGTTATTTTGTTCATTTGTTTATCATTACAATAATTATGATATGTGTAACCCCATATACTATAATTAAATATAGATCCAAATATAGAACCTTGAGTACATATTTTCGGATATTCAATATAAAATAATATACCCATGATTCGTTCAAGTGAACATCTATCGTCCCTTTTTTTTACAACATGTAATAAATTAAATAATTTATATTTATTTTGTATAAATGTAAGAAATTTGTAATTAATAAATGATTGACATCCGAAACATCCATACCAATCGGAGTTGTTATTGTTTACATTTAATTGCAATGAAGTAAAAGGAGTACTATTATGTATTTTTATTAATACGTTTTGATTATTGCTCAAATAATTCGCAATTCTTCTCGTATTATTAATATTTTCACTTTTACACTTGTCAAAGTGCCATAACGGAATCACGTTCATTCCCATATTTTCCAGTTTATTAAAATTAATTTTTTTTTGAATAAATACGCTATCATGTAAAATAACAGCATTGTCAAAGTAATGATATTTGTGGAAATAAAAATAGGGTAATAATTCACCGCGTTGAGGAAATTCCGACTGAACTATCTCTACATTGTCATATTCGAAATCAGCTTGTACATATTCTTGATTACTATTATCATCAATAACTATGATTTTTTCAGTGTAGAATTGTCTAATACATTTGATACATTCATTCCAATATTTATTTGTGACTACAGAATGTACATATCTTGTTAGAATAAACCCAAATGTCATATTATGTAATACATTATAAAATGACATTTATTTTGTGGAGGAAAACGCAATCTATCGTTCGCCTACGGCGAGCAGCTAAAAGATGGTATTTCATCAATGTCCATAATAGTCGCCGTTTTGGAAATCATATTTTTGGTTACAATAAACGATACAAATTCCGGACGATTTAATTGATTTTGTGGGGTATGATTGTGTACACATCTTGCAATCATTTTGTATAATTTGAAATCGGGATATCGTTCAACACCCGTATTCTTGTATAAAATATTACTTCCATTATCATCTAAACACCATTCCATAACCAATTTTGCAATGGGATCTTCTTTTATAATATCCGCCATATCATCTATATCATCAATGACGTAATCGAATATAGAACACGCTAATCTACATAAATCGAAACTATAATTGGGTTCTAATCTAGGTTTCTTCTCGTTAAAATAGGGTTCTGTATTATATTGTGTTGCTGCATCAGCCCCATTTTGAAAGCTATCGCTGCAAAATATTTTGCCGTCATATTTGTAAATTCCTCTACCGAAATCAATGATTTTAAATATACGACCAAATGTGGGGACTTTGTAATATTTCTTCTTATAACAATAATATATGAATTCCACATCTGTTGTATTATACATGACATTGTTTGTGTGCAAATCGTTGTGTGTAAATGAAAACGCCTTTTGATATGTTATTAAAATCATAATAATTTGCATAAATGCGGATAACCATTCATCATCTGATAAATCTTCATTAACAATGAGAGAATCAAATGTATTTTCACAATATTCCATGCAAATAACATTCACCGGAAATTCTGGTAATGTCGCGTCAATACGTTCTTCTTCAAAATCACTAATATCTTCATCATCCTCGCTATCAGACATGTCTTCCCACTCTTCTTTTCCTTCCTCTCCTTCTTTTTCTTCTTCTTCTCCATCCTTTTCTTCCTTTCCATCCTCTTTTTCTATTCCATCGCTTTCGCTACCAGTTTCATCATCATTTCCACCATCGCATTCGCCTTCGTTACCAGAAGATGTGTGGGATGTTCTTGATGAACAAGTAGATCCCGATTTAATAGTGGCCGTTTTAGAATCATTTATCTTTGAAAATTCGAAGGAATTTGTCATGTCTACTAAATCCAATGAACTTTCTTTTAGGTCATCCAAGGTCATATGTTCTTTTACAGATCCAGAACCAGATCCAGAACCAGATTCAGAATCAGTAACAAATACGTTATCAAATAAGTCGTCATGTATCGATTTAACAGAGGACATTGATTTATTGCTCGAGGTGTGATCTATTTTAAGATGAACTAGTGGTTTGGGATTATCCTCATCTTCTTCGTCGTTATATAAATGTTCATAATCTTCTACTTGAAATAATACATTCTTGTTTTTAATGAAAAAATCGGATTTACATAAATAGTCCAAATCATCAATCACGTTCAATTTAAATGAATTTTTGATACCTAAAAAACTACCATAATAATCAACCCCGTGTGCAAAATTATATTTATGAATGAGCGTGCTAGATAAGAATGAAAAAAATCCATCTACATAGGCGGAGTTATTGGGCTCCAAAACCTTTGCATTGATGGTTTCATTTGTTGAATCCAATTGTGGTAATTGAAATAGTGATTTATCAGTTAAGTCATATTTTCCTACTAGAAATTTAAATGGATCTAATAGCGGGGCCATTTTGAAAAAGACACTCTTCTTTTTGATTTTATTAGTAGTTCCATTTTTTAAGCTACATTTGAACAAATTATGGTTGTCCTCGTCGTTTTCTACTATGTTTGTGATATGCCATTTGTGATTCATATTTATTGAGTTGTAATTCGTCTCATTCAGAGAGAAAAAACGTTGATAAATGGGTATGTAGTTTTGCATGTTAGAGAGATTCGTCAACTCTTTTGATGCAAAAGCCGTAAATAGTTCAGTATTCTTCCTTTTCTCATAGTTGATCGTCATAGTTGTTTGGGATATAAATATAATATAAATTAAACTTATATCCATTTTTTCCTTAATTGATTATTATTTATCTTCTAGATTTGCAAAAAGCATAAAAATAAAATATTATAAATTTATACATGGTGATGGATCCAAATGGATCAGTGATCATAAAATGGTTATAACCGATATTTTGGTTTAAAAATATATAGGTATGTTATATTAGTATGGATATTAGTATGGATATCGCTGAATTGCTGCAAAAGATTAGTTTATTAGAAGAAAAAAATACGTCGCTTCAGACAGAGCTAAATGCTACCAAAGAGCATCTTAAAAATTATACGGCGCCTGCTAGATCTAAAAAATACTATGAAAATCATAAGGTTGAAATCCAAGCTCGAGCTAAAAACAAACCTATTCCACCCGATAAGAAAAAAGAATACAATGCTAGTTACTATTTACGGAAAAAATTGAAGGCGGATGGAAAGATTGAGGAATAGAGATATTAAGGTGTAGTGCGAGAGAATTACTTAAATAATAATATTTAGTAATTATATAAGAATGACAAAATGTGGAAACGTTGAATGTGGTAAAAAGGCTACATTTGGAATAACTGGATCAAAAGCTACATATTGTTTAGCTCATAAAGAGGTAAATATGGTGGATGTTGCCAATAAGACATGTGGTTGTGGAAAGCATCCTAGATGGAACTTAAAGGGACTGCCTGCAAAGTACTGCACCTCGTGCAAAACAGACGATATGATTGAACCAAATAGAAAATTATGTTCATGTGGAGTAAGACCACATTTCAATTTTGAGGGATTAAAAGCGGAATTTTGTAAATTATGTAAATTGGGTGGCATGATAAATGTAGAAGATAAACGATGTGTATGTGGTAAGACTGCAAGTCCGTCATTTAATTATGAAGGATTGCTTGGAAAATATTGCGGATTGTGTCAGTTAGATGGTATGATAAATGTAAAACGTGTAAAATGTATAAAATGTGCATGCGGTGTCAGTTGCAACTTTAATTTACCTGGTCTAAAACCCATATGTTGTGCTAGTTGTAAAACACCTGGAATGATAGATTTGGTACATAGATTATGTTTTTGTGGAAAAGCTCAATCAAATTTTAATTATATTGGTTTGCCTGGTGATTATTGTTCTAAATGTAAGCTTGAAGGAATGATTGATATACGTAATAATAGATGTTTTTGTGGAAAATCTCAACCTACCTACAATATAGAAGGATTGTATGCTCGGTATTGTATAAATTGTAAAGACGAAAATATGATAGATGTTAGGCATGCGAAATGTAAAACCTTATTTTGTAATATACGTGTCCAAGAGAAATATGAAGGATATTGTTTACGATGTTTTATCCATACGTATCCAGATAAAGTAGTTGCAAGAAACTACAAGACAAAAGAATTTGCTGTGGAGGAATTTGTAACAAATACATTTCCGGATGTTTCTTGGATAAATGATAAAATTATAACTGATGGTTGTTCAAAAAAACGACCAGATATGCTATTAGATTTAGGATATCATGTAATTATAGTTGAAGTAGATGAAAATCAACATAAAAAATATGATTGTTCATGTAGCAATAAGCGGCTTATGGAATTATCACAGGATGTAAATCATCGACCTATAGTATTTATTCGAATAAATCCTGATGAATATTTATCCCAATCAGGTGATAAAATAAAATCATGTTGGGGAATTACGAAACAGACAGGTATTTGTAAAATTATAGATCAAGAAAATTGGCAATCCCGTTTAGAAAGTTTGCAAAAACAAATTGAATATTGGAGTAATCCAGAAAATAAATCAGAAAAAACTATAGAAATAATAGAGATGTTTTATGATCAAAATCTATAATATAACATGCTGCGAGCCATAACCATTGCAAATGTAGATAGTTGAAAGTTATGCGTATTATAAATATTAAAAAAAAATTTATATAATTATATATATATTTTTTATGAGTCTCGAATTAAAACGATTTCAAATGAGTAGCATTAGCTTTAAAGCTACAGAAGCAAGTGGTCCGGTTGTAGTTTTTATAGGTAAAAGAGGATGCGGAAAATCATACCTTGTAAGAGATCTTTTATATTATCATCAGGATATTCCAATAGGAGTTGTAATTGCGGGCACAGAGGAGGGAAATGGTTTTTATGGAAAAATGGTACCCAAATTGTTTATCCATAATGAGTACAATACTGCGATCATAGAGAACATATTAAAGCGACAAAAATCTGTATTGAGACAAATACGAAAGGAAATGGAGACTTACAAACGAAGCACAATAGACCCGCGCACTTTTGTTATTTTAGATGATTGCCTTTATGACGCTTCATGGACGAAAGATAAGATGATGAGATTGCTCTTTATGAATGGACGGCATTGGAAGATCATGTTAATCATCACAATGCAATATCCGTTGGGAGTTCCTCCGAATCTCCGCACGAATATCGACTATGTTTTTATATTAAGAGAGCCATATATCGCAAATCGGAAACGCATTTTTGACAACTATGCTGGCATGTTTCCGACATTCGAGTCGTTTTGTCAGGTGATGGACCAGTGCACCGAGAATTTTGAGTGTTTAGTGATCAACAACACATCCAAATCGAACAAAATAACGGATCAGGTGTTTTGGTACAAGGCTGATAGTCACAATGACTTCAAATTGGGGTCAAAAGAGTTCTGGGATTTGTCGAAAGATATACAATCGGATGAAGAAGAGGAGAAATATGACCCAAACAATGTCAAAAAACGCGGTCAAGGACCCAAAATCAATGTCAAAAAGAGCAAATGGTAAGTGGTAAGTATAAAATCTCGCTTATCATTTTGGATGAGCAAGATTTTTATAGGACCGCTTTTGTAAATAAAATTGAAATATAATTTATTATATTAACAAAATTAATATAATAAGGTTGTATGAGCGAATTTACAAGAAATTTAGATGAATTATTATATTTGTCAGGAACAAAAAAGAACATGGTAAGACACCTAAGAAAAAATTATAGAGAAAATATTCATTATATTAATTATATAGTTGAAAAAGATAATTTTAAAAATACACCACAAAATGGTGGTCAAAATAAAATTGTATTTATGCTTACTGAATCAGTGTATGAATTATTAAAGAATTCATATAATTTGAGAAATAGATATATTGTAGATATCAGTGATAAAGTGAAATATGTAAATATTGGCATGTGTATTGAAAACCAAACTATAGGATTTATTGAGAATGCATACAGCAATATGTTAAATGTAAAAAGGCAATATGGATTTGGTAAATATAGAGCAGATTTGTATTTTATTGATTATAAATTGGTAATTGAGTGCGATGAAAATAATCACACTGATAGAGATGCTATACAAGAAAAGGTTAGGGAAGACTATATATTGTCATTAGGAAATAAAATTATTAGATACAATCCAAACGCAAGTTCATTTGATTTATCTAACGTATTGAGAGAAATAAATGTGATATTATTTTCAGGTAAACTATAATCTTGCTTTTATAAATCTCGATTTTTATATAATAACCAAGATAACAACTTAAAGAGTATCCTCTTATACATATTATAATAAGATGCAAGAGTTAAACATCGTTGAACTTATTGAAAAGAACCCCATAGCCAGGCTGTCAAATGTCTACAATAATAAATTATTAACAAGAATAAAGGAAAATTTTACTAGTTTTGAACAACAATTATTCGTAAGTAGTTTTTATTGCTACTTAAATTATGATAAAAACATGGATTTTGTCGTTGATTTAGATAATCTATGGAAATGGTTAGGGTTTTCTACTAAACAAAATGCTATAAGAATGATAGAAAAACATTTTAAGATTGACATAGATTATAAAAATCTTGCTCACGCAACTTCGGAAGCAGTTTTTGAACAAGGATCGGTGCTTACCAATTTGGATAATCACGAAAATTCGACTAATTATATTATTAAGCAAGATGAAAAATGGGGTGGTCAAAACAAGCAAACTATCATGCTAACCATTAAGTGCTTCAAATCGTTATGCTTAAAAGCACAAACAAAAAAAGCGTCAGAAATCCACGAATATTACATGAAGATGGAAGAAGTCATCCATAAAATAGTAGAAGAAGAAACCGACGAATTGAGACTCCAATTGGAACAAAAAGAAAATATCATAATCGAAAAAGATAACACAATACAGAATACAAAAAAAGAAAAGCAACGAGCTGTCGAACAGGCAACAATCGTTCAATTTCCAGTGAATACAGAATGTATCTATTTTGGAACGATAAATAATACAAATGAGGCGTCAGAGAATTTAATCAAATTTGGACATACAAACGATCTCGCGACAAGAGTGGTAGACCATCGCAAGAAGTACGACAATTTTATATTGGTTGCGGCGTTTAGAGTTCAAAATAAAGTCGAAATAGAGAATTTGATCAAGACATATCCCAAGATCAAAAGACAAATTCGTAGCATTGAAGTAAATGGAAAAAACAAGACCGAAATTGTCGCGTATGACAGCACAAATTTTACGATTGAAAAATTTTCCAAGCATATAAAAGATATCATTCATTCAAAAACATATAGTATCGACAATTTCAATAAATTGATGCAACGAAATGACGAGTTGGAAAACGAGAATAGAGATTTGAAAGAAAACATGGAAAAGGATAAAACAATGATCAACAAACTAACTCTGGAAATCAATGGAATGCGAGAAATCATAGAGAACCAAAAAACGTCCATTGCGAGTGCAAGTATGGAGACCCAGTCTGTATATCAAAATGCATTACTACCAGAAGACGAATTGACGCAAAAATTCAACGAATTCATTGAACAAATGTGCATAGTTAGAAGTGATGTGGAGGAGTCATCGGTAGATATGGAGGGGCAATATCGTATATGGTGTAAAACAAAACCAAAGAAGGAAATATTTCATGCACTGAAGCATTATTTGGATACAAGATTCAAGGCAGCCAGAATTTCAAAACAAGAGAAAGATCAGGTGGTACATGGATATATTGGAGTGAAACTTAAGAGTATTGAATATAAAAAGAAGTATGCTGCGAATGATGTGGAAACATGTCTATTTGAAGTATGTCGATTTTCTTCTAGCGGAAAAATTTTGAATTCAGTTTTACTCCAAGAGTATCAAAGATGGAAAAAAAGTCTAAACAAGGAAGTATCCGACAATGATATGAAAGACATAAAAGATTATTTGAATTCTTGTGAGTATGCATTAAAAGCGGTAGTTTGGACGGATCAGGGTTCAAATGAAGGATATTATGGATTGTCGTTGAAGAGCAGTGAACACAAACATAAAAAGACGTCGTCTACTGGTAAAAGAGTGGAGAAGAGAGAGGTGGGTACAGATCAGGTGCTGTCTACATGGGAAACGATCGCAAAAGCTGCGCAATATGAGAGTGTATGTGCATCAAAAATGAGTCTAAGTATTAAAAACAAAGTGGTGTATAAAGGGAATTATTACTATTGTACTGCGACAGCATAGTGTAAGTTTACATTACTATTTAAAAAATAGTAATATAATATAAGAAAGAATGGAAGATGGTATTGAACAAAACATTTCGCAATTACCAAAAATAGTAAAATCGGTAACAACTATTGTTACACCCACTGCAATAAAACAAGAACAAGTTCAAGAACATGAAAAACTTATAGTCATCGCCCAGTCTATCCCACCAATCAAAAAACCGATTACTCCACCTTTTTCTTGGCAAAGGGACCACTAATCAACTCACTTTGTCCATTATCGGTTTTCCCCACAATAATGTTTTCACCATCGAATAACTCAGCACGAATATCAGCGGCGGAAATAGTGTCGCTTTCTTTTTCATTCAATGCGGCCTCTTGGGTGTTCATGTGTCCAACGCCAACCAAATTACCTTCCGCATCGATATTCTGTGTCAAAGAAGCACCCGTTTTCTCAGCCAATTTGATATTCTCATCAATAGCCTTCTTCTTTGTTTCCTTTACACGCTGTTCGAATGCGGTTTTAGCAAAAGATTCATTCTTGGTCTTCTCATGCATAAGTTGGTTTAGCTCATCTTCAATGTATTCCACACGACCCGTCTTGTAAGCCTCGGGGTCCCAAGGCATCCAAAGACCAACAGGGCCAACAAATACGTCATGATTGGGGTCCAACTCTCTCAACATCTTGCATCGGAGTTCAGCCTCTTCAAGAGTGGGGTATACACCTCTCACCTTTAGTCCTCGAGTAGATGTTTGGAAATTATATTTTACGTTAAACGCGTTTTCCAAATCTTCCTCATTTTGATCCAAAAAGGTCTTGTATTCGTCATCCAAACTGCTTTTAGCGATAGTCGATTGCTCTTCTTTAATAAATTCTTGGTAGTCTTTAGTAATATCATCAAAAGTAAGCTTGTATTTAAATGAAATAAAACTCAGAAACTGGACAAACTTCTCCATACTTTTGGAAAACTCCCACTTTTGCAAAAATTGTTCAAAAAAGAATAGTTCCTTTTGTTTCACAATTTTTTCAGGAGAGACGAAGGAAACGCATACGAATTTTTGTCCAGCTACAGGCTTATCTTCCTCCAACAAGTCCACGTATTTAGGATTGGGGTTGCCATTTTTGTTCATTTTCTTTTCGAAACTGATAGAAGATTTAGGGGCTTGTTCTTTGGAATTACTCATTTATAAATATATTTGATTCGTTACTTTTAAGTTTATTATGAAACAATATATTTTTTTCTATATAATTAATATAAGTATGTTTGATGTCGTTGAACTTGTAAAAAGAGTCCTCAAATATTTATTTGAAGGTATTATCGTGGCGATTGCTGCTTTCGTCATTCCTAAACGCTCATTGAACATTGAGGAGATCCTACTTTTGGCTCTTACTGCCGCTGCAACTTTCTCTATTTTGGATACATATGCACCCAGTTTTTCTCCCTCCGTTAGAGGTGGTGCTGGATTTGGTATTGGAGCCAATTTGGTCGGATTTCCCGGAGGTCTTTAAATATGTAGGTTATCGGTTTTAGGTAAGCAAAATAATATGATAAATAAATATCATATTATATAAATGACGCGACGAATAAAACCCAGAAGGAAAACCAATAAAATAGTGCAACTTCAAGGTGGTATGTGGAATTGCAATACGGGTGAGGAATTGACTGCCAAGAAACGTTCACTATCAATAAAAAATAAAAATAAACAAGTTGGTGGAGTGAGGGTCAAAAAAAATGGGACAAAAAAACAACGAAAACACCCTAAAAAACATAAAGGAGGGTATTTTGCAGGTGAAGGAGCATTTGGGGTATTATTTAATGGTCCAAGACTTCCATGTGCCGCTGGAAATGATGGACCAGAGGAATCGATAGATGATGTTCAAGGCGAAGAAGAAATGACACAAGTAGGTAAGATTTATGAAAATGAATTAGAAAATTCTAGATTGCTGGATACATCGAGTAAAGCAGCGCAAGAAATGGATGTTGTCAAGAGATTGACAGACGGAGGATTTAATATAGCCGAAATGTCTCGCTATTTTATTTTGCCGATTAAAATGTGTCAAATCAATAGAGACGCATTAGGACGAATACCATATAATGCTCCATATAATAATCCAGCATGGAGGTTTAGTCGAGATGGATTGAGACAAAGCAGCCAAATACTTAATTCAACAAATCAACTGCCTCGTAATTGGAATACGATGGTTGTTTCAAAATTAGGGACATCAGATATCGCATCCATTATTACCAATTCGGATTCAAATCCAATAGATGATATTAACTTGGTTGACAATTTAACCAAATTACGAAACGTAGTAATAGGTGTACAAAAAATACAAGAACGTGGTTTTATTCATGGAGATCTAAAGGCAGTTAATATTATTGCCATTGATGGAACATTTAAAATAGGCGACAATTCAGATCTGAGATCTATCGCGAATGAAAAAACAGATATGTTAAATATGCCAGAAGCATTTGAATACTATGTTTGGCCTTCCATCGTAGTATATAGCGTTTTTTTTATACCAAAAAAACCATATAATGCAGCTTCTCCATATAAAAATGCATCAGAATACTCCACTAACGTTCCGTATTCTGGGTCTGCAACTACACCTTCGGTTCCGTTGCATCCCCTAGATACTACGAAAGTAGTAATGAAAAATCCTAGGGATATATTGGAAAATTTGTATATGAACCAAAATTCTTTTAATGATGACAGCATACGCGTTAGAATGTATCAGTATTTGGTTGAACCTTTTAACATAATATCAGATATAGGATTTACACCAGAACAAGTAGAAAAAACTACCAAATATTCAAAAACATTAGTAGGTCAAAAATTGTTCAATTATGACTTATTACTACACTCAAATTTTAGCACATATAATAGCGCATCGAAATTTAAAAGCGCATTATCAACTAATGATGAAGGTATCCGAAATTATCTAAGGTCGTTTAACCTAATAATGCAGAGCTTCACAGATATGGCAAGTCAAAAAATGGACTTATTAAAGCGAGTAGATATTTATTCACTCGGTTTAGTAATTTTAAAATGTGTTGGAGAATATATCAAATATAAAACAAAATATGCTGAACAAGTATTAAACCCTGATGTTATAATACAGCTTTATGATTTAGTGTATTTGTGTTGTAACCAAGAAGGATTTTGTCCAGATATTAATGCTATAGTGGAAGAATATGATCGCATTTTAACAGAATTGAGGCCTGCGTCAGCACCTGAGCCATCGCCTCAGCCATCGCCTCAGCCAACCCCTCAGCCATCGCCTGAACCATCGCCAGTACTTTCACAAGATAATATGCAAACAGAGAATGATCAACCACCATCACCTTTCTCCTAGTAATATTCCTTCGGCTGGCGCCATCGTTGCGTAAGGAATATAGTCGGAAAACTTTGACTCGCTACGGCTGCCTCCTTGCTACGCGGTAACTACGTTTTCCTCAAAAAACTAAATAGTAGCAATAAATTCCCAATCTAATTCCCCGCAAATCTTTTTCCATATGGTATCTTGTTCAATCAATTTTTCTCTATCTTTCAACATGGGTATTTCCGGCAAATAATGTTGCTCCCCCAGCAATTCAAATAATTTAAATAAAACATAATAATAATGCAAAAAATTAACGCGATAATCGGGGCAATGTTTTGCATACGGATATTGTATTTCCATGAAAAAATTGCACAAAGTTTCCTCCAAATCTTGTGATATTATCGGTGGTTTGATGCCCAATTTATCTTTGATAAAATTGATGTGTTCATAATACTTATTATAGCCCAGTTTTTTCAACAATTCCTTTACCTTATAATATGTAAGTTTTTCAAGATCAATGCGTTCTTTTTTAATTTGTAGTTTCAAACTTTCAATCACTTCAACAGGAATTTGCGTAGTTTCCTTTCCCTGAAATTGTGCCAATATTTCCTTAAAATGATTGATTTTTTTATAAGCGTAAAAGCATACCTCTTTGGGTGGTTCTTTATACGAAGGTTTTTCGTTTTCAATCAGGTATGGAACATTCGTGGAACATATATTACAAATTAATACCCCTTCATCATCCATGGGTATTAATTCGCCTTTATAACAAGATTGACATATATCTGTAGAGGTAATAAATGAATTAATGTCCAAGAAAGACTCGTCGATGTTACTTAAGTATTTTTGGAAAATATTATTGTTTTTATTTTCAATGACATTTACATTTTCGGTTTTAATTTTAAAGAAGCTATCCAATATTTTGTTTTTATTTGTAGGTGTATCTCCTTTAGAGATATTTTTTTTATTTTCAAAATAGTCGAAAATAAATTCCGAATTGTCTAAAAAATAATCCTTCTTTTTGATTTTAAGGGATTTAATTAATGTACCGATTTCTTCAACACGATCTTTATAGTCTAATATTTGTTCAATAGTCAATGTCCTTTCTTCTTTATTTTTATGAAGCAATAGTTTAATATTTTCTCTCTCCAACTTTAATTTTGGAATGTTATCTTGTTCATCCTTATGAAATTCATTGACAAATTCCTTATGTTTACCATCAAGAGTCGTCGAATTCTTTTTATTGACCTTGATTTTTTTGGTAGTTTTAGGCTTAAAAGAAGGCATAATAGTCTATTACTATAAATTTGCATTTATTATTTAATTTGTAATTTATGAAAAACATATATGGACAAGTTTAAAATAAATTAAAAATTTCTTGATTTTTAGTAGATGAATAAAAATGAAGAAATAGAAAAAATGGATATAAATATTAAAATTGAAAATGTAGGCGGGATTGGCTCTGAAAAAGATTCCAGTTATGCAATAACGATTGACAATGTGAAATTTCAAAAAATGCTTTTTGTATTTAACGCAATCAATGATGGTTGGTCTATTAAGAAGCGAAAGGATGCTTACATATTTTCAAAAAATCACGAAGGGAAAAAAGAGGTATTTTTAGATTCCTATTTACTTACCTTTATGAAAAAGAATTTAGACATGAATAGATTGTTAGCATAAAATGCAGGGATCTTATAAAGTTCCTTCGGCTAACGCCTTTGGAATATAATCGGAAAACTTCGACTCGCTACGCCACTGCGCAGTGTCTACGTTTTCCTCCAACTTCCAAAGGATATATGTTGAACATATATCCTTTTTTCATCATCAAATCAACTAAGCTCCATAACGTTAGTAGGGGATCTCACTGAGCGGAACGCGCATTTACAGAATCAGAATATGGAACGCTAGTGGAGTATTCTGAAAGAGCTTAATCCGGAAAACTTTAACTCGTTCCAAAGGGTATACGTACCACGTATACCCTTTTCTTCCTTCAGACCCAAAGGATACCCGTAGTACGGAGACCCTTTTATTCCTCCATATTTCTTCTCTAAAACTACAAAATATAATCCGAAAACTTCGGCTAACTCCTACGTTTTCTTACAAAATCTCATTAAAACTTCCCTTACATCGTTCAAATATAAATTTAATATTGAATTAAAATTTTTAATTTATGTAGGTAAAAAAGGTGAATTAAAAATAAAATAATGATTGAATTAAATTCATTTCAAAAAAATTTTTTTCTTTAGGAATAATATAATATGGGAGGTGGCTTAATGCAACTCGTCGCTTATGGCGCTCAAGACGTTTATCTAACTGGTAATCCGCAAATCACTTTCTGGAAGGTCACCTATCGCAGGTACACAAATTTTGCGATCGAATCTATTGAACAAACTTTCAATGGACAAGCCGATTTTGGCCGCCGTGTCACTTGCACTATCAGCCGAAATGGCGATTTGTGCTACCGCACTTATCTTCAGGTTACTCTCCCCGAGATCAACCAAATGATGGGCAACGCCACATCTGTTCTTACCAACACCGCCTCTGTCTATGCCCGTTGGTTGGACTTCCCCGGCGAACAACTCATCGCCCAAGTTGAGGTCGAAATTGGAGGTCAACGAATTGACCGCCAATATGGTGACTGGATGCACATCTGGAACCAACTTACCATGACTGCCGAACAACAACGTGGTTACTTCAAAATGATCGGAAACGTGACTCAACTCACCTTCATCACCGATCCCTCTTTCGCTGATGTTGATGGTCCTTGCGACTCCATCGCTCCCCGTCAAGTGTGCGCCCCCCGTAACGCACTCCCTGAGACCACCCTTTACATCCCCCTTCAATTCTGGTTTTGCACAAACCCCGGTTTGGCTCTTCCTTTGATTGCTCTCCAATACCACGAAGTCAAGATCAACCTTGATATCCGCCCTATTGATGAGTGCTTGTGGGCTGTTACATCCCTCAGTTGCAATAGTGGTACCAAAGAGGCTCTCACCAACAACGGAAGTTATCAATACCCTGCCGGAACTCCCGTTGTTGCCACCATCGCCTACAATCAATCGCTTGTGGCTGCTTCTTTGTACGTCGACTATGTCTTCTTGGACACTGATGAACGAAGACGCTTTGCCCAAAATCCCCACGAATACCTCATCTCCCAGCTTCAATTTACCGGCGACGAATCTGTCGGCAGCTCCTCAAACAAGATCAAGCTCAACTTTAACCACCCCGTTAAGGAGTTGATTTGGGTTGTCCAACCCGACCAAAACGTTGATTATTGCTCTTCCCTCCTTTGTGACGCCACCCTTTTCAAAGTTCTTGGCGCCCAACCCTTCAACTACACTGATGCTATTGATGCCCTTCCCAATGCCATCCACGCTTTCGGTGGACCCATGGAGCTTAAAGGTCCTCTTGGCCAAAGTGGTCAAAATGAGTTCATTGATGCCCGTGGTCTTTTCGAAGATGCTGGCTCTCTTGATGCAATGGTTTCCGGATACTGGACTGGTGGTCAATACTCCAACTTCTACAACCAAACCAACTTCTCTGGAACCAACATTGGGACTATAGGCAATGCCGCCGCAGCTGCCGCCGCCGGATTGTCTCAAACTCAATACGATGCTTGGGTCAACCAATCCCACAACGAAGGGTCCACAGTGTCTGATGCCGGAACATTCGTTCTTTCTGAGACCTCTTTGGACATGCACTGCTGGGGACAAAATCCCGTCGTCGTTGCCAAGCTCCAACTCAACGGCCAAGATCGCTTCTCTGAACGTGAAGGGTCTTACTTCTCTTGGGTTCAACCCTACCAAGCGCACACCCGTTGCCCCGATGAAGGTATCAACGTGTACTCATTTGCTCTCCGCCCCGAAGAACATCAACCTTCAGGGACGTGCAACTTCTCCAGAATTGACAATGCTACTCTCCAGCTTGTCCTCTCCAACGCTACAGTTGAAGGCACACGAACTGCCAAAGTCCGTGTTTATGCCACCAACTACAATGTTCTCCGCATTATGTCAGGCATGGGTGGGTTAGCGTACAGCAATTAAGCGAATTAAACATAATACATATATTATTCGTAAAAACAATTTAAAGACATCAATATTATATAAATTATAATATGGATAATAATAAAATTGAAAACAAAGTAGAAGACAATTTTACATCTCATAATAATAAAATGAAACCATTGTATGGTTATAACAAAGAATTAATGTGCGGCGAAATTAGATATTTTAATAAAATTTATCTTATGGATTTAGATGATAAAGATAATATTATTAATTTTAACAAACAATTTATATTTACATCAGAAAATGATATATATCCATCATATGGAACAAATTATAAGAGAATATCATATTTGGAATTTATTTTTAAATTTAATCCTGATCATAAATACTATAATTTTAAAAATGGTAATAATTTAGATATCAGAAGGTGTAACGTTGAAATTTATCCACCAATACATAAAACAATTATTGAAAATTATAAATTTATTGAATATATAGAAGGTCATTATTCAACTTTAGGCCAAGACGCATATGTAATTAAGAACCCTATATGGAAAATTATTGAAAATGATAAATTTTATTTATTAATGTATTGTGAAAAAGGAACTCTTATAAAATTATGCCAAGAAAGTTATCAAAAAATGTTAGATTTTGAACAAATTAATAATAATAAAAAAAAACTAACATTTTACAAATGTGGTAATGGTTATATTCAATCGCATATTGATGCAAATAAAATATTATATATCCATCAAATAATAATGGGTTGTTATGGAAATGGTGTGGGAACAAAAAATGTAAGCGTTGACCACATAGACCAAAATCCTTTAAATAATACATTAGAAAATTTAAGAGTAGCTACAAGAAAAGAACAAGAACAAAATTCAAAAGGTATAAAACCTGGAACAAAAAGAGAAAGAAAAACTAGTGCAAAGGATTTGCCAGAAGGACTTACTCAGGATATGATGAAAAAGTATGTTGTGTATTATAAAGAGTCATACAATAAAGAAAAAAATAAATTTAGAGAATTTTTCAAAGTTGAAAAACATCCCAAGTTAGACAAGCCATGGGTGACTACAAAATCTAATAAGGTATCTATTATAGAAAAACTTGAACAAGCTAATAAGGTTGTTTATAATTTAGAAAATAATGTTTATCCAGAAATAGAAAATCCAACATTACCAAAATATGTGTCATTAATTACAATGTGTAATAAACCACATTTGGTATTTGAAAAAAGAGACGATGAAAAAAGATTTAATCTTAAAATGGTTTTACCGGATGAATACGATTTACATGAACAAATATCACTATTTAAATTAAAAATTCGTGAAAAATATGGAGTTAGTTTGGTAGATAATAATGTTGTATTTAATTATGTGTATGATACAACAATAGGCAAGCTTGATAAATATATTAAAAACATCACATTTGAAATAGTAAGAAATTTAAAAAAACATACATTAACTTTTGAAACATATAAAACAGAGAAAGAAGCTATTTTAGAGGTTGAAAAATGGCTTTCTATAAAAATAACTAAAGATTACTTTCATAGTCTTCAATGTGAAGATCATCTTAATTATGATTTTGAAGATTACAAAGATCGTAATAGAGGTTCTATGTTAAGTTCAGGAATATACATTGAAATTATAGAAGTGATCGGAACTAATCATGTAAGCATTGAGTGTGGTTCATAAAATAAAGACCACCGACTCGTAAAAGAATTCGTGTGTAAATATGATTGTATCAAACAATTAAAAATAAGTGATAAAACTTTGGCAAAAGCATTAGATAAAAATATATTGTATAATAATTATTATTTCAAAAGTGTGGGTTGTAAACTAAAATGTTTGTAGACATTTCGTAAAATATCTCAGTTAAAGATATATTTCAATAGTATACATGAATCTTTTAGTAACAGGAGGATGTGGATTCATTGGATCTAATTTTATAAATTATTATTTTTATAAAAACCCAAAAGCTGTTATAGTTAATTTAGACGCAATGTATTATTGTGCAAGTGAAAATAATATTAAACCAGAAATTCAAACTTCAAATAGATACACATTTGTTCGTGGTAATTTGTGTTCTATGGATCTATTGCGACATATTTTAGAAAATAATAAAATAGATACTATTATTCATTTTGCAGCACAATCTCATGTTCAAAATTCCTTTGACGATTCAATTCAATATACAAATGACAATGTATTGGGAACGCATACATTGCTTGAAGCATCGCGAAAATATGGAAAAATTGTTAGATTTATTCATATTTCGACCGATGAAGTGTATGGCGAATCGATGATTAAAGAAGACGAAGAGAAAAAGACTGAAAATACAATATTATGTCCGACAAATCCATATGCTGCGACAAAAGCTGCTGCAGAATTAATCACACAATCATATTACCATTCATTTAAAATGCCTATTATTATTACACGAGGAAACAATGTTTATGGTCCCAATCAATATCCTGAAAAATTAATACCTAGATTTATTGAACAACTACATGAAAATAAAAAGGTGACTATACAAGGCGATGGTACAAATTTGCGCGCTTTTCTGCATGTATTAGATGTGTGTAGTGCATTAGAACTTATACTTGCTAAGGGAGTAATTGGTGAAATATATAATATAGGTAGCGATGAGCATCACGAGTATAGTGTTAGAGAAATTGCTCATAAATTAATTTATAGTATTAAACGAACAAAAGATTATGATAGTTGGATAACTTATATTGAGGATAGACCTTTTAATGATAAAAGATATCATATTAGCAATGATAAATTGAAAAATTTGGGGTGGACAATTAATGTAGATTTTGATGAAGGGTTAAATGAATTATTATAAGTTTGGAGGAAAACGGATGTAATGCGCAGTGGCGACGCGAACAGCAGTTTTCTGATTATACTCCGGTTGTTCGCCGAAGGCGAACAACTTGGTGGACACGTAGTGTCCACTGAGAACGTCAGTGGAGGAGTACATACTCTATTCCTTCGACTTCGTCTACGGAGTATAATCGGAAAAATTACTACTTTCCATCGCAATCCATTTGTTCAAGACATTTATTGCATCCCAAACAACATGCACTGCAACATAGACACATATTTGATAATCCGGATAAAACAGCTTCACATGCATTTAGAAATAAAGACCATCCTTTGACGCAACTACGCATACAACAACACGCTCCTTTTTCCACTTTACCAACAACAACAACAACTTCAGCAAGCTCGTCAGCTATAGAACTCTCCTCTTCTTCTTTTTTATGTTCCATTATAACGTATAACAATATAATAAAAAATACAAATAATATAACTCTACATAGATGTAAGCAAATAAATACAAAACTCATTCGACTTAATACCTACAGAGTTTTCCTACAAACACCACTAAACAACGCAACGCCTAGGACCCTACACGGATGTCGACCCTGACTCCTCTATTTCTACATACCCGTTATCGGTATCCCAACCCATATTTTTGCTATTAAACAATATATTCATATTTCTGACTTCGGGTTTATTCGTTTCTTCCCAAAACAGCTTGTTAATTTGTTCGTCATCTCTTAGTCGAACCGAATAAGTTTGTTGGATATTATTTCTACCAACACGACCCAAAGCTTGAATAATTTTTTCTTGCGTCAAGCACAAATCTTTACTCAAGTAGCCGTGACAAAATTGATAATTTGTTCCATAAATATAATCGCTAGAGGCGATAATCATATATAATTTTTGTTGATCGGCCAGGGTTTTCATGATTTCCGTATAGGCGATACTAGTATGATTGGTAAAAACCCCAATACCCATTAACAATAATATTTTCCAGCTATCATTCACCCCGGGCAACAACATGATTTCCACTATAGTTTCATCATCAATATTGCTAGTAAACGGATTTTTCACGTCAGCTTCATCTAATAAATATGCCCATTTCCGCAAATGCAGTTGTTTATTTGGAATAAATGTCTCGTTCAATTCGGCTGTTTTAATCATAGCTCGCAAGGTATCCAAATCTTTATTCATCTGTAATACATCCGCATCTTTATCATTTGTAGCAGCGTCTTTATTTTTACTGCTTGTTTTTTTCATTTTTTGAGCTTCACGTGAGTTATCTGTACAACTACCCTTTTGCGTTTTAGATTCTGCAATGTCTTCCAAATCGTGTTCCAATGAGGTAATGGTATCATTAATTTTATTATTGAATTCTATTTTTTCCATAATATCATCCATGACTTTTGCAGGAATATTGGCTTGCTGAATACAAAATCGCGCAATTTTTTCAACATCTGATGCAAGAAATATAGTCGGACCATCGGTCAATGTATATGCATCTTTTGTTGTAACATAAATGGCGCTATCTGCAGTAGTGCTACCGCTAGTGCCAGCACCAATACCGACTCTTTTTACTTCATTCCCCTTTGGATCAATCAAATCATTCGAAGTAATTCGTTTGGATCTACTGGATAACAATGAAGCATAAATAGTAGACCATGCATCTGGGTTAATTTTTGTTAACAACAACAAATAATGCATTTTAATGTTTTGCATAGTGATATCGTCAAATGATCCAAAATGTCGCATTATTTTTGCGCTGTTTGGAACAAAATTATTTGTCTCAACATACATAATAAAATCAACTACTTCTTTCAGATCAAAATATCGCAACAACGTCAAATTATTATTACAATGTGTGGCAATTGATAATATTTGGCTATAGTCCGCGCTTAAATAATGAGGTAGTACAACATGACCACTTTTGTTGAGTAATGGGATGGATTTTTTGCAATCATTACTAATAATGTCAAATACTTGCGCGTTTTCAAACTTCTCTTTAAAATCCGCGCAAGTTTCGGTCAACTCGTGTAATTTTGGCAAAGTTGCCGACGACAAAATGACGTTTGGAATATTGTTTTCGGACCAATTTTTTTTAATAATAGCGTGCAAATCGTGATTGTCATAATCCATGGTAATAGTCGGTTCGTCCCAATAGGTGACGATATTTTCAACAGGATTAAATGCTTGCATATAGTACATGGCCGATAAATAGGATTGAACATCACAAATAATAATTTCTACTTTATCACCTATACTATTGTCTACTTTCCCGATACCCCCCGATTTCTTATTTTTTTTGTATTCTTTGGCAGCAAAATAGTGTAGACGAATATCCCCCGCGCTAGTGCACCCAAACGCAAACGCAATTTTTTTATTAACAGAAATGGCAGCTCGCGCCAAGGCTAATCCAACATGTCTTGCAGCGCACACAAATATCACTTTATATTGTTCAGAAATACCGATAGGAGAAAGAGTTTTACCGGTTCCAGTGGGAGCAATATACAACACTAATTTTGGACCTGGATTGCGCATCAAGGTAAACACCCTTTTCTGGTGTTCATATAGCAACATATCAGCATGTTTCAATAGCAAAGTATTTTTTTCGATGAATTCTACAGAATTGGCAACCATATCAGACATAATAATATCATCTTCAAATTTTCGTAAGACATTTTGAATGATATTGACAACATGCTTGTTTAAGTGATCGATATTATTTTTTAATAATTTATATAGCGTAAAATATTGTGTTAACCATTTTTCCGAGTTTTTGTTCTTGTTCTGTAAAAGTGTTTCTAGTATATCAATCAATAAATGCTCATATATTTTATCAGCATTCATTTTAGCAACATCATTTTTTTCAATGCGAATTAAGTCAGCTTTTTTAACAGCAGGACTTGTTTTAGCTGATACTACAAAAGCATCTAATATGGTTAAACTCTGACCATATTTTCGTTTTAATTCTTGTAATTTATTACTGAAATATTTATTATATAGATGATCCTCCATAGTTTCAGAATATTCAATCTTCAAGAATGAAAATAAGGAGTCAAATTTATTGTATTTAATATTTACATTATTATATCCATTCATGATTAATGTTAATATTTCTATTTCCTCTGATGATACAGGGACCTCAATAGATTCCCATTCAGATTTGCTTAGTTTACGTTGATTAAGATCCATGATTTATAATGTGTATTATTAGTAATATATCTTTATATAACTTCAATTTTATTTAAAATTTATAAAGAAAATTGAAATGAATAAACTAACTTAAAATGGAGGCATCATATAATATACATTAATAGCAACCATGCAAGAATTCAGAGAAAACGCAAGAATGATGTCTGGTACTACTACTACTACTAGTAGCAGTAGTAGTAGTAGTAGCAATAGTAATGGATTCAAAATAGTATCCATTGAAGGAAATATTGGATCGGGTAAGTCAACATTATTGGCTCATCTTCAAAAAACATTTGAAAATTATTCCAACATTATATTCTTGAAGGAACCTGTGGATGATTGGGAATCCATTAAAGATAATGAAGGGAAAACGATGATTCAAAAATTTTATGCGGACCAAGAACGCTATTCATTCTCTTTTCAAATGATGGCATATATTTCAAGATTGGCGCTATTAAAAACAGCCATTAAAGAAAACCCGAATGCCATTATTATTACTGAGAGGAGTTTATACACAGATAAATATGTATTTGCCAAGATGTTATTTGAATCGGGTAAAATCGAAGACGTAAATTATCAAATCTATTCGAGATGGTTTGATACATTTGCAGAGGAGTGTCCAGTGGATAAGGTGATATATGTAAATGCTGATCCAGAAATTTGTCATGAGCGCATTGCACGCCGTTCTAGAATGGGAGAAGACGTGATTCCTCTAGAATATTTACAACAATGTCACGAATATCATGAGAATATGATACATAATGTTTTACATAACCAAGAAGACGATTATAAAAGACAACTTATTTTAAATGGCAATATAAATATTTTCGATCATGACGACCAATTAAAAAAATGGGTGCGAGATATTCATGCATTTATTGGGTATGTTGGGGAGCCAACTTTAGATAGAGATGGAGTAGCTATCGAATATTAGAAAAAATGCGAAACTCCTTCATTAACGCTACGGAATTTAATCCATTCAGTACCAATATTAGAGTAATAAATTTTGTAAATATTTTTTTATCCAGCTATATTATGAATTCAATTAAAAACTCAAATTTTCTACCGATAGATATATCTCGTGCATCACCAAATTTCAAACCAAAATTGCAAACGATACCAGAATATCATTTAACTAAATTTGAAAGGGATAACATTAAAGAGGAGGAAGAAGATGACGAGGAATATGAAGAAAATATAAAGAAAAAAATAGCTCAACAACATCTATACAAAATGCAAGCTTGGCAAAAAATAAAAGCTTTGCAAAAACAATATGAATTGGAGGAAAACAGATGGTCGCATAGCGACCAGCAGTTTTCTGATGATACTCTGGAGCGTCAGCAGAGGAGTATAGAAGAGCAACAACAACAACAACATAAATTAGAAGATGATGAACAATTTGATATTGAAATAGGAGGGGGGATTGTACTGACTAAAAAGAAACCGACAAACACGAAAAAACGAAAACAAACAAAGGGTAGAACAAAAAAACGAAAAAGTAAAAGAAGAATGACTAAAAAACGTTCTAGACGAAATAGACCTTAAATAACTAAGTCAATCACCACTGGATAATGGTCTGAGTTATATTTCCCACAAAACTCATCATAATCTTGATAAATATAACTAATAGTAATATGATCCTTTATAAATTTGGTCACCAACATGTGATCAATCATAGAAAACTCGTTTGCAGTAGAGTTGCAATCATTATTTTTATCCCACCAATCTGAGAATCGCAATGGTTGAGCCATCGTATCTGCCACACTATACAATTGATATTTTCCAGAATAAGCACCAAAATTGCCTTTTAAAATATCCAGCACTTGAGAGATAGGTTTGTTATTATTTGCATCCAATATTTTCCCATCAAAATCATTGAAATCTCCCATAATAATAATTTCGTAATCGCGTGTATAATAATCGACAATGACCTTTTGTAAAAGTTGTACTTGTGCCTCTCTTTCAGCACACCTTTCAGGGTCTGTCGGATACGCAAGTAAATGGGCTCCAATGAATGCAACATCTACATTATTTAATCGAAATTCTGTAATATAATGTTTGCTCACACCAGATGTCCCAGGCGTACCAGTATATCCACATTTTGATCCAGGAATGGGATAATTATATCGATCTTCTGTTCTATATAAATCAACTAGAGGATCTATACGAGTAATCATACCTGTATTTTGTCCGGTGGCACTATCAGTGCCTTTTTTTAAGTAAGATTTGTAGCTAGTATCTTGTAAATTTGCAATAATCATATTAAGTTCATCACATCCTTCCACCTCACAAAAATTCACTATGTCGGGGTTTATATCCTTTATAACATTAGAGACGTAAGAGAGATGTGTCAAGGCTTCTGTTTGATTTTTCCAAGTGCATTGCTCCCCAGGGCAATCTGCTTGGTTATAATAGTCTACAAATAACCATTCGACGTTATATTGAACTATTCTAAATGCGTTTTTATTAGTTCTTCTATCTCCTGATACAGCCGTCGTTTTTGGGCATTCCGTATCACCCGCGAATGCATACAAAAAACCATGCAATAATGTAAATGCATATAAAAGATTCCACGATTTCATAATATACATTATACTTACATTATTTTTATGGGTGAATCGCATAAAAATAATAATTGAAACTGATTGCACATTTATACTCCTATAGCAACAATACGAGGAAAGATATGCAGACAAATGTGAATACGATTGCTCATGCAGAATATGTTATGAATTTTGATGGATGTAGTAAAGGTAATCCAGGTCCAGCGGGCGCAGGTGCGGTAATTTATCAAAATGGTATTGAAATATGGGGAGCATGTGATTTTGTTGGAAAAAAAGAAACAAACAATATGGCTGAATATGCGGGTCTCATTCTTGGGATGAAAGAAGCATCTCATAGAAATATACGTAAAATTGCCATTAAGGGTGATAGTCTATTAGTAATTAAACAAATGCGTGGCGAATATAAGGTTAAATCTGAAAATTTATTAGAATCATTTGCACAAGCTAAAAAATTAGAAAAAAATTTCGAATTGATAACATATGATCACGTATATAGGAGTGAAAATAAAAGAGCGGATGAGTTATCTAATGATGGATTGGTTGATGAAAAATAAAAATCTGTCCGTATAATAAATGTCATGTACATGTAAATGTGTAAAATCAAGTTATATGTATTTATGTTTAGTTTGTGTATTAAGTTTCGTGTGTATAGTACCAATGATTCCAAATATAATTATACCGAATATTCGAAAAATAGACATATCAACGATACCCTATTTTTTACCCAAAATGCCTACTATGCCGACTATACCTAGTGACCCCATCGTACCAGAAATACCGGAAATACCAGAAATACCAGAAATACCAGAAATACCGGAAATACCAACATAACATAATATAATTTATCCATTTTCCAAAAGACCAATATTCAGTCTTTGACCCGATTTATATTTTAAAATATCCCTCATGGATGTAGTAGTAGGGAATTCATCAGCGCTATAAATATCCTGTAATAACAACCATTCAAACATTCCGCCTATATAAGCATATATGTTCACAAATCCTAGACTCATTAATTGTTGATATTTTTTATATAATTTTTCATCATTTGAATTACGCCCATAAATAACTATTCTGACATTTTTATTACTTCTAACGTATTTATTTATTAGTTCTTCTTCTTGTATAGCAGTAATAGTTCCAGGTATTAAACATCCTTGTTCTAACTCAGATAAAGTATTGATAAGTAAATATATTTCTGGGTTTTTATATGCTAATTGGACATCTTCAAAATTTATTTTTTGCATCGATTGGGAATTCCCCATAATGTAAATATAATCATATGTTTAAATTATGTTTTGAGTTGATATTTATTGGATGGAAACGTAAAGCTATCATTCCAAATTCTAATTAAACTGCACTACGATCTCCACCTTTTCCTTTTTAATACTCTTGGTAGCAGAAATAGACAATTCTTCTCTCTTCTTCCTAGTCTTGGAATTTTCAGAACTCAATTCCTTTCGTTTAGAAGTACTATTCCTGCTATTCATATCTTTTTCAATGGTATCATAATTATTTTCGATGTATTCAATAATTTTATTTTCCAACGCCCATTTAAAAAAGTTCAATTGACCAATAGTGGTCTCGATGGAAGTATCACCTTTATATGGAATACTGATGCGCTCCCATCTACAAAAAGGATCCAATCTGGCCTTGCTATAAGCTTTCAATTTCAATTTGTAATCTACATACACCTTAAATCTTTTACTACCATAAGAAGGATCTTCAATAGCATAGGTAGTATAATTTTTCTTAGCGTAATTTGTAACAAACCAATCAACTATTCGCAATGAAATTTTAGATTCCCCTGTAATAATTTTCAACATTTTATCTAAACTATCCGTGTCTTTATAAAAATCCATTAAATTATTAAGTAGTAAATCATTTTGGGTAGTATAATTTGCAGACATTATTAATAAGTATTTGGATGTTGTTTTTAAGCATTTTCCAAAGTAAAATGCATATTTATTCATAATTATGATGTTTTTCTCTTTCACCAGTTGTGCTAATAGGTTTTAAGAAATCATCTTGGGTAATGACATCATGTAAATAATTATTTTCCATCATGAAAGGATTTCGACCCATTTGTCCAACCATTTCTCTCTCGGATATTTTATTATAAGTATCTTCTCTCTTATTCATTGAAGTACTATTTGAAAATTGTTTACCAAATTCATCTAAAGACCATGGGTCGCTTTCCGATAATAAAGATTGTTGTTGTGCCATTTGTTGATTATGTAAATTCTGTTGTTGTTGCTTTTGTTGTTGCAAAGCATATTGTTGTTGTTGGTTTTGTTTTTGTATTCTAGGACTTCTTTCACAAACCTCGCCATTACTCCATGTCCAATCCATTATATTCTCCAGTTATTCTTTATTCTTAACTATAACCAATTGTTTTGTAAATAAAAAGGCATCTTTATTTGTTCGTCTACGTTTTAAATTACATTCTAAACAAGAGATCAATACATTGTCGGTATTGTGCCCAATATCATTATTAATGCGGTCAAGTGTCCATTGTTTTGCTTCTCTCACGATATCATACAACAAGAACATTTTTTGACTACAATAATAACAAGTCAGGTTACATTCCTTCAGTTTTTCTATGATAGTTTCAAATGTAATAAAATGTTGCGTATCATATATTTTTTTATCTATGTCTTGTTGTTTATAACTGGATATTTTTTTATCTATTTGCCCCTTTATAAATTTATAGTATTCTATATCAGAATTATTTTCACATAAATCATTCATGATTTCTCTTTGTTTATCGATAGTAAAATATTCAGGAGGTATATCTTCATTTGCAGCATCTTTTCTTTTTTTAATAACAGGATCCAGTTTCAATAATTTTTTAACAAGATATCGATTGGTGGTTCCAGTAATAGTTATTTTCTTTCCTTCTCCGTTTTCTTCCATAGTAGTAGTATGATATTCTATTATACTATAAAATTTATATTGTAACTAAACCAATATAGAAAGTTGTAATTATATTATTATTTGCGAAACTGAGTTAAACTCATCGTTCTATAATATAGTAATATGGAACAAGTCAAAGAAGAAGAATGCGTCGAACTTAAAAATATTAAATACAAGACAATGCTTTTAAGTGGTGTACCTACTTCAGAAAAAAGATTATCAGTAAATGATTTAACCAATCTAGACAAATTCCTAGAAGACGATAAAGTGAATAACCAAAATGAGCCCTGGTGTAAACTGGATAAAACCATGAAGACAAAGAAGTTATTAGTTTATGCTGATAATTATACTAAAACAAAAAATTTGACTCAGGAAGAAGCAAATATATTGATTGCATTTTTGAAAGATTGTTTAGATAGGAAAAAATTACAAAGAGTAAAAGACGTGGAATATGATAAGGTAACGGGTGACATAAAAGAGATTCCAGCGTTATTTTATACCAAGTCCAATAAACATTTTACACTTAAGAATATGGATAAACGTGTATCCACATTAAAGAGTTTACCTCCCAAAAAGGTAAAGACTATTAAAAACACGAATAAAATCGGTATTGATCAAAAAATTGATTCCGATTCCGACAATGACAATGCATAGAAATAATAGTAAAAACCATAATAGAAACAACTATTGATAATATAATAAATATATATAATTATGCTATTATCAGAATTACCAGAATTAATAAATATAATAGATGAAATTATAATTGGAGAAGAAAAAGAAGTTGCATTCTTCTCCCCAGATGAAGAACCCAAATTTATTGATATGTGTCTCCACCTAATGTATGATTTTATGGATGATAATCCGACCGCCATAAGCGATCCAGATTTTCAAGAAGCTATGATTGAAAACGTAAAAGAGTTATTATCTATGTATACCGAGTTTGATTTTGATAATAACATTCTATTAAATGAAGACGATGAGGACGATTTTGACGAATTGATAGATGTAGCATTGGAATTATTCTATTTACATTTTATACCTCCTAGGTCATATCTAGATACATTTCATATACACAAAAGCGCTGCTGAAAAGATCATAATGGCTTGCCAAATTACCAATTTAGAGAATAAACCTCAACCGCAACAACGAACACCCGAATGGTATGATTTTCGTAATAATTTGATTACGGCCAGTAATGCATACAAAGCATTTGAAAATCAAAGCACACAAAATCAATTAATTTATGAAAAATGTTATTCAAAACAAGGGGGTGGTAATAAGTCCGTTTCATTGACAGCGTCAGTTACAACACCAGCGCCAGCGCATATAAATGTAAACTCGCCATTACATTGGGGTCAAAAATTTGAACCAGTATCGGTTATGTATTATGAAGATAAATATCAGACAAAAGTGCAAGATTTTGGATGTATTCAGCACGAAAAATATTCATTTATAGGGGCAAGTCCAGATGGTATAGTTACCGATTCATCATTACCTAATTATGGTCGTATGCTTGAAATTAAAAACCCAGTAAGCCGTGAAATCGATGGAACACCTATAAAGGAGTATTGGATTCAAATGCAACTTCAAATGGAAACGTGTGATCTAAATGAATGTGACTTTTTAGAGACTAAATTTGTAGAATATGAAGCAGAAAGTGTATTTGTAGAAGATGGAGATTTCTTAACATCATCAAAAGGAGAACTGAAAGGGATCATCATGTATTTTTCAAATAGAGATGGTAATCCTCATTATGTATATAAACCATTGCAAATGATAAAAGAATATTTTGAAGAAATTTGGGAGCCAATGATAATAGAAGAAAATGTAAATAAAGGATATACCTGGATTAAAAATATTTGTTGGAGGTTAGAAGAGGTTAGTTGTGTATTAGTTTTAAGGAATAACAAATGGTTTGAAGATAATATTGGAGCATTGCAGGATATATGGAAAACGATTGAAAAGGAAAGGATTTCCGGGTATACGCATCGTGCGCCAAACAAACGGGTCAAAAAAACCGAAGTATTTGAACCTGTACAAGGGTGTCTATTAAATGTAAATAAAGAGAATGGGAAAATTGAGATAAATTTGACATCAATGCAAGCATCAACAATACCTAATTTTAATAATATTGTAAAAATTAGGACAGAATCGTTTGATGAAACTAAATTGATTTACGAAGTAAATGCAGGAAGTTCTAATAGCGGTCCAGGTTGTGGACCCAGAAATAAATCATCGGGAGTTCTATAATATCCGACACGTGTTCCAGGTGTATCGGGAACAGGAGGTAAAGGGTGAGATACATTTGTGTGAATTTCATTATCTTTGTATAGAGCACCACAGAATTCGGCGGTAGAACATTTACCATCATCAGGATTTCGTTGGTATTGTAAATTATTTGTTACTTGTGCGTACGATCCGACTTTAAATATAGGATAATGCCACCATATATCACTATAATTATTGTCGCTTACATTGTTTTTTCCAATCAAAGGGAAACTTTCACCTAATAATGGTTTGTCAACGACACTAGGATAATCTCTTGTACCCACTAAAGCTCCTTTATAATTACTATAACCTTCTTGTAAATATTTTTTTATAAAGGGTTCAATTACTAAAGAAGATAGAATGATCATTATTATTACAAGAAATAAATATAGAATTTTACTCATCATATATATAATTTATATTTTATTTTTGATGTTATGTGAAGGAAAACGAATGGTGACATCGTGACCAGCTGTTTTCTGATTATATTCCGTAGCTTTAGCGACGGAATATGGAGATGTGAATAAAAGTTTTCCTCCAGCTAAAACTTGTTGAAGTTGACCATCGTTTTGGACAACATGTAGTATATAAAACCGAATAAGCCACTCGTAAAAATAAATCCATACAGGTTGGTGTTGCCGTCCTTTGAAAACAATGCGGGGATATAATGGTATAAATATTTTTTGAAAATGGGTAGTTGAAATAAGAAATATAAAATGGCGAGCAAAAGAGGTGTTTGAAATTCATCATATAATTGATCTAAACTATTATCATGATCGGCATTCTTATTATAATTGTTAATAATGTCTTCATTGTCTTCATTTTCTTTAATGTAGTCGTGATTGCTAGTTTGTGGGATATAGTTAGGTTGAATTTGTTCATCCTGAGTCAATGTTTCTGTTGTTCTAGGAATATCTCTAGACTGCAATTGAGTCAAACCGGAAGAGCTGGCTTGTTGCAAACCATTGACTATTTGTGCGATAGTCGATTGATCTAAAGACATAGATGATTGAGTTGTATTAGTAGGTTGTGTAGTGGATATTTTTTCATTCGCAGAAAAGCTAACGTTTCCTCCAATACTCCCACCACCGGCGGGGTCAGTTGGTAAATCATTTATACTTGTACTATTGTTATCACCCATATAATTATAATACAGAATTTGATTATAATGATATTTACGCATAATCTGCAAGTACTGATTATGCAATAACATCTGTCTTAGAAGCGTCGCATTTTGTCGAAACAGATTTATAAGTATAACATTTGTCTTGATATTTGTATACCTTTCCATCCATCTCATCGAGAGGAGGGGCTTTAAAGATGATACAATTTTTCTCTTTGCAAATAGTTCTAAAGAGGGAAGCCAATCCTAATCCCAATATGATAGACATTAAGTATCTACCTGTTTTAGTATGTACAAATTTTGCCAAGTACATTTATATTATATAGATATTAGATTTGAATAGGAGTACTTTTTATTAAAGATGGGTTGGTGGGACATTTCACATCGACTGATTGATATTGAAAACAATTATCCGCCCTATCCTTATATTGTACTTTACCTACATTATCAGGGTTAGGGTAAACGTAAATAGTTTTCATATCAGGACCCATGATATATACAAAAAATAATCCAAGTGCTAAACTAACAATAAATACGGGCAATGATATATATTGGTTCATATATCTACTTATATATCTACTTATATATTATAATTATAATCACATTCCTTTGGCTGGCGTCTTCATGACACTTTGTAGTGGCTATGGCTCTCTCTAGCCAATGCCTTCGGAGTTTTATTTTCCAGCAGTAACTTTATAAATTTTTCCACTCTTTGGATCTGTAACAATTAAATTCCCATTTTTAAATGTTATTTTTAAATTTAAATTAGCGGCTTCAGATGCAGCAATCGTGCCATCTGGTAAAAAATTACTAGCCTCTATATTTTGAGGAACATTTGCAACTACATCTCGATCTCCCCATATTTTATTCATTTCTGCTAATGGATTTTGTTCACCCACTATTGCTACCGGTTTTTTAGCTTTAACCCCTTGTAATGAAGGCATGTCTTCTTGAAGAACATTAACCGACAATTTTATATTTTTATCAAGTCCTTCCCGCATAGAAATGACACCCCTTTCTTTTTCACCAAGATCTTGTTCAAATTCAACTATTACATGTGGTTTTTGAATTAAATGATAAGTATCATCCACACCATTATATTCAACCGCACTATATGCATATTTTGCGTTCATTAATTTAGTGAGTTTGGGTATTATTTCATGATCTTCGTCAGGAGGATATGACATGGCCACATTTAATGCAACTATATCAGCAATATATTGCGTATTTTGCGTTTTATTGAATTCACGCATCATGGTTTTCATTTCATAAATATTTGCATTTATTTCAGTTTGCATTTTTTTTAACAATTCTTGTTTTATAGGATTATCTACAACAGAAAGATATTGTTGCATTTCAAATTCATAATTTTTAATACGATTAACAATGCTTTCTTTAACGCTATCGAATTTAGCGACTGCTTGTTCAGCAGTAATATATCCAAACAATAAATCATTTTTATCAACAATAATTTGTTTTTTATATTCAGATATTTCATGTTCATCGTCATTAATAAAATCAGTCATAATGGCTACATAACTAGTATTTATGTCAAAATTTAAAGGGCATGGGTTATTTCGATCCCCACACATGGCTAAAAGATGTTTATCTTCTAATGCTTTGGCTTTATTAGTGAATATTGTTCCAACAGGTCGACGACAATTTATACATTTTCGTTTCATTTTTTGAAATTCATCTCGCTTTTCCTTCCAACTGAGACCTTTAATATTAATAATTTTATGAATATCCTTTTGGTGATTTTCATCATATTGATTTTTCAATTTATAATATGTATTTAATGCTTTAAGATATATTTTTTCTTGTGTGGCATCCATATATTATAAATTATAAATATATAATTATTTTACATTTCTACGGCTAGTGTTTGCATCCACACTTATTCGACTAAAATCTACTAAATTTTGTAGATGATAGTCGAAAGAGTTACGACAAATTATCATCAAAATTATAGGATTCATTCAAAATATATTTATAAACGTCTTCTTCAAGGATAGAACACAATTCTTTAAGTACATTTAATGAAAAATCCTTACCATATTGAGTTATATACATTTGTCGGACAAAATCGTCATTAATTTCATTGCAGCATTTTATAGGAGAATCCCAATATATATTTACATATGTATTATTCAAATGAATTTTTTTATAATATTCTTTACAATAATTATTAAAAATAAAAATATGATAACGTAAATGTGGATATTTTGCTTGAATAATATTATTTAGTAAATCAAAATCAAATTCTGTGTTATATTTTTTATAATGGATACAAAATAAAATACTTTCACTATTTTTACATATAGTTTCAAATTGATCTATTCTTTTAGAAATTTGATATAAAAAACTATCAATATTATCAGTTTTTTCATGATTCCACATAATATTTTTATCATGATTGTAAAAAAAATTATTTTCAAATGTAATATTTTTAGTATAATCTATAAAATTATTGCATATAAGATCACACGTTTCTTTATAAGGATGAATGCTACCATCAAAAGGCATTCTACATGGAAATTTATTTCTAATATTATACCTATCAATCAATGAACGAAAAAAACAATCTTCTCCTAAAGAAATAATATGTTGAAATTTCATATATTTCAAATATAAAAAATTAAAAATATTCTAACCATTTATGTAAAATAGTAATATCTAAAGTAGTAATAACACTATTAGTTAATAAATTATTATAAATACATACAATAATATCTTTAATGTCATTACATTTATTAATATTATCTTCAATAAAGTTCAATATATTCTCATTGTGAATATACATTTCACACTCGCTTTTAAAATCATTTATTAAAATATGTTCATTTCTATATTGAGTTACATTTGGAGATGAATACATCATGTAGTTATTGGTTTTTTTCAAAATAATATTAGATATAATTCCTCTTAAAATATCACAATATCTAAAAGATACTGACGATGGTATTAACATACAAATAAAAATAGAGGCATTTAACCAAAATGTATTTTGAGTATTAAAAACACAAACATTATTATTTGATACTAATATTTTTTTATTAGTATCCCAATGAATGCTATTTTGATGATTGCAAATAATTCGGAATAAAGCATCAACATCGGGGTCATTTTCAACCAATCCATTAATAATTGAAGGTTTCAAGAGTGTATCTTCAACTAAATAATTTGGGTTATTTTTTAACAAACTCAATGGATATCCACGAGGCCAAATATAAGCATTATTTGTAAAATATTTAAATATATTAATCCATCTATTATTTTGTTCTGTAATTATTTGAATATTATTGCATAGTAAAATGTTATCAAAATTGTCATAAGGAATATTATCATCATCAGTTTCATAAATTATTTCATACCCCTTCTTAATAGCATACATATATCCTAAATTTTTTCTACAATAATGATTATAAGGCAATAAATCAGTTAATTCTGGGAAAAGTTTTTTTTGTGTTGAAATATCTAAATAAATACAATTTAAACTTTTATAATCATCCGGTGTTTTATTATCTCCTACAATAATAACATCATATTCTGTATTATTTATATGTTTCAAAATAGTTTCGGATGGTTTGTTAATAGTAGTTATAATAACACATTTTTCTTTACAAAATATTTCTTTTAACCATTCTTTGCTAATTGGGTTCTGATTAAATTTTATCGGATGTAAAAACAGATTATGATCTTTATTTGCAGAGTTAAAAATATTATCTTTATATATAAAAAAATCACGATTTGGCCATGCATTATAATGTGTAAAATGCTGATACCCTGTTATATTTTTTTCGATATTATTAATTATAGTAGGGACAGCAATTTCCAAAAATACTTCATGTTTGCTAAAAATTTCAAATAAATCAAATAATTCTTTTATTAAATATTTTTTTGGTAGATAAAAAAAGTCGCTAAATCCAACATATCCATTTCCACCACAAAATGAATCTATATTAAATCTTTTAAACTCACTATCATTAATTAAATTTTTAACAGCATTTAATCCATAAGGAGTATACCACCATTCTTCATTACGTTTTTCATAATTTGTTAATTCATTGTGAAAATAAATTATTTTATTATTTAAATATAAATTTAAAATATTAACATTTATGATATTATCATCCATAGTATAAAAAAGTCCATCACTTTCATTTATTAAATCATTATATTTGTTATAAAAATGTTTAAATATATTATGGGTATTATATCCTCTATTTATATTTATATAATTAATATCATCATCTAGTATTTCAGGTAAATCTGAATAAAATATTATTTTTTTGAAATAAGTTTCATAAAGTTTTAAAATTACATCTTTATTACATGTGCAATTTGAATAATTAAATACTACTAATAAAACTACGTTTTTAAAACTATATGACATTATATAATATTTACATAATAACATATAAAATAATACGTATACAGACCCTACTATCCATTCCAATGTGGAAGTCCCGTAATTAAATCTTGTTGAGCACGTAGTTTTGCATCTTGATAATTTTTAATTTTCGACAAAATGTATTGTTTTTTTTCATTGTTTTTAATAATTTTATCAGCGGGGGTTAGCTTACCTTTGTATTTATATAATAAAATTAATCCTAAAAGAAGAAAAAATCCAGACAGCAAAACAATATTCATAATATGGTTATTGTGTTTATTTTTGAAAATGTGACATTGCTTTAATGTTTCATTTAAGAAATATTTAACTCCTGGTTCAATTAAAGTCGGTTTATTAAATTCTCCAATATCCATAAATAAAACAACTTAATAAATACTTTTATTATATCAAAATAAATTATACACAATATCTATAATGGATAGCTCATTTTTTTCATTGATAATATTCACTATAATAACTATATTATTTTTTATGTTCATGCCATATCCTTCCATAGAGATGCTACAAAATGCGGATTTGTATGCAGGTTATACAAAATTTAAGATGTATGGTTTAGCCATATATTTTGCATTTATCGTTTTATCACAATTCGGAATAAATGCCAAAGTAATCATGGATAAATGTGGTGGAAGTGTAACACAAAATATACAAACAGCTGCATTAATGACGTTTATTCCATGGCTCTTTGTTTTTGGAGGATTAATAGTCGTGCTTATTATTTTCCCTGGGTTTAAAACCGCATTTTCGAATGTCATTGGATATTTTGCGGTTTCAAGTAGAGCAAATAATGTGTTAACTCAACTATTAAATAATACAGATATTAGTAAAAAAATCAATGATGCAAGTAAAGGGGATGAAGTAGCTAAAGAAGGATTACAAAGTGCAGCGGAAGCAATTATTAAATTATGTGGAAATATGTCGATTTTAATAAATCAGATAGTTCCAGAAAATTTTATGGACTATTGGGGTATGTTAACTCCATTAATGAAAGATGAATATAAAGTAGCAGGATCGACTGCATCAGCGGATTTACAAAAACAACTATTAGATGTAGTCGTTCTGAGAGATAATATAGGTGAGGCTTTGTGGTACATATACACTGCCATTCTATTAACATCTATTATTCAATATAATATAGTAAAAAGAGGATGCACTAAAGATTTAGCAGCGATGGAGGCATCGCATCAACAATTCTTAGCTCAGGAAGAAAAGGATGAAGCTGAAAAGGAGAAAACACAATCTATGATATATACAACCACAAATTAGTAAAACCTAGAAAAATACGGATGTGTATTATAATATAATACAAATAAATAACACAAAATGCCTAAAACTATCGACATTAACCAAATAGGAAAGATGGTTTTATTTCGGTATCCAATCCCGAATTCTCGAAGACTTCCATCAATATTATACAAGAATCCAGGTTTTCCAATAGTGATGGTTCCAAAAATAACTAAAAATAATAATATGGCAACAAGTGTTGGATTTTTTGAAATAAAGGCTCTGTACATTTATAAATTATATATATAATTATATCGAAAAAATATAATTATATCGAAAACAATAACAATAACAAAAAACATCAAACAAAACACAAACAAAACACAAACAAAACTAGTCATAATCTTCAGCATTTTCCTCTTCATCGCCATAAGGATTTCCATCCATGAAATCTTCTGTCATTTGTCCCATATCATATTCGTCGCGCTCAATATCATTTGCAACAGCTTGTTCTTCTATATAATCATCTGTAAATTGTTCAATATTATTATCATTCACATTTTGAAATTTGCGTAAGGTCTTCTCTATTTCCGCCAATTTCTCCATCGCCTCTCGCTCTTCATCATAAGTTTCCTTAACATATGTAGTCATCCCCTTTTTTAATCCTTTGCCCCAAACACCCAACTTATTGATTTTGAGCATGGTATCAATATCTCTCTCTTCATCTGTCAAAGCCTGTAATCTATCAGTAAATGTGTCTTTTTCTCTTTCCTTGGATTTAAATACAACATCCATGATTTTGGAGTAGCTTATATTAACTAATGATTTATGATGGGTCATTATATTCAAAAATGTAACTAGCAAGTTCGCAATTTTTAAGTTCAACTCCTTTGTTTCACCTTTTAATAGTTCAGATGGAATATTCGGGATAAGACGTTGGCCCCTTTCCTCTACATGTTCAGTAGTAAATGTATTATCTTCGGTAAATTCTGAAGAAGCGGAAGAAGAAGAAGGTTGTGCTTCTATTTCTCTCACTATCATAGATGCATTACTACCTAATTTTCTATATTCATCTAAGGCCTGCAAGAAATAATTTTCAAATAGAAGCATACTGGTTCTCTTATCAAATATAGAAGATGTTTTCGAGCCTTTGTAATGTATGTCAGTAAAAGAAGGAGTTCTATTAGTCAAATACAATAAATTTTTACATACGTTTGGAATAGAATTCATCACTTTATGAATGGATGTGTCATCATAAAAAGCCCGTAATGTGACATAATATTCACTTATTTTATTTCGAATATCATTTTCATGTTTTTCAGAAAAGTCCCAATATTTCGGTATTTGGACAGATTTATAATCCACTTTATTCAAAATGATTTCGGGAAAAGTTTTCAATATATTTTGCATATATTCTTTCATAAAATTGATGGAATTGTATGCAATATCATCTGAAATATTTAATTCAGACACATCCTTATCAGTCACTTCAGAGTCATCCCATACCATTATATTTTCCAAAACAGATTTTATGTTAGAAATACTAGATTTGGAAAACTTTTTAGATGACTTGAGAGAAACCCCAATAAATTTGACAATTTTATCTCTCAATTTATCATTTTCATCTCCCAAATAGTCCTTCAGATTTTTCATTTCCAATGTATCTTCCGTAACTGCTATATCAAATGTATCCAACAATGAATCAATATGCTTTCTTAATGCGAGAGGAACAACTTTATCATTGTCCACATTTAACACTTCAAGAGCATTTCTAATTTCTTGGACAGGTGTGATTATTGGTGTATCAAATGAGATTTTAATAATATTTGAACGATTAATGATTTGCATCAGTCGTAAAAATGATTGATTTGTATAATTTTTCCCATCCTGCTTTAATTTTTTGATTTTTTCACCGATAGTATCATTTTTATTAAAGTTCGCGGGTTTTTCTGAACATACAGACATTAATTCTTCTGTTAAAAGACTATCCGAATTGAATTTGCATAAAATAATAAATGCTTGATAAATTGTTTCTTCGTTGTATTCATCTGTCAATGTGGGGTAAATATTTTTCGAATTTTCCCTGCAAAAGAGATAAGGAGATTTTGTAATGGCTACTATATCATCCAGAATATTAGACAATTCTTGAACGATGGAATTATACGTGGTAATATCAGAATCTTCATGCTCGAAATACTTAATAGTGATATATTCACCCTTTTCATTACAACAAGCATTTTCTAAAAAAGGTTCATTGGCACTATTCGAGAGCAACAATTTCTTTTTATCTACAATTTTTTGTATCTTCTGTTGAATTCCAAGAGAGAACATTATGATTTTTGACTGAATAATCAACACTTTCTCTCTTTGATTTCCGGAAGCAGACTTAAAATCTTGTAGAAGAGTCCTTTTAAAGTCACTAGAAATGTTTATTAGTTGCGGGATTTTAATCGGTTTAAGTGGAGGTAGAAAATTTGTCCATTTTGCAATATCGTGTTCTTGTGGTATTGTTTGATTTGGATTTATTAATAAATATTCGGTTTTTTCACCAAATTTTCTAACAACATCCACATCCATTAAATAATATTTCTCAATTTGACTCTTTATTTTTTCCGCGATGGATTCATCCTTTTGTTTTTTATTACCGGGCCAACTTTTAAGAGCTGACCATGGATCTTCTTTTACTATTTTATTCGCAACACAAGCAAGATATGTTAATCCAGACATATCCCCTGCACCTTCAAACGGAAACCCATCGAATGATTTAACGCATCCAGGAAAGGTTTTTCTGGTTTTTATAGATGGAATACTTACTTGAATACCGATTAAAAAGGCACCCAATGTTAAATACAAAATGGTTTGATTGTAAGCATATTTGTAGTCGGGTATTTCTTTTCCCTTTTTAGACATTTCATTCATTTTCTTAATGTATAGTTCTTCTGAGGGCAATGCTAATATGAGAGCTGCCGCCGCAATTTTAATGATAAATTCTCGTTGATCTTCTACATTTATTCCCATGAATTCAGATAACGCCGAAAGAATCTTCGCCATCATTTTTGTTTCAGGTGTCGTATATTTGATAGGTTCCTTTTTACCGCTAACGATGGAACTTCCCGCATCTTGTTCCATAACAGAACGACTTACCTTTTTATACCCCTCTTCATATCCTTCATCAATATCAAAATCAATACGTTTAATAATATACCCACTATTTTTATCAACCCATGCATCACCATCATCGCTCAATGTACCAATTTCTTTAATAATTATATCGGTGGCATTGCCATAATTGTCGGGATCATTTGCAAAGACTCCTGCCAATGTGTACAAAAATGTGGGCAATAATTTGGTGTTGGTTTTAATGCAATATCTCCAATGAAGATCTTCTGCATTTTTAAGAGAGAAATTATCAGACGCCACTTTTGTAAATTTCATAGCAAATTGAATAATATCATTTTGTTTTTTTACGAAGTCACCTTGTCCTAGAATGATATCTCTCAATTTAAGGTAAGGAGATATAACGACATCAGATTCAGTGTCTGATATATCAATTTTAATACCAAGATTAAATTGTGCATCATTATACTTGAATTTTTTGGTGTAATGCATTTCAGTCAATTTATGAATAATGCTCGTATAATACTCAAATTGACTAGAAATTCGCGCCTCTAATGCATCTTTCGAAACAGCATAATTTTTATCAAATTCATTTACCATTTCTTTTAGTGCGTTTTGTACCAACGTACTTTTATTCAAGGTGACTGGCTCGCAAGTAGAGGTATTCGTACTAGAACTAGCAGTAGAACTACCATATTTCTTATCAACCTCAATGCATTTATTTTGAAAATTACACAAAAGGTTTTGATTATTTAACATAATATCCGGGTCAATATTATCATCTATAGCCCATCTGTTATCATGTCGTTTGTAGTAACTAATAACATCGGTATTATTATCATATATCATTGCATAATTTCCTTCTACCACTTTTTTAGTTCCGACACCACCGATCAACGTTTCTGCCAAATCAGACGCCTCTTCTTCGGGATATCTATATTTTTTTTGCAATTTATCAGTCAAAAAAGCATGAAATACCTCAGGAGCCATTTTATGCTGGTCTTTCTCATAATCATCCAACATACTATAAAGGGTTTTATCAAATTTCTTATCAAAGTAAATTTGCTTACCATTATCACGTTCAAGTTCTTCAATAGTATTGTATTGTTTTGCGATAATATAGGTAGCACATGCATTGTATTGTTGTTCCAATGCGATTTTATCATCATACGCATTCCTTTCTCCATCTATTATTTCGCCCACATTTTCGGGTAACATAAGATACATATTTTCCATTGATACTGCTGCATCAAACGCATTCCCAAAATCCATCAATTTTATTTTTCGAATGAGTTCCGAGTTAGTTAATGATTGTTTGTCTGCATCAACATTATAACTATCTTCAAATATTTCCTTATTCATTTTGGGATCGGGTAATAAAGCAGTAATATGTTTCGCATTTGGTTTATGAATAGTGCTATATTTGTTTTCATTTTTCAATAAAGAAAATTGTTTATTGCGCTCGATAAAATTTTTATTGTATTCAGATATTTTCAAATGAATAAATTCATTTATTTCTTTGTATTGAAAGTATGTTAAATCGCTGGTATAAATCAAAAAAGGTTCAAGATATTGCACTATATCAACAAGAGAGAGTTTTCCTTTGATATATTTTTTAACGAGGTTGAACAATACTTTGGTTTTTGGAACAACCACCTTTAAAAATTTTTCGTATATTTGATAATTCGTCAAATCCTTCATTTCGTCTGTATGTGACAAGGTGTAATTTTTGATATGATTTATATATGTATCTTCATTAAAATCAATTTCTTCTTCCAAATTGTCCACATTGATAGTGTCTACACGTGTATTTTCTTTGAGTAGTTGCCAATAGTTTAAAAATACAGAGTTTAAATTAGCCTTCTCTAACATATTGGTTCCAGGAAGATTTATATGAGAGAAACGAATAGTTGGTTCGGGTAAAGTAACTATCGATTTCAGGGATAATACATCAGGAGGAGTCAAATTGACTCTATGTGCTATCATTTTACTTCCAGTAAACTGCGTTACCTCTAATCTTTTAAGTCCCAAATTGTATTTAGAGATGACAAATCGACGGGTTTTAGCAAAATCATTTTCGGCAATGGTAGAATAAAAATTCCCTAAATTATCAATAACCACATTTAGATCATTCATCATATTAATGTCGGTAATTACGTCACCCACATTTTCTGGATTAATATCTTGAAAGGGAGTATAATATGGGTTTAATTCGGTCATTAAAGTGATATATTTATTTTGTTCGTCGGGGACATCGTTGTGTTTGTACGTATTTTCAATATTTTTCATTTTTTCAACATCTTCTTTGATATCAAGTTGAACTATATCGGAATTTTCACCATTTCCACCCTCTCCTGCTCCTTCTTCCCCACCTCCTTCTTCGTCCTCGCCTCCACCTCCAATACTACCACCTCCAATACTACCACCTCCAATACTACCACCTCCAATACTAATACCACTACCACTACCAACACCAATATTATACACCTTTTTAACATTTTTAGCAACAGGTATAATCCAATATAATAAATGCTTCAATTTAGTGAGATCATTGGCGAGTGGTTTCCAACTAGCATTTATATGTATAAGACCAGATATAGTATTACGTTCATCAAATTCCGAAAAATCCACACGTAATTGTTTAAAACGTTCAATCATAATATGTACGTTGTTCAGGACTGAAGCCGTTCTTTGAGCGTTGGGAATGGTTGAAAGTATTTCATCTAATAGATCATTTGTTTGAGCATCTACATTGTATCTCTCTTTGGTTACATCAACATTCACAAGTTGTGTAATCGAGCCATATTCTTCTCCAAATTGCAATTCATCTGCTCGTATTATAAATTCACGAATGTTATTTTTAACATCGATAGTAGGTATATTATATATGTCTTCATTTACATCAGCTACTTCGAATGCTTCTATTGATTCTTCGTCTGACGTTAATTTCGCTAAAGAAGGCTCCTCTAATTCTCCTAATTCATCAGAACCTCTTGCAGGCATTTTTTCAGGCGCTTCTCTAATTTCGATAGTTTCAAGCGGGATGTCTTCTGGAATACCTTTGTATGCAAAATTAATATACAATACGTCATTATCAGGAAAACTAGTTATTTCAATCATATCTTCTTCTATATTCGTAATTTTTCCAGTAATAATGATGGGTATATCCCCGCCGAAATAAACATTTACCCACGTATCTGGAATGAGTCCATTTTGTCTAGCATAACCTAATTTATCATTTCGGTATAAAAGAGCGATGGATTCTATAGAACCATCTCCTAATGTTCCATCCTCGTTGATTTTTAATTTCATTTTATTGAGTTCTTCTACGTTGATTAACATGATTTTTGTGGAATCAATATAATCAATGATGAATGTTTTATTATTATAATTAATGTTGGATGACGCTTTTATTTGAATAACATCCCCTAATTGCAATGAAACTATTTGCCCCTTTTCTTCTTTCTCCTCTTCTAATTCTTCATCTAAGCCATCTTTCTCCATTTTTTCTTCCTCTTCTTCTTCTTTTGATTCTTTTAATTCTTTTTCTTCATCTATTTCCTTATCTATATTTTCTTCTAATATAGATTGTTCTTGTGGATTTTTCAATGATTCAAGTGATGACATTATCCTATATTTATAGTAGAATTTTTTTTGAATTACAAAACATGAAAGACGAAACAAACTAAAATAAAGTTTAAAGACTTTCTATTATTACAAATAACAATAGAAATGACACCTGTAATAACACCACCATACGTATTAACTGATATTCCAGGGTTTGTAGAATTAGTAAATAGCGACCCATTAAGTGGTGAAGAATCCCCAAATACACTAAAACTAAGTAAGGTAAATTATACTACTAAAAACAATCAAAATTATAAAATAATTAGATATGATAAGAATTATTTATCGACCGATTTAATAGCAATGTTGGGTCCCCTTAGGTCAGTAATCCTTAATAGTGTAAATAAAGTGGTAAGTTTTGCACCACCTAAATCAATTTCATCATATTTATTTATTGCACAATATCCTGAAAAAACGGAATATATAGTTGCAGAAGAATTTGTAGAAGGCACAATGATCAATGTATTCTGGGACGAATCTATAAATTTAGCAGGTGCATGGGAAATTGCCACACGTAATACTATTGGAGGCGCCACTTCATTTTATAATGCATATGCAAACAATCAATCAAAAACATTTAGAATCATGTTTATAGAGGCAGCATATGCAAATAATATGGATTTAAATGAACTAAATAAAAATATTTGTTATAGTTTCGTATTACAGCATCCAGATAATAGAATAGTGAAATCATTTAATAAACCATCACTATATTTGGTAGAAGCATACGAAATATGTAATACTGAAAACGGAATAGTAAATGTATCAGTGATTGATTTATCGATAATCAAAACTGCATTATATTTGAAACATACAACTATTCAATATCCTGAAATATACACAGATTGGTCAAATTATATAGATCTTAAATATAACTACGCTAGTATGAATACACCTTACGATATCCAAGGAGTTGTTTTTCGAAACAAATTGACGAAGGAACGTAGTAAAATGCGGAATCCAGTATTCGAATATGTTAGAAGTTTACGAGGAAATCAACCCAAACTGCAGTATCAATATTTATGTTTACGTCAACAAGGAAGTGTGAGTAACTACTTAACGTTTTTTCCTGAAAATAAAAAGGATTTCGCCTTTTTTAGAGATAGTTTGCATGCATTTACTATGGCATTATTTCAAAATTATTTAGCATGTTACATTTATAAAGATATGTCACTCACAGATTTTCCAGATCAATACAGGAGTCACATGTATAATCTTCATCAACATTATATGAATAAATTAAGATTGGAGAAGCAGTGGGTATCAAAAAATGTGGTGATTGATTATGTTAATAAAATACATCCTTCGATGCAAATGTATTGTTTAAATTCTTCTATGAGAAAGAGACGCATTGATATCATCAAAGCTGACTATATAGAGCCGCTACAAAACTATGAGTAGGGAGATTTCGTATTCCTTCGACAACTACTTTTTCCTCCATAAATAATATTTTCCAAATAAAAAATATTATTTATCTAAGCCTACTTACCTACCGCTACGATATTCCTTCTAAAATTTCCCAGAAATAGTATTATATATTGCTAGAGCATCTGTAATGCACGCCAACAGGTTTTGCTTGACGATAGCCTTATCAGATGGGTCTTTATATGCCAACCGAATAATGCTATCCGAATCATGGGGATGCGCCTTTTTAAATCCACAATAAGAAAGAGTTGCTAGATTTTCAAAGAATTTAGTATATAAAATATACTCCAACATTTTTCCAATAGTATAATCTTCATTTTCTAATAGGATATCATATGAATTCTTCAATGTATTATCAGATGGTGTAATTTTCAATTCATCCGTTTCAATAATAGTGATCATTTTTTCCAATTTTTGAATCAATATAGCACACGCTTTTTTAACTATTTCGTGGTTGGTGAAAATTCCAATCGTCTCGATAACAAAGTCAAAACTATCCTTTTTAACTACTCGTAGACCATCCAATAGTCGCCAATTTTTACTTTCAAATTCAATTTCACTCTTGCTCATACCTTTGTCCTTCCAAAACTGCTGTTTTTTTCCTAATTCCACCTCCATATTTTCTTTATCTGGAGTATAGCCATATGCGCTGCTACTAACAATATTAAACATACTATCTTCCTTAGCATTTCCGATCGAAAACTCGCATGTTAGATGTAGTTTTTCGCCAGGGATTTCATCAGAAATCTTGGGTCTAAGGCGCGCAAAATCAATAAAATATCCAGTTAAATCGTTCGGAGGAAATATAGCACGGGTATCTTTCTCGGACAAGTATTCATTCGTAGTTACATTTTTAATTTTGAAATCTTCAGTAGTAACAAACATAATAGTATCTGTCATATTTTCAACATTCACTTCCATTATATAATTATGTAGGGGCATTTCAAGGTCGGTTATATGAATAGGAATACAACTGAGACGTTGTTTTAAAATTTCATTATTTAATCGTGTGGTATTTGCCATAATATTTGCCTTATTTGCTTCATAAGGAGTAGTCCTAAATACAACTAAATTAATATCCGACAAAATAGTTCTACGAATAGCATTAGCTAAACTTACATTTACACCACTTAAGGTAAAAGTGAGTGTGTCATTATCTTCAGAAACGTTTTCAATACGGGGATTCATGTTATTATATAATACGTCCTATTTAATATATTTTACAATCAATTTTTTTGTAAAACAATCAATCAACCAACCAACCAATCAATCAACCAAACAAACAAATAATTAAATCGATGAAAATGAGTTAAAAAAATGATACGAAAACATTATTATATAGTAAAACTAATGAGTTCTATTCTTTATTATAGTAATTTTTGTGAACATTCTAAAAAATTATTACAAACATTGTCAAAAACACAAGTAAGTAAGGATATTCATTTTATTTGTATTGATAAAAGAATAAAAGATGAAAAGGGGAAGGTTCACATAGTTTTAGAAAATGGACAGAAAATTATCATGCCTGAAAATGTGAGTAAGGTTCCAGCACTTCTATTATTAAATGCTAATTATAATGTTCTTTATGGTGATAATATATACAACCACCTTAAACCAAAACAAGAGGTAGTTACAAAACAAGCCACACAAAATAATATGGAACCAATGGCTTTTAGTTTAGGAGGAGGTGGCGGATTTGGGATAGCCTCGGATCAATATAGCTTTTTAGATATGGATGCAGAAGCGATGAATACAAAGGGAGATGGCGGAATGAGACAAATGCATAGCTACGTTCCTTTAAATTATGCGGACACTATTAGTACGCCTACGGATGAGAGTGATAAGCAACAAGGTCGTTCTACAGGAGGAATGACTCTAGAACAATATCAACAACAGAGAGATCAAGATATGTCTTCATTACAATCAACGCAAAAGAGAGTATAAATATATAATTATAAACACAATATAAATATAATGCGCTTATAATTATATACAGATTTATGTCAACTCCTGATAAAAAAAAAGAGATTCATCCATTACTAGACGAATTTCATAATCTAGATGCAGCTAAAAAAAATAAGGTTACTGCTAAAGCTTTTGCTGCTAATGCAAAAGCTGATGTAGCTAGTGCAAAAGCTGATGTAGCTAGTGCAAAAGCTGATGTGGCTAAAGCTAAAGCTGATGTGGCTAAATCTAAAGCTAAATTGGCTCTAGCTAAATCACAATCTACTTCTGCTAACAACAAAGTTAAAATTGCTTGTATGAATGTTGTAATTGCTATTAAAATGAAAGAAAGATTTAGTAATAAAGATTATCCATGCGACGATGATGATTTTCTATATAGTCCCGATAATGATGACGATGGCCCTAAATCAATAGAGAACATTTCAAATGAGAGCGAGAGCGAGAGTGAGAGTGATAGTGATAGTGATAGTGATAGCGATAGTGAAAGTGAGAGCGAAAGTGAGAGCGAAAGTGACAGCGAGAGCGATAAGAAGCATAAAAAAAAAAAAAAAAAGAAAGAAAAAAAAAAAAAAAAAA